TTCTAATTTCTCAAGCGTATCCTTCAGTATCACATTCCAAGCCCACTTGTCCTTGTCAGCGTTCCAAAGTTTCTCGTACATTTCAAGTAGTATCTCTCTATTTGTCATCTTGATTATTTTTATTGTCAGGCTTTACCCTTACTTTGTGTACTATATCGTCAGGTTTTACCCTTATTTTACTACATTTTATAAAAAATCTTTGTCCCAATTACTTGGTTGTTCATCTTTTACTTCTTCCTTGTCATGCATGTAGTGTAGGAAGCTTATCATCCCAAAGGTTGACAAGCCTCCTGCTACTGCAATCATTAACAATAATATCCAATCCATCATTTAAATCTTAAACTTCCTTCTACTAATACAAAGTCTTGTGCACATCTATCACATGAATAGTTATGCTTTGACATTTGAATAAGTGTTGACTCTGTGCAATTAGGGCACAGTTCATTTGTTTTGTATACAGGATATACATCATACATATTCTGTAGATCCATACTTTCTTTTTGTTGCTCTTCTATAAAGAGCTCTTTCATTCTTCCCATCATTACTCTAAAGGGTTATAATATTTAATCTTACTCTGATCAAATCCCTTTAGAGCCTTTTGCACCCAATACTCATCTTGTGTACCTTTATAACATAGTACATGACAAGTAGCTGTCTCTGTTGGATTTAATCTTAACAAACGGCCAATACGTTGTGCCGTCTTTCTCTCATTACCATACGCATGCATGATAATTCCCTGCTTTAGATTAGGTATAGTAACACCTTCACTAAGCTGCAATACACAAGACATCTGATCTATACGTCCATCACTGAATAACTGAAAGTTTTCTTCAGACTGAGGATTGTTAGAATGATAGGAATGTCTGCAGATTCTATCTGCTTGGTCCTGGGTGTTTGCAAATACAATACATTTAGAACTAATGTTGGATAGAATAGATTTGACATACGCCTCTTTGCTTGTATAGTCCATAAGAGCTCTCATCCGCATAATAGAAGCAAATTGTCTCTGCTTTGCTGTATTAGCTTCTTTAACTCTGTTATCCACATAAAGATAGTCTTTGTATTCTGATGTAAACCAATGACCGCCTTTTTTATTCTTCTTCTTATAAGTCATTCTCTTATCTAGAAGAAGGTAGTGAACTATAATTTTATAATCATTTAAAATATTGTTATCAGTAGCATCATCTACAGAGAACTCATATTTAATAGGACAGTATTTTTCTACCATCCTATACTTTTCTGTACCCTTACGTACTGGTGGTGTACCAGTGAGACCAAGTATCTTACCTGAATATGCAGATAAGAAAGCTTCATGGTTCTCTAGTAAACTGTGACACTCATCTAAATAAACAAGCTGATACTCCATAGGATTTTGCTTGTTGATAGATAAATAAGTTGTAAAGGTAAAGTGTGGTTGTAAATGTTCAAGACCCATCTTTTCAAGTTCTGTAAGCCAGGCTTCTTTAACAGATAGTTTTGGTATTACAACCAGAGCTTTTATAAATGGATCATAATTCTTTTGAAAATGTTGGATTGCAATTCTTGTCTTACCAACACCCATAGAGATACCTAATCCACAACGGTTATGCTTTTCTGTAACTTCTAATGCTTTAGACTGTACAATCTCTCTTCTTGTCATACTAGAAACTTAACCATCTTCTTCTACGTTCATACTTACGGATAAGATTACCATTATTCATTAAATGTTCTGTAGTCTTATCTGTCCATTCTGTACTGCTAGCAGCTATAACTGTGTTTATTGTATCCCAGTGTAAATCACTTAGATATCTTTTAATAAATCTCAAATGTCTTTTTTTTCTTAAATAATCTTTCATAAATCTTTGATTTAATAGGTGCTCCCTACAGGGCTTGAACCTGTGACCTACTGATTATGAGTCAGTTGCTCTGACCAACTGAGCTAAGAGAGCTAAGTAGCCGGAGTGGGACTTGAACCCACACGGGTATTACTACCCAACAGATTTTAAGTCTGTCATGTCTACCACTTCCATCATCCGGCCATCTAGTGACCCCACAAGGACTCGAACCTTGAACCTACAGCTTAGAAGGCTGTTGCTCTATCCAATTGAGCTATGAGGCCATGAATAATGGTCTGAATTAAGTTCTCTTTTCTGAGAATCCTAATTCTATAGCTTCAGCTGGATGTTCTTCTATATAGGTGTGACAGTGTCTACATACGGATAACCAAGTGCTAACCATAAGATGATACTGACCCCTACCTTTTTTATGATGAACATCTGTTGATTGTCCTGTACATCCAGGTAATGCAGCTTCACACATTGGTTTCTCCTCCATAAACTTTTTTCTAAGTTTAGTGTAGGCTAAATCAATGATCTGCATTGTCTTAGACTTCTTGTTGATTGGTTTTCTTTTAAGTGGTTTATTATCTTGCTTATACTTATACCAGCAACTCTTGCAATACCGACTTCCTTTATCATTTTTCCAGATAAATTGTTCAGTATTGCAATTGTTGCACAGTTTCTTTTTCTTCTCAATCATTTGATAGTCAAAAAGTTTTTAGGCAATAAGCCTTTCTTCATGTAAAAAAGAATTAAATCTTCATAAGTAATACCTAGTTCTTTGAATGTCAGCTTGTTGATGTAAGTTGGATCTATATCATCAACAGGTAAAGCATTTATTTCATCCGCTAACCTGGTGCCTTTAAAGATACTAAAAATTTGCATAGCTTTTTTATTAGTAATCACTTGTTTCCAAGCATTTACTTCTCTTTGACCACGCTGCCATACTTTTTTGATTCTTCTTTTCTTATCCCAGTGAAGTTTACTCCGTTGTTCTGGAGTATAAACATTTAGACCATGTAACACTCTCTTAAATAAAAAGTGTTGTGTTGGATTGAGTTTAGTGTAGTCCAAACGCTGAGAGATAACCTCTGGTTGCGTCTGATACTCACTTAGAATACCTAAGTATTCATAACGTTGTTTACGTGCTTGTAATTCAGCTATTTGCTTCTCAAGCTTAAGTATTTGTTTTTGTTCATTAGAAAGCATGTTTAAGTATATTATTAGGTGAAAAAAAAGAGGGCCAGTATTTCTACTAGCCCTCATAAAATGTTTGTTCTAAGCGCGCTGTTCCCTGTTATTTAAACAGTTGGTGGGAAGCGGAACAAACTCTTACAGTTCAAAGGTAGAGTCTTCTACTTCTTCTAACTCTTCTTCAATTGCTTCAGCTTGTACTTCAGCAATAGAATCTTCTAAGTCTACTTGATTATCTTCTGTTTCAAAAGCTTCTGCTGCTGTAGCAGTAGTTGCTGTAGAAGATTCATTTTGATTTGCCTCACGGATTGCATCACCATTAGTGTGAGCTACCAGTACATCTTCTGCTGTAAGATCAGCAGAGAATACTGTTTTCCTATAAATAGGTTGTCCGTCTTGGCAACAAATGATACCAGTACTACCGGCAATTTTAAGATCACGATCTGGATCATTACTATTGAATGGTTCCAATGATTCACGAACTACAATCTTACCAGTTAGTTCTTTCATGTTATGGATACCCATATCACGTAGGTCTTGTACTTTACCATGTAGTAGTGTACTTACCATCTTACGGTTAACCCAGCCAGTATTGCCAAAGGTTACACGTTCTTGTTCTAGTCTTACGTGGCCATATTCATCGTTGTTTTGAGACACACGGATTACGTTCCCTAACTCATCAGGGACAATTTGAACTTTGTTTTGCATTTTTTTTAAATTATAAAAGGTTAAACTTAGATGTCATCTGGGTGAAAGTAATCATCTTCTAACTTTTCTTCAGGATCTAGGTTAATCATATCAAATAGATCTGGTTCAAACTCATCATCATGTAGGAGTTCTTCTACTATTTTCTTATCATAACTTGATCCGGTTGAATATAAATTATAAAAGGGATTGCTACACTCAAGACTATATGCTGAACTTAAACCATTAAGCTCTCTAACCTCTATATCATCCAGTTCTAGGAACTGCTCTACAGAAAGTTCAATTATACGTCCATTTGGTAACTGATATATCATTTTTAATACAACGCTAGTTGTAAATTTAATTATATAAACAGTATTATAGAAGTATAATTAAGAGTTAAAGGTGTAAGATCAACAAATAATTAGCAGTATATAGCTAACTATTTATCTTAAAATTATTTTTCTGCCACTTCTTCTTAAATATTTCTTTTCTTTTAGTTCTTTTATCAGTTTATCTATTGTTCTTGTTGACATGTTGCAGTGATCTGCTAGTGTATTTATTGAAGGAAAACACTCTCTATTTTTATCAGCATAAGTACATATTAAACTGTAAAGACCTTTAGCTTGAATACTTAATTCAGGGTCTTGTAAAACATCTTGACCTACAATGCCAAACTTTTTATTGTACGACATGTTTATCAAGAAGTATTCTGATGGCTGTTACATTATTGAAAGCCTCAGCCAACTCAGTATCTCTCATGTGATACCGCTTGTTCATATAACTGCCAAAGTTATGAACTTGTCTGTGAAACATTCTCTTCAATGTCCCCCAGTTTTTTATCTCTGTCCTTAATAAGTCTTTGGATATTCTTGCCATGGTTTAAATTTTTAAAATATGGTATATCAAGTTTATCTATTTTAGTTACACTTACTGTGTTTACAAGATGTTCATGGTATTTTAGTTTACCTTCATCATCATGATATAGATATTCAACCTTCATTGTACCATAATAAGGATTAAAACCAGAACTCCAAGAGCCATCACTAAGAATTTTAGCATAGACCATATCTGTTTTAGGACATACTAAACCCATTTCTTTTAGTGTATCATAGTTGAAATAAGTCTTAGCATGATAACTATCCATCTCAACCATAACATAATCACCTGCTTGTAATGGCTCATATAAAGACTCAGAACTTAACACATCTAACAACAGCTCTAATGCTTCTGTAGTTAGATTGGCTTTGATCAAACGTAGTGCATGACCATAGTTCTGATTAGTCTTATCATCCATAGCATTCTTAAGGATGTAATAAAATGTTTTATCTGTTACCCTATTAGACATATGCATTAATTTAAAAAGAAGAAGAGCTTACCTGCAAGAAACAGTTTTCATCCTTTACGTTAACACCCTTAACCAAACCAAAAAACCGGGTAAGGAGCAAACTCTTCTTCATCACCTAAACATACTAAAAAACGAACTATAGTGCGTTATAACATAGTATATATAATAATAATATACTGGTACTGTTAGTACGAACTATAGTGCGGATTTAATTAAGAAAACAATGATTGTGCTAGATAAATCTTATCTCCGTCTTTCATTGTAACATTATTACAGAACTCATCACTCTTACCATGTTCACGGATAAGAGATTTAAACATTTTAATTCTGTTTCTGGCTTCTTTTGCCAGTTGTATGTTCTCAAAGTGACCAAATGTTTTGAAACCATCATAGAATACACTGTACTCTATGTCTATTGTTGTATCTAGAAAGATATCAATGTGATTCTCATAGATAGATTTAGGATTTGGCGTACATATAGTATACTTACCATTCTCAGATATCTTGTCAAAGAATGCTTGCATATACTTTGGCGCCTCTGCTATAATGCGTACGTTCATACTACTCTTATCAGTATCAAAGTTGTAGTTGTAATACACATGTGTGTCATGATACTGGTTGAAAATTCTAATATAAGAAGTCTTATCTTCATACATACCATAGACAATACTACCTGAATGACCTTTAAACAGCTGGTTCTTATTAAACTTGCATATGGTTTTCTGCATTGGAAAAGTATGAGGTAGTCTTTTTTCCTCATCACCAGGTAAAATCTCCTGGAATAACTGGTTAATTAGCTTTTCCATGAGATCTCAAGCATAACAAAAGGTATACATATGGCACAACGATTCCGTTGCCATGCTACACCAGCACCTATAAAGGATGCCCATGTAAGTTCAAAATTTAGATTTCTCATAGTAATTCATTTACGAGGTTATAAAAAGTAAGGATTAAAGCGGATAGTGCTAAAACAAAAAGAGCAGCTACTGGAGCTACTCTTAAAAGGTTGATTACAAATTCTTTCATTTCAATTCTATTTCTCTGGATTCACCATCTTGACATTTAATGATGAGTTTTTTCTCATCTGTTCTTTCAATTGCATGATCTAAGGATGGTGTGATGAATTGTGAACCATCTCTGTAGTACAAGTAAACGCATTCCTTATCTTCCATAATTAAAATGTTTTTGATAAAGATAAGTAACAGGTAGAATTATTACAACTCTACCTGTCAAATATTATCTCCACAAAAGAGTATAGTTTAAATAAGACACATCATCTTGATGGTAGTCTCCTACTTCAATCAAGTTATCTTCAAAGGCTACTTCACGCAATGAACTATTGCTAAGTAATTCCCCTATGATTTCTGCTTCTGTTAGCTCAAAGCTAAGTGAATCAGTTTTGATACGCTTATAATCTCCATTTTGATTACGAATCACACTATAATCACCAAAGTGACCAGGTGAATTAGGAACTAATGTAACGATCTGATGTAGATGCTTAGCAAATAGATCAGGATGTGATAAAAATACACGCATGATATAGCAGTTTTAGGATTAATAACAGAGCAGATAACTTAATAATACGAATAATGTATCTATCCCACTTGGTTGTTGGTATAAGACTACTCATAAAGCTCATTATAATCATTCACAACTACAGCTGCTGGTAACCAGCCAACCACTGTCATTATAATAAGAACTATAGGATTTGTTGCAATGTATCTAAAAGTAACAAATTCTGCACATAACCATATCAAGGTTGATAATGCTAACCATGTAGCAATAAAGGTTGCAATCCCTATAAGCATGAGTTTAGTTGTCTTCATGTTTTCTAAGTATTAAAGGAATGTATGTAGTAAAGTAGGCAAGTATTACGAATAGAACAGCCACTTGCCAATCATCATTGTTTAACGCATGATGAGCTGCTCTTAATATGTTTACGGATACGAATATTGTAAGCACCCATATAAGTATTCTATTAATCATTTGTTATAAGTTTAGGTGAATAAAAAAGAGCAGTTTGAATACATGCTCAGGTATATTTTAATGTTGGATAGTTATTTAACGTGTTCTCTATCCCAGCCACATGGTCTGTATTTTTTGTTATGGAAGTGTTTGACTTCTTTCACTCCACATATTATTAATTGCCTTACACAGTAGGTACCTACCTTGTGCCCTGGATTAAGGCTCACATCATAATAACAGTGTTTGATTCCAGGAAACGGGTTAATAAATAAATACTCCCACAAGGTTGTAACCCTTGAACTTATTAGCAATTCCTGAAACACACTACTAAGAATACACTATATGTATCTTGTTCCACTCAGAATTAACTCATTGCTTAGGAAGCAGTCACCTTCCATTCCTACAATTGGATGAGAGCATTATGATAAAGCAGTTTAGACACATGCTTAGGTGCATAATAATATATCTTCACCACGCCCGTCTACTATCCTTATTGCAAATTAGGAGTTCACTGGTACAACGACTGGTATACTTTCGTATTTCCGCATCAGATATACTATTACAACTTCTCTTTATCCGGGTTATTATATACTACCTGCTTAAAGGAATTAATATATAATAACAAAGACTGATTACCACCACATGCTCTATGTAGGTTATGAGCATAAGGAGATAGATTCTTATATAACTCATGTATAGAGTTAACATAATCAGTGAGTTCATCTATAGGTGTGTAAACCTTAGGGCTATTATTATTCATAGCTATATTTATATATTTAGGTGAGTAGAAAGTATCTGAGTGTTACAAAGTGGGTATATGTGGTGATTTAGACCACTCACACACAATGCAACACACAAATAAATAAAAAATTACAATCAATTAGGAATCAGTAACAAGTTTGAATCCTTGTAGTGGACGTAACAATGCTCATCCACTAATTGGGTGAGAACTGCACTATTGTGCAGCCTCAACCCAGTACAGATTGCGCAGTGGCTCGCCTGTTTCCAGGTCACGCACTGGTGCATCTGTGTTGATTGTAAAGCCTTTAAGCTCTGTGCCCGGCTTGAGGGTCTTGAGCTTCTTTACAATTGCATGGTCACTCTTCATACTGGTCCCAGTTGAAGGGTCTACCATGTTGAGTTGGCCAGATACAATAGTATCTTGGACACGAACTTGCACTTTCATACCCATGAAGTCTACTTCTTGCGTTGAAAGTGGTTTGCTTGTCACATAGAGAGTCACATTCTTTGTGTTCTCATTGATAAGCAGCTTGCGGAAAAAAACTGAATTTTCAGTCATGACAAATTAATTTAAGTTATACATATGGGGGGTGCCCCCCTGTCAAATTTTAGGAGGGGAGCCGTACATTATGGGGTACTGCCAATGCCAAACACAGAATTTTTGCAGGTCCGGGGACAGAACAAATAATATCTCTTGGTATAGAAACAGAGTACATGGGTTTTCTAGGGGTAAAAAAATTTGTATCTTATATATGTAGGATCTTTAAATGGTATATTATGGATTTCAATGATGATGAGTTTGACGATATGGAAGGATCCCTTTTTGATGGGCTTTCTGAGTTAGAACAGATGGAGAAAGAAGATGAGTTGTTTGATCAAGCCTTTAATAACTCTTATAGTATTATTACTAGGGAGATCACCTTTGATGAGTTGCTTATTCGTAATAATGGTAGTATTGATGGCGTTACAACCGTGGCGCATGACGTTGAAGACGGTCCTAGCAAGGAAGATCTCGAAAATATAATTTTATACTTTCAGGAAAAAGAGGAATATGAGAAATGTGCTGTGCTGCACAAGATGCTTTATCCTTGATGTTTTTATATACCAGACTATATAAATTAGTGGTCATATTGCTTATTGCGATATGCAATATTACCTATGCTCAAGAGTGCAATCCTTACCAAACACCCAAGAACTGGCAACTAGATAAGAATAAATCTGCAGCTGTAGGTTATGTAGCATGCTTTCACGCAAGAGGTGTTGTAGCAGAAGTGGGATATGATAGAATGTTTGTGGGTATACTAGCTATGGGTGAGGGACACCACGGTGCGTCATACTCTTTTTTGCAGTATGAGTTCTTGATTCGCGAATTGAGAATTTATGGTGGGCCTATATATAGATTAAATCATGATCCTAGATTATTAATAGGTAGAATAGGCGCAGATTATAGGTTGTATAAGAATCTGTATAGTACGTTTAGTGTATTGCAAGTAAATCGTAATCTAAATTATATCCATGTCGGGGTAAAAGCCGTACTATAAAAATAATCCTTTAAACTTTTTGTATTTAAACTTGATTTGTTATATTTGTTGGAGAACATATAAAATCAACAATTATGTCAGAACAAGAAACACCTCAAGAACTCTCTAAAGAAGAGTTGAAGAAACGCAGAGAAGAGATCACTGCTTTCTACAAGGAAAACATCAAACATCTCAAAGTTCAGAAAGAGTATGAAGAACTTTTAAGAGATATTGAGAAGGCACGTGCTGAACGTGTACAATCTCAAATGTTCTTGGCACAAGCTTATGGGGCTGGTCAAGAAGAGGAAATGTCAGAAGGCATGGACGAAGCTCGTGAAGATTTTGAAGCAGCTATGGCTGGTGAAGAAGAACCTCGTAGAACTCTAAAACGTAGCTAATGGAAATGTTAAAAGAAGGCTCAAGGGGTCAAGCTGTACGCGATCTACAAAAAGCTTTAAAGATTCAAGCAGACGGTATCTTTGGTCCCGGCACTAAAAAAGCTGTGATTAGATTTCAATTAGGTGCTGGATTAGCAGCAGATGGTATTGTTGGAAATGACACATGGACTCTACTACTTACCAGAGGACCAGAGACTGAAGCTATTGATGAAGATACGGATATAATGGCTCAATACTTTGTCACTCCTTACAATCAAACTATTCACAGACACTTCTTACCAAAGGGTGAGTACATTGAAGGACCAATCAAGAATGATTATGTCTTTTTACATCATACAGCAGGATGGCACAATCCATATAAAACAATTGATCACTGGGGTAGAGATAGCAGAGGGCGTGTAGCCACTGAATTTGTATTAGGGGGTCAAAAAATTACAGATGGTAATGCAGACTATGATGGTGTTATGGTACAAGCATTTCCTGAAGGAGGTTATGGATGGCACCTTGGTAAGACAGGAAGCGGTTTTATGAACCGTCATTCTTTAGGTATTGAGATTAATAACTTTGGCTATTTAACTAAAGATTTAAAAACATATGCTGGTCAAACAGCACATGAATCTCAAGTATGTACATTAAAAGAACCATTTAAGGGTTATGTTCATTGGCATAACTATTCAGAAAAACAAATCCAAGAACTGGAGAAGTGGTTGAAGTTTATTGCTGAACGTGATAACATTGATATCCGAATTGGTTTAGTACAATGGATTAAAAAATATGGACCAACAAAAGCATTTGAATTCCAAGAGGATGCTTACTATGGTAAGGTCAAAGGTCTTTTAACACACACTAATGTTAGAAGAGATAAGTTTGATTGTTATCCGCATCCTGACTTGATAGATATGCTGTTAAGTTTATAATATGGCAATAGTAAATAAAGTAGATCAAAAAGCAAAAGTAGATCTGGATACAACAATCCAGTATCAAATTGTTACATACTGCTTCTTCAATAATTTGCAGATAAGCAATTCAGATTTAAAATGTTTAGCTGAGCTTGCAAAGATAGGAGAGGTTGAACTTACTTTTTTCTGCCTTCACGTGACTGATCTGGGGATTTTTAAAAGTCCTCAGTCAGCACGTAATGCAATTACAAAGGCAAGTAAAAAAGATCTTGTTGTTAAAGATGGCAAGAATAGAAAGAAGATATTCTTAAACAAAGAGATGAATGTACAGACATCTGGAACTGTTCTGTTAGACTATAAAATTTTAGGCATTGAATCCGAAGAGTCATAAAGATTTTAAAGAAGGTATAGCAGAAAAGGTGGGCGTACATCCAGAATTAGTGGATGAGTTTATAACCTTTTATTATTCTAAGCTTAGAAAGAATTTATCTAATTTAACTTATCCAAGTATAAATGTAACTGGTTTAGGTACTTTTCATATTAGAAAAGGTGTATTAAATAAAAGCATTAAGAAGAATAAAAGCATTTTAGGTAATCTTTTGAAAAACACATACGATGGATATGAAAAACATGTAGGTGTTAGTGAAAAATTAGAAAGGTTAGAGAAGGCCAAGGAAATGGTAGAAGAGATTGAAAGAGAGAAAAAGGAATTCAAAAGCAAAAAGAAATGAATTTTAAGCAACTAATAGAAGCATTTAAAAATATAGATAAGATAGGAGAGGGTGTCTATAGATCTATTTTTACTAAAAAAGAAGTGGAAATAGTTGCACAAGAAAGAATGAAAATTTGCAATGATTGCCAACTACTTGATACTCAAGGAGATAAATGTTTTGCTCCTGGTACTCAACCATGTTGTGGTGATTGTGGTTGCAGTTTACATTTTAAAACACGCTCATTATCATCAGAATGTCCACAAGGTAAGTGGGGCGCACTAATGACAGAAGAGCAAGAAGAACAATTAAATTTATAATTATGACTGTTAAAGAAATAGTTAAAGATCTTTTGAAATACAAAATGATCACAGAAGAAGCAGCTGTAGTTTTACTAAGAGCTGAAGCTGATGCAATTGCATACAGGATGAATAGTACTAACTCAACATATACTCAAGATGATTTAGGTATGTGGGTTACGAATACTACAGCAGATATTAAACTAAGATAATATGGCAATTATTTTTAAAGAAGATGGGCATGTTTATGAAAGTGTAGACCAGGATAAAATAAACTGGACTAGTGTAACTTCCTTCATTGGAATGTTTAAACCTAAGTTTGATGCTAAAGCACAAGCAAAGAAATCAGCTAAGAATAAACGTTCTAAGTGGTATGGTATGACCCAAAAAGAAATACTTGCTGCTTGGGATGCGGAAACAGAAAGAGCAATTGGATTAGGTAATTGGTATCATAACCAAAGAGAAGCAGATATGCTTGACTTTAAGACCATTGAAAGACATGGTGTAGAGCTACCTATTGTAAAACCACTTGTAAATGAAAACGGTGTCAAGATTGCTTCCAACCAAAAACTAAAAGATGGTGTATATCCAGAACATTTAGTTTACTTAAAGTCTGTTGGACTATGTGGTCAAGCTGATTTGGTTGAGGTTGTAAATGGATACATTAACATTACAGATTATAAAACCAATAAAGAAATTAAAGAGAAAGGATTTACTAATTGGGAAGGGATAACATCTAAAATGTACAACCCAGTTAGTCATTTAGATGACTGTAATTTGAATCATTATAACCTACAACTCAGTATTTATGCGTATATTATTAAAAAGCACAACCCTAAACTGAAGATAGGTGATTTAACTATTCAACATGTTAAATTCAAGCAGATCGGCACAGATAAGAATGGTTATCCAATTAATGAACACATCAATGGAGAACCAGTGATAGAAGAGGTTAAGATGTATAATTTACCGTATTTGAAGGATGAAGTTAATAGTCTAATAATGTGGTTTAAAGACAATAAGAAATGATAGTTAGATTATTTGACGTGCAAAATGGTAAGGTGATTCCAACTGAACACTGCTACACTTTAGAATTTTTAAAAGACTTGATGGAAGAATATCCTGACACATATATGAGTGTGTATCAATATTTATTTTACATGTCTTGTCCTAACCCTGATCTAAATCCATTTTTTAATTTACCAGAACATGAAAAAGAAGATATTATAGTAGAACAGGTTGGACTAGAAGAATCAACAGAGGATTCTAAAATAAGATACTCTTTGGATATGTGTAGAAAGCTTTATGAGACACCAACTTATAGAGCATACGTAGGTATTAAATCAATGCTTGATAGATTAGCTAGGTACATGGAGACTACTCAAATTGAGCATGGACGTGATGGTAATATTAACTCTCTTGTAAATGCTGCAGCCAAGTTTGAGCAAATTAGAAATTCTTACAAAGGAGCCTTTAGTGATATGAAGGAAGAACAAGAAAGTCAAGTGCGAGGTGGTGCAGGTTTAGCTTATGATCAAATGTAATGACAAACAAAAAAGAAAACTGGGTCTTCTGTTACTGGGATGAACCCTTAAATTTAAAACCAAATAAAAAAGAGAATGAAAACAAAAATAATTCCCGTAGGAAAAAAGGTTCTAATAAAACCTAAAGAAGCACAAAGAACAATACCTGGTACAAATATCATTATTCCAGATACAGCGTTGGAAAAGATCTATCAAGGATTTGTTGTTGCAGTTGGCGCTGAAGTAGAAGAAATAAATTCTGGTGATTTAATTCAATACGCTGATTACTGTGTTCCAACTGAAATGAAACATGAAGGTGAGACACATTTGCTAATTAATGCTGGAGATGTTTTTGCTGTAATTCAGACAATTGAATAGTGTTTATATCCGTACCTACATATCAGAATGGCCTATGGTCCAAGACAGAGTTTGAAACAAGAGAAGATTTTTTAGACTTTATCTTATCTGTATTTAAGGAACCCGGTTTTTATAACTTTAATGAAACATCATTTCAATTTAATGCTGAGGCTAGAAAGTTTAATAAAGACGGTTTTTATTGTGCTGCTCCCTTTAGATCTAGAGATTTTATAAATTACTGGAATGATCAAAAAGATAAATGTCGCGTAGGTGCTATATACAAAGACCGTGATAATACATGGTATCTTACCAGAGATTATTACATGTGGTTAAACTTCTTACCTATCTATGATAAAGAAGAAAAGAAGTATGGCTTTGCTAAAGTTAGAGATGCTCAGTATCATATGGCTCTTTATGAACTATTAGCAGAACTAAATTACAAGCATTCTGCCATTCTAAAAAAACGTCAGATTGCATCTTCTTACTTTCACATGGGTAAGATTATCAATACTTATTGGTTTGAAGAAGGTAGCACATGTAAGATTGGTGCGTCACTAAAAGACTACATTAATGATAAAGGTTCATGGAAGTTTTTAGATGAGTACAAAACATTCCTTAATGAACATACCGCTTGGTACAGACCCAGCAATCCAGAGAAGGTATTGCTATGGCAACAGCAGATTGAAGTTAAGGTTGGTAATAGGAAAACATCTAGAGGTCTTAAATCTAAAATACAAGGTGCCTCTTTTGAGAAAAATGCTACAACGGGTGTAGGGGGTCCAACAACTTATTTCTTCCATGAGGAGGCAGGTATTGCACCTAAGATGATGCAAACATATGAGTACTTGCGTCCTGCAATGTCTTCTGGTATGGTTACTACGGGTATGTTCATAGCAGCAGGTTCTGTGGGTGATTTGGATCAGTGTGAACCATTGAAAGAAATGATCCTAAATCCTACATCAAATGATATATATGCTGTAGAAACCAATCTAATGGACAAGGATGGTACAATAGGCTTAGCTGGGTTATTTATACCTGAGCAATGGTCTATGCCACCCCATATTGATGAATATGGTAATTCACTTATAGAAGAAGCTTTAGAAGCTATTAGATTAGAAAGAGAAAAATGGAAAGCAGATCTTAATCCAGAGCAATATCAATTACGTATTTCTCAAAAACCAACAAATATTGCAGAAGCATTTGCATATAGAAAAGAATCTGTATTCCCTCAAGGTATTCTATCTAAGCAAATGAAGAAGATAGAAGAAAAAGAATATGCATATGAACATATAGAACTTGAAAGAGTTCAAGATGGAATTATGGCTAAAAGATCTAATAAGCTACCTATTTCAGAATTTCCTGTAAACAAAAAGGCTCAAGATAAGACCGGTTGTTTGGTTGTTTGGGAAAGACCTATAGCCAATCCAGAGTTTGGTGCTTATTATGCTTCTATTGACCCCGTATCAGAGGGTAAGACAACTACATCAGACTCTTTGTGTAGTATTTTTGTCTATAAAAATTCTGTAGAGATAACAAGAGAAACAGCAAATGGTCTTGAGCACTTCATAGAACCAGCTAAGATTGTAGCTGCATGGTGTGGTAGATATGATGATATCAACAAAACACATGAGCAATTAGAATTAATTATAGAATGGTATAATGCTTGGACTCTTGTTGAGAATAACATATCTCTTTTTATACAGCATATGATTGCTAAGAAGAAACAAAAATATCTTGTACCTAAACAACAAATTTTGTTCTTAAAAGATCTAGGTAGTAACAGAACTGTATATCAAGAGTATGGTTGGAAAAACACAGGTACTCTTTTCAAGAGTCATTTGATTTCTTACGCAATTGAGTTCTTAAGGGAAGAGATAGACGTAGAAACAGATCAAGATGGAAATGTATTATCAACAACACTAGGTATTGAAAGAATACCAGATCCAATGCTATTGAAAGAAATGTTAGCATACTACCCTGGTCTTAACGTGGATAGACTAGTGGCTTTCTCAGCATTAGTGGCATTTGCAAAGATCCAAGAGTCAAATAGAGGATATTTAAAAAGGAGAGAAGCAGATGCTGATGTTTCTTTGGATAATTCAAAAGATTTACGTAAATTAAAGTATAGTCCGTTTAAAAATTTAGGACGTGGTAAAACTAGCATTGGAGGTCATAAAATAAAAAGATCCCCTTTTAAAAATTATAGATAGATATGAAGGTATTTAATGCAATGCAATTAAAGAATGGTGCCAAAGCAGATAGCGGGTACCCAACCACGTCTAGTCTAACTCAACCAGTTCAGTTTCTTTCTGCTAAAAAGAAAGATGAAAACTGGGCCGCTTGGAATTTAGATTGGTTAGAATTGCAGGGTATGCAATTTCTTAGACAAAATGCCAGAAAACTTCTTAAGAATTATAAGTTAGCAAAAGGTATTATTGACAAAACTGACTATATAGTTGAAGAAGATAACGAATACAAAGATCTTGTTGATGTACTTACCAAAGAAGATGAATCAGCATTAGAACTTAAATTCTATCCTATTATTCCCAATGTTGTAAATGTATTATCTGGAGAATTTTCAAAAAGATTTTCAAAGGTTCAATTTAGAGCTGTAGATGATTTGTCTTACAATGAAATGCTAGAGCAAAAAAGACTAATGATTGAAGAGAATCTTTTAAGGGATGCTTCAAACAAGTTAATGCTTAAGATGATTGAAATGGGTGCTGATCCTAATGATGAGCAGTTTCAACAACAACTAGCACCAGAGAATATTAAAACCCTCCCTGAAATTCAAGACTTCTTTAGTAAAGATTATAGATCACTAGTAGAAGAATGGGCTTCTCATCAATTAAATGTTGATGAGGAACGTTTTAAAATGCAAGAGCTAGAGGAGCGTGCTTTTAGAGACATGCTTATCACAGATAGAGAGTTCTGGCATTTTAGAATGCTTGAAGATGATTATGAGCTAGAACTTTGGAATCCTGTGCTTACATTCTATCAGAAATCACCTGATGCTAGATATATATCTCAATCTAACTATGCAGGTAAGATGGATCTTATGACCGTAGCTGATGTGATTGATAAGTATGGGTATCTAATGAATCAAAAACAATTAGAGTCTTTGCAAGAGATTTATCCTGCTAAATCAGGAAGGTATCAAATATCCGGCTATCAGAATGATGGTGCATACTATGATCCTACTAAATCTCATGAGTGGAATACTAATTCACCAAGTTTAGCTTATAGACAATTTGTAAGTAATTGGAACAGTTCTCCTGAATATGGGGGTGATATCGTCAGTTCTATTCTTAATGAGGGGGATGATTTACCTAATTGGGGGGAAGGGTCCTTAATGAGAGTAACCACAGTCTATTGGAAAACTCAGCGTAAAGTTGGACACCTTACTAAGATCACAGAAGAAGGGGAGGTAATTCAGGAGATCATTGATGAAACCTTTAAGGTTACAGAAAAACCAATGTATGATACCACCATATTTAAAAATAAATCTAAAGACAATCTGGTTCAAGGAGAACATATTGATTGGATTTGGATTAATGAAGTATGGGGTGGTGTTAAGATTGGACCAAACTTACCTGCATTTTGGAAATCAGATGCAAGCAATAATATTAATCCTATTTATTTAGGTATTAATAGACAAAAACCAGGTAAAATACCATTCCAGTTTAAAGGAGATAATTCTTTATATGGATGTAAACTACCTGTAGAAGGAAGAGTATTCTCTGACCGCAACACTAGATCTACATCACTTGTTGATCTTATGAAAGCGTATCAAGTTGGATACAACATGGTAAACAATCAGATTGCAGATATTCTAGTAGATGAGCTAGGTACTGTAATTATGTTTGATCAGAATGCACTTCCTAGACATTCAATGGGAGAAGATTGGGGTAAAGGAAATTATGCCAAAGCATTTGTGGCAATGAAAGATTTCCAAATGCTACCACTTGATACTTCTATTACAAATACGGAGAATGCAACTAACTTCAATCATTATCAAACTCTAAATATGGAGCAGACTAATAGATTGATGTCGCGTATTCAATTAGCAAATTACTTTAAGCAACAAGCATTTGATGCTATTGGTGTGAATCCACAACGTTTGGGTGCACCAATGGGTAATGAGACAGCAACTGGAGTTACTCAAGCATTGAATCAATCTTATGCTCAGACTGAAATTTATTTTACGCAGCACTCAGATCATTTAATGCCTAGGGTGCATCAGATGCGTACTGATCTTGCTCAGTATTACTACAGCACTAATCCAAGCGTTAGACTATCTTATATTTCATCTGAAGCAGAAAAAGTAAACTTTGTAATAAACGGAACAGATTTATTATTGAGAGACTTTAATGTATTTGCTACAACCAAAACAAATCATAGAAATATTTTAGATCAATTAAAACAGTTAGCAATTCAGAATAATACATCTGGTGCAAGTATTTATGATCTCGGTAATATAATCAAAGCAGACTCTATTGCAGAGGTTTCTGATATCTTGAAAGATGCAGAATCTAAACAAATGCAAATGAGAGAACAAGAAATGCAGCAGCAAAGAGAAATGCAAGAACAACAACTTCAAGCTAAAGCTCAAGAGCAACAGATGAAGATGCAGTTTGAAGCAGCTGAAGCTGATAAAGAAAGACAAAAAGATGTTCAAGTTGCTGAGATTAGAGCGGCTGGTTACGGTGCTACTGTTGATATTAATGAAAATAAAATATCAGACTATCAAGATGCTATGAAAGAAATGAGAAGATCTAACGAAAGAAGAGAAGACTTCAGTTTCAAAAGAGAACAAGCATCTATAAAGAACTCTATGGAAAACTCTAAAATGCAGATTGAAAGAGAAAAATTAGCAGCTCAAAGAGAGGTTGCTGATAAACAACTTCAGATTGCTAGAGAAAACAAAAACAGATATGATGTGAAGAGTTCTGAATCCAAAAAAGATAGCAAGGACTAAACTTTATTAATATAATTAATATAAGCAAAAACATAGATAGCTATATACTGCACAAAATCAAAACCATAAGTTGCATTTTGTAAGTTTATTCCTAAAAATGTTTTGTATATTGTATATGTAAGAATTAGTAATTACAAAAACCAACATATTATGGCAACAGAAACTAAAACAGTTGAGAGTAAAGTTACTCAAGAAAACATTGATTTAGATTCTTTATTTGATGGTGCTGCAGGCGCAGATAGTGTAACAGTTCCACAAGAAGAAAATACACCTAAATCAGTATTTAGTAAACCAACAGTAGAAGCTGATTTCTCTTTTACAGAACCAGATTCTGAAGAAGAACAAGCTAAAGAAGAAGTTGAAACAGAAGCAACAGCTGAAGAAGAGACTCCAGCAGAACCTAAAGAAAGTGCAGAAGATGTATTTGCTGCACTTGATGAAGGTGATGAAGAGGATGAGGTAGAAGAGAAAAAAGAAAAAAGAGGAAGAAAAAAGATTTCTGGAATAAGTGATGTATTTAACAAGCTTATAAAAGATGATAAAATTGTTCCTTTTGATGATGATAAGCCGTTAGAAGAATATACGGCAAAAGACTGGGAAGAACTCATTGAAGCTAATTTGGAAGAGAGAGCTCAACAAGTTAGAAGAGAGACACCCAAACAGTTCTTTGAAAGTTTACCGCAAGAACTCCAAATAGCTGCCCGTTATGTAGCAGATGGAGGTACAGACCTTAAAGGTCTATTTTCAACATTAGCTCAAACTGAAGAAACCAGAAGTTTGGATGTTAAAAATGAAAGAGATCAAGAGGCTATTATTAGAGATTACCTCCAGGCAACTGGTTACGGAACAGCTGAAGAGATTGCTGAAGAAATTGAAATTTGGAAAGACTTAGGAAAGCTTGAACAACAAGCTGCTAAGTTCAAACCAAAATTAGATAAGATGCAAGAAAAGATTGTTGCGCAAAAATTGCAAGAGCAAGAAATGCGCAAAAGACAACAAGAACAAGCATCACAGCAATACATGCAAAACGTGTATAATACTCTTAAGGAAGGAAGTTTAGGTGATATTAAAGTTGATAGAAAGACACAGTCTATGCTATACAATGGTTTAGTACAACCTAATTACCCTTCAGTAAGTGGTAGAAATACAAACTTGTTAGGTCACTTGCTTGAAAAGTATCAGTTTGTTGAACCAAACTATACACTGATTTCAGAGGCACTGTGGTTGTTATCTGATCCTGATGGATACAAATCCAAGATCATGGAGAAAGGTGCGCAGAAAAGTGTTGAGAAAACGGTAAGAAAGCTTAAGACTGAACAAGCTAATGCTGGTGGATCATCTCTTGGAGTACAAGAGCGTGAAGAAGATACAAAACAACGTTCTTCTAAGAGAAAGATTCAAAGAAGCAATAACATATTTAAAAGGTTTTAATAATAAAACAAATAATAACAATCAATAATAACAATCAATTATGGCAACTCCTGTTTTAAACAATGGAATTTTCCTAAGAGATACTGCCTACAAAGCAAGTTCTCATGTTGATTCTTATCACCTTACCCAGATGCTTGGTTCTGCCGAGCCTATGGATATGGGACCAGTTGATTTGTGGGCAATGACTCAAAAAGTTGAAATGCCTCTTTATCAAATGGCTTCTTTTGGTGGAAAGAATACAATCTTAGTAGACAACGCACGTGGTGAGTATAAATGGCAAACTCCAATCGCTCAAGATTTACCTTTTGTTATAGCTGACATTGAGCCAGCAAATGATGCAAAAGGTGTTGATGGTACTACCTTTAAGATCAAGCTTTCTAAGAGAGCTTTCGGTCACGGTGATATCATTACTTATGACAAGTACAATGGCTTGGAAATGTACATCACTGCTGATGACATTATCCCTGCTGGTGACGGATTCATCTACACTGTTCAGTTGGTAAACAACAACAGTGCTGTTTCTTTGGATAACTCTTACTTGGCTGCTGGAACTAAGTACTTCAGAAAAGGTTCTGCACGTGGTGAGTACGGAGAAAGATTCTCTGACATTGAAACTGGTTCTGGATTCCGTGAGTTCTACAACTTTGTTGGTGGAGCTGAAGCACACGTACACTACTCTGTATCTAGCCGCGCTGATCTTATGATCAAAGGTGGTTTGAATGCTGATGGTACTGTGCCTGTAACGGAAATCTGGAGAAACTTTGATGACAGCGGTAACCCTTCTGTTTCTTCTATTGAAGAATTAGTAGCTAGCATGGGTAAATCTGGTGCACGTCAAGCATTTGAAGAAGGTAGATTGAGCAGAACTTTCGTTACTAATATGGAAGCAGCTCACCTTAGCAAAATTGCTAATGACATTGAAACTTACCTAATGTGGGGTAAGGGTGGTAGAATTAAGCAAGACGGACCGGATGATATCAGATTGTCTGTAGGTCTTTGGTCTCAGTTGGATAACTCTTTCAAGAGAGTTTACAACAAGTCTGCTTTCTCTCTAGATATGTTTAAGTCTGAACTCTACAACTTCTACCAAGGTAAAGTTGAGTTCAAAGGACCAGACCCACAGCGTCAATTAGTTGTACAAACTGGTATCGGTGGTATGCAGCTAATTAACAAAGCTATTGCTGATGAAGTTTACGGTTCAGGTCTTGTACAGAATGCATCTGAAATTGGTGCTGTAACTGGACAAGGTATGGATCTAGACTTTGGTTTTGCTTACACAAGCTTTACTATTCCTTTCTTGGCAAATGTTAAGTTTGTATTGAACCCAGCATTTGATAACCTTCACACTAATGATGTTGAGAATCCATTGATTGATGGACGTCCATTGAGCTCTTACAGCTTCATCATCTTTGATGTGACTGAAAATGGTAACGATAACATTCACTTGTTGAAGTTGTCTTGGGATAACCAATTGAAGTGGTTCTACCAAAATGGTACTATGGACTACATGGGACGTACTCAAGGCTTTGCTTCTTCTGGTAACTTTAATGGTTACAGAGTTTACATGACTCAAACCATGCCAGCTGTATGGGTGAAAGATCCAACCAAAGTATTGAAAATTGTTATGAGAAACCCTGTAACTGGAGGTTCATTCTAATAACATAATTTTATAACCAGAAAGGGGAGGTGGGTAAAACCTCCTCCCTTTTTTTTAAAAAAAATATACCATGGCACTTGATAAATTCAAACAAAAAAACCGTGATGAGGTTCTTGACAAAGCGTCAAGATCAGAGCATGGCATGGCCAGATTTGCTCACTTAAATGAAGTAGTTGAATATATTAACTCTTTAGAACAAAGAATACAAGTTCTTGAACAAAATCCTTGATGATTAAGTTGTTATTTCTCAAATAACTTTTGCTGGGAAACCAGCATTAGAAATATTAATAATAAATATAGACATGTGTCTATTTTTGAGTAAACAACTAAATATTATTAATTTTTAAAAACCAATTAGAATGAGTGATTACACTATTGTAGAAAAGTATCAGCAAAGCAAAAATCAAGCAATTGCTATACGTCCTTTCTTTGATCCTAGCAAACAAAACATGGGATTAGAGCAATATGGAATGGCACTTCACGAAGGAGTGTGGCATGAAGAATCTTTAGCCTGTTTAGAAATAAACGGTGTTAAAAGATATGTTACAGGTCTTAATGAATTTGCACCTGATGTAAAAAGACTATCACCTGGAGAACGTGAGGTGAAAGTAAAAGAAATTAGACAGGTGGTAGCACAGCTTGAAGCTGAACTAGCAGCTAATGTAATTGATCCTGAAGACAAAGACTTCTGGAACAAAGTAAGTTTATTAAAACCAGATAATGATAAATTTTGGTCACGCATCAGTTTAAGATGTGGCAATGATCCAGTTTATCTTGATCCTTCAAAGGATCCATATGATTTGATTAAGATTTATGCCATCAATGCAGGCGGCTTTTCTATAGTAGCAAAGTCATTAAAGGATGCAAAGAAAGCGGTTAATCCACCTAAGTTTTACTTAGATCAAATTGAAGAAACCATCAGTGAAAGAACACAGTACACAAAACTAAAGAACAAAGCTTTGGTTGAGTTGCAAAAGTTATATGATACTGATACAACGAAGTTGATGTATGTGGCTAAGAGTGTTGATGTAGATAGCATTCAATACACAAAGTCAACTCCAAATGATATCATGTATGAAAATATGGATGCGTTCATTAATGGTGAAGGTACAGAGTCTAACAAAAAAAGAGCAGCTCAGAATTTCTTAGATGCTTCTAAAGACTCAATGGAGAATCTAAAAATTAGAGCATTGGTTAAAGATGCACTGTTCTATAGATTCTTAGTACCAAAGTCTTCAGGTTGGATTGAAACCGTAGATAGTTCAGAAAAGTTAGGTAAGAGACCTAATGAAGCAATTGAATATCTAAAAGATCCTGCAAATGAAGATACTCTAATGAGCTTAATGTCCAAAGTAGAACCATACTGGAATACATAACACATTAGATAATGAATAATCAAACTCTACAAATTAAATTAAAACAAAGGCTTAACAAGCTTGCTAGTAATGACTATGATAATATAGAATGCTGGCAAATTGTAGAGGCATTTAACAAAGCTCAGATTGAATGGGTAAGGCGTCAATTACACGGAAATAATTTATACCGTGAAGGTGATGAGATGTCTAAAAGAAGAATTGATGATTTACAAATTCTTTTAGAAGAATCTAACTTACCTGGTTCTCAAGAAGATAGGTATTTTGAATCTAGCAGTATTCCAGATAATTATATGGAATACAAAAGAATTTCTGCCTATGCTACAAGTGAGTGTTGTCCTGATCCAAGATCAATGACTGTTTATTTGTCTGAAGAAGCTAATGTTGATTTAATAATGAGAGATCCTCTTAAAAGACCTGATTATGATTGGGGTGAGACATTCTGTACATGGTTGGGTAATAATGTAAGAGTATATAGAAGAGAGTTTGATATTACAGATGTTATTTTAACTTACTATAGACAACCCGTTAATATAGAAATAGCGGGTTGTCAAAACCCCTACACCGGTGCTCAAACACTTGTGGATGTAGAATGTGAGTTTAAAGATGACATTGTAGAATTATTATTAGATGAAACTGCTTCCTTAATTGCTGGTGATATTGAAAACTTTAATCAGTATTCAATTAATCAACAATCTGCTGAAAGAAATAACTAATGGAAAATAAAAGAACATTAAGAAAAGAAGCTTCTAAAGGTTTATCTAGACCGGCTACTAAAATGGCTATGAAAGAAAGATCAGCTGAAATGAAAGAGGTAGATGGAATGACAGCTGATTTAGTTGTTGAAATTATGAATGCTGCTACCAGCTTTCATAAACTACATTTACAAGTTACAGGAGATGGATCTTACGCTCAGCATATTGCACTGAATGAAATCTATGATGCATTACCTGGTTTAGCAGACACAATTGCAGAAGGATATCAAGGTGCTTGTGAGGTTCTGCTTAATTATCCAGATAAAGCTCCTGTAAGACTATTGAGTGTAGATGGAGCAGTAGAATATATGAGAACATTGTCAATGCAGATTGCAGATTTGCAGAAGGTAATGCCTCATACAGAAGTTGTAAATAATCTAGATCTAATAAAAGATCAGATAAATACAGCTAAGTATAAACTATTATTTCTCAGTTAATTGGAATAATAAAAGAAATATTGTATATTATATGTGTGCACTAAGCACAGTATTTATTTGTTAAACCTAAATTTTTTTAAAAATGGCTTATTTTAATCATGCTTTTTATAAAAGCTTTTTAGCGGTATCAGCTGATGCTGCTGATGGAACTAAGACTGCAGATTTAGCTGCAGGTCAATTGGCCTTGGTAGATGGTGATGACTGGACTGCTCATGCAGCTGGTGCTTTCCCTGTACCTGGAATGGCTTATTTAGTACAAGGTTCTCTTCATTCAAGTGACACTATTGGTGGTAACAAACACCATGGTGGTTATGGAGAATCTGTAAAATCAAAAGGAATCAACCCAAAATACTTGACAAGAGTATGGGAGTCTAGCTGTGTTGATGCTACAGCTGCAACTGCTTCTATTGAAGTTGGTCCTAAGTGTCACCCATGTGGTAGTGTTTTAATGCTCCGTTTGGACGTTAAAGGTGCTCCTGCTTTGCGTTTCTTGAACCACAATGCTTACGCTATTGGTGATTCTGCTGGTGACGCTGCTGACGGTGATGTACCTGGATTGTGTTGTGTAGATGGTCAAGAATACCTTGATCCTGCAGTAGCACTTGCTAAGATGGGTAAAATGCTTTTGGCTGACCCAATCATTGCTCCTTTTGTTAAAGAAAAAACTGGCGGTGGTATCTCTGTATCTGTTGCTGGTGTTGTAACTGTTTACAGCATTGCTGACGTATTAGACGGTACTTACGTTGCTTCAACTGATCCAGTAGGTGACGATGTTTCTGCTAAGATTATGTTTGAAGGTGCTTACGTTGACACTAAGTTTGGTGATTGTACTTTTGATACTCGTGATTACTACGGTAAAGAGCCTATCCAATTGGTAGCTTCTTTGCTTGATGAAACTGGTGATCCTTGTAATGACTGTGGTGTTGCTGAAGCTACTCCTGGTACAATGAAACAAACTCAAGGTGAAAGTGTATTGAGACAACTTTTATTGACTGAGTCTTACGGTCAAGCTCCTTTCCACCAAGGAAACATGGATGCTTTCCGTATGCGTGAGATTGAAGGGTCTGAGGAAATCATTTCTGCTGTAGACCGTAGCGCTTTGTACAAAACTTACTACGTACAACACAGCATTCCACGTTTGAATAATGCAACAAGCGTATTTGACAATGATCAGTATGTATACGAGATTTTTGTTAGATGTGATGATGCAGAAACACAAGGTCAAGTTGAAGCCTTGTTAGATGCATTGGTGACCGCGGCAAATTCTTCTGGTAATCCAATTGCTAGAGAAACTTCAATTGATCAGTAAGAAACACTGACCATAGATATAGAAGGGTGGGGGAGAAATCTCTCACCCTTTTTATTTTATAATGTCAGCTTTTTTTAGTATATTATCTATGTAGTACATTATTTATTTAATTAGAAATATTATGGCCGATAAGCATATATTAAGTTTAGAAGTTCCCACAGTAGCTAATTGTGAGATTCTAAGCATTAAAGATACTAGCCAATACACATCTAAGTTAGATGTAGATTGTGGTGAGCTATTGGTTACATCACCGGGGTACAATGCTCCTGTTCTTATTAAAGTTGATCCTCAGTTTGATCTAAATTTAAATGGTTGTCTTTTGGGTACACAAACAGAAAATTGTGGTACAATGAGAACAGCATTAGCAGATGGTATTTATATCATAAAATATAGCGTATCTCCTGGAGATAAAGTATATGTGGAATATAACCATTTGAGAATCACTAACTTACTAACATTATACTACAACACATTATGTGACATTGATGTTAAAGCGTGCGAACCTCATAGTGAAAGAAAAGATCTTATTGATGAAATGAAATATATCAGAACTGTTATAGATGCAGCTGTTGCAAAAACAGAATACTGTAATAGTCCAGATGAAGGTATGGCTTTGTATAGTTATGCAAAGAAAAGACTTCAAAAGATTTCATGTAAGACTGTAGGATGTTAAACTATAAATAAACCAACATTATGACTTGTAAGAAATGTAACAAAGCGTTTAGCTGCGGATGTCAAAAGACTAAAGCATCAGATGGTTCAACTGTTCATAAAACATGTTTGAGTCAATACGAAGCTACTCTGCAGACTGCAACAAAAAAGTAAAATGGACACAGCTTTAATTAAAAAGATAGAGATAGAAAAAAAGTTTGCTAATGCTGTATACAAAAACTTTGTATCTCTTAGATATGGTATGGACCCATGTTGTCTACTTGACATGGAGTCTGCTACTATAGATAAAGAATTGTGTGATTGGGATGATCTAAAACTTGTAGTTAAAACAGCTAGTGAAGAATTGAAAACAACAACAGAAAGTATAATTGTTTGCCAAACTCCTACAGAGAATGGTGTAACTTCTTGGACAAGCGCTGACATTGATGCATTAATTAAAAGAATTGAGATTCTTGAAACTACTGCATTAGAAGATGAAAAAGATCTTAGTTACGTACATGATCAACCAACAGCAAGTACAACATGGATTATCAATCATAATCTAAATAAAAAACCTTCAGTAAGACTAGAAGATCTTACAGGGGCAGATATTATGGGTGAGATTGATTACACAAATAACAATACGGTAAGAATACAGTTTGCTATTCCTGTTGCTGGGACAGCTTACTTGAATTAATAGCAACAAAAAATTAAGTAATAAATAAAAAAAACAATTATGGCTCTTAAGTATTTGTCTCATTTAGAGACATTAAACATTGACATGCAAGGGTACGAGTTACAGAATGCTGTAATACATACTCTTACCACTGCAACAAGACCTGCAAGTCCTACAGCGGGTCAGATTATTTACAACTCATCAACGGGTTCGTTAGAAGTATTTGATGGATCGGGATGGGTTTCTGCGTCAGGTGATATTACTTCTGTATCTGTATCAAGTGGTACTGGTCTTACTGGTAGTGCTTCTGGTACTTCAGGTGCAGTATCTGGTACTATCTCTCTTGATTATGCTGGCACAAACAACTTTATTGATTCTGCTACAGACCTTGAAGGTACAGATATTAGTTATGAAGATACTATTGTATACCACGATGCAACAGACAATAATGTTAAGAAAGGTCTTGTTGCTGACTTACCATTCTCTAACAACTCTGGTACTGTAACAAGCGTTGCTGCTTCTGGTTCTGGCGGTGTTACTATTTCTGGTAGCCCTATTACTACTTCAGGTACTATTGCAATTGGTCTTTCTAACGTTCCTAACAGTTCATTAGCTAATGACTCAGTTGAAATTATTGCTGGTAAAGGTTTGCAGGATGGCGGTACTGTAGCATTGGGTAGTAGTGTAACATTAAATGTTGATTACCTAGGTACAGATAACGTTGTTGTTGCTGCCACAGACTCAAGAGGTATTGCTATACAACCAGATTGGTCTTTCCTTGTTTCTAATAATGACTCAGGAAATGCAGAACGTTTTGCAATTAGTGATTTACCATTTACTGCTACTACTGGTACTGTTACTTCTGTAGCTATTGCTGGTACAGATGGTATTGATGTAGATTCAGGATCTCCTATTACTACAAGTGGAACAATCACTCTTGGTTTATCAAACGTACCTAATAGTGCACTTGCAAACAATGACGTAACATTTGGTTCTACAACTGTAGCTTTAGGTGGTACTTCAACTTCTATTGCTGGTTTAACTGAATTAGATTTTGCTGCCGGTAACAGAACTATTGGTGCTTCTATTGGTGCAAATAGCTTGACTCTTGCTGGTGGTACATCTACCGTTATTATTCCTGGTAACTTGACTGTAAATGGTACTACAACTACTGTTAACTCAAATCAAGTTAATATTGGTGATGCAATTATTACTTTAAATTCTGATGAGACAGGTGCTCCTTCTCAAAATGCAGGTTTTGAAGTTGAGCGTGGTACATCTGCTAATGTAAGTTTAGTTTGGGATGAAGCTATTGATAGATGGGATTTTGGTGCTAGTTATGATGTACGTGCTAATGCATTTATTGGTGATTTAGAAGGAAATGCTGATACAGCCTCAGCCTGGGCAACAGCTAGAACTATTACTCTTGGTGGTGATGCTTCTGGTTCTGTATCTATTGATGGTTCTGCTAACGTAACTCTTACTGTAAGTGTTGATGGTGTACAAGCTAACTCTGTTGCTCTTGGTACTGATACTACTGGTAACTACGTTGCTACTGCATCTGGTTCTAATGGTATTTCTGTAACTGGTTCGGGTTCTGAAACTGCAGCTATTACTATTTCTGGTGATAATGCTACTACTAGTGCAAAAGGTGTTGTTGAATTAGCAACTTCTGCTGAAGCAATTACTGGTACTGATACTTCACGTGCTGTTACTCCTAAAGCTGCTAGCGACATGGTTGCTGACAGACAATCAAGAGTAAGAGTAAATGATGTTATTCCTGCTGGTACTCCGGTACAGGCCATTGCTCATGGCTTTGGTACTGCATTTGGTGTAAGCCAAGGTGCTGCTGCTCCTATTATTGTAAGTTACTTTGATACTGTAACTGGAGAGCAATTGATGATTGACACTGTTCAAGTATCAATTGATGATGTAGAAGCAAGATTAGCTGGACCACATGCTAATGACATTTTTGTTTCTATAATGTATGCGGGAGCATAATTTTAGAATAATTATTAGATTTGTATAAATCTGAATATTAAGACATGGCTATTAAATTTTTATCTGCTATAGACCACGGAGCATATCAGCTGCCAACAGTTGATGGCTCCAATGGTCAAGTATTGACAACTGACGGTAATGGAAATGTAACATTTCAAAGTGTTACAGCTTCCTCTAATTATTATTTGAGTGGTGCCTCTTTTAACACAGGAAATGGTGTTTTAACCTTAACTGTGTCCGGTGCTACAGATCAGACTGTTGATCTTGATGGTAGATATGCTTTATCTAGCCATGTTCATAATTACGATAACTATGGTTCTTGGAATCTCAAAACTAATGGGACTCAAAGAACAACTGTACAGTCTGGGGGAGACTTAAACCTGGTGGCAGGTTCAAATGTTTCCCTCAGCTACAGTGCTGGAGGTACAGTAACAATTACCTCCACAGACACAAATACAGACACTAATGATATAGATTATATTAATGGTGCTTCATTTAATACGGGTAATGGTATTTTATCATTAACTGGTGTTGGTAATGCTGGAGCATCTGTAGATCTTGATGGCAGATATCTAACATCATACACAGAAACAGATCCTATATTTAGTGCTTCTGCTGCAGCTGGTATTACAGCAACTAACATTTCAAATTGGAATACTGCATATGGTTGGGGCGATCACGCTGCTGCAGGTTATGTAACATCTAGCGGTAATACTGTAATTGGTACTGATTCTGATATTATTACTTCAGGTGCAACAGTAGTTGATAATATTTATATGACCGATGGTGTTATTACATCACATAGCACTAGAACACTTACTCTTGCAAACTTAGGATATACAGGATCTGCAACTGCTGATAATTATGGTGGTTGGAGAATTAGTGATGGTTCTGCGACTGAGGTTATTGCATCTGGTGATACATTAATTGTAACAGGTGCTGGTGCTACTGGTGTTAGTTATGATGCTGGAACAAATACACTAGAAATTTCATCTTCAGATACCAATACGAACAACTATATAACAGGTGCTAGTTTTAGTACAAGCAACGGTGTACTTACATTAACAAGGCAAGGTCTTGGAGATCTTACCGTTGATCTAGATGGAAGATTTACAGATAACGGATATGCTGATGCACTTAATCAACATTTAAGAACATCTGACTCTCCATCATTTGCAGGTATGACCATTAATGGTAATCTTACTGTTACAGGTACAACGGTTACTGATCAAGTTGAAGTTGTTTCTACATCAAACGGTATTTTGTTTGAAGGTAGTGCAGCAGATGCATATGAAGGATTATTATTAGCCAGCACTTTAACAGCTGATAGAACTTATACTTTACCAAATGCTTCTGGTACTGTAGCTCTTACATCTAATATTCCTACAGTTAATAATGCAACTCTTACTGTACAAGGTACGGGTGCTCTTGGAGGATCTGGTACATTTACAGCTAATGCTTCTAGTAACGTAACTATTAGTATTAGCCATGATGATACATCTACTTTATCTGGTGCTTATGGAGGTAGTAATAACGGAATTGTTATAGAAGATATTACTGTAGATGGATATGGTCACGTTACTGCAGTAGGTACTAGAGATTTAGATAGTAGATTTGATGCAGCGGGATCTGCTGATGCAGTTGATCAACGTATTGACAATGAAGTGTTGCCAGCTATTCCTACAAATAACAACCAGCTAACCAATGGTGCTGGGTATATTACTGGAGTTCCTTCTTCATTTAGCACAAATACAATTAACATTGGTTCTAAAGTTACACTAACTGAATCTTCAGATAGGGCTGATTTGCTATATATCAATAGCAACACCTCTAGTTGGGGTGGTCTTCAAATAGGCAATACATCTAATGAGTTCATATTCTCATTAATGGGCGATGGAACAACAGGAGGTATTTATGACGATCAAAATGCTGATTGGCTGATTCAATGGACTGAAAATGCAGGTGTCAGATTATACCACAATGCCGGGCAGAAGCTTACAACAACGTCTACCGGTATAACAATAACGGGTGAAATTGTAACTACAGGTGGCAACTCTACAAACTGGAACACAGCATATTCTTGGGGAGATCATGCAAGTGCTGGTTATATTACAGATGGTAATACTGGTTGGAATAATACTTATGGTTTTATAACTGCGTCTTCTACAGATACACTAACTAATAAGTCCGGTAATATATCCCAGTGGACTAATGATGCTGGATACACAACAACAAGTGGTACAGTAACTTCCGTGACAGTGGGTACGGGTCTTGATATTTCAAACGGAACTACAACACCAAACATTACACTTGATTTATCTGAGTTTACAGATATGACTGCAGCAGTTGATACAGGAGTGGATGAATTAATTCTTCTTGACAATGGTGCAGAACGCAGAAAAAGATTTGCTGAAATATTTGGTTCAGCTGCATATCAGGATACTTCTGCATTTGATCCAGCTGGTAGTGCAGCTAGTGCTTTGGCTGATGCAATAAGTCATACAGATGACAGAATAGACAATGAAGTATTACCTACGTTTAGTGGATATCTTACAACTTCTGGCAAGGCTGCGGATTCAAATTTACTTGATGGTCTTGATAGTACTGCATTTTTAAGAAGTAATGCTAATGATACTTTTACAGGCGCTCTTACAATTAATGGATACATTAAAGGTAATGGTCAACAATTAATTCTTAGTGCTGGTGAAAGTCATTCTTATGCTACAGGTCAGACTGCAGAATATATTTACTTAAATGCAGAACAAGGTCTTGAAATTAATTCTGAAACAGGTAACTGGTCTGGTGGATGGGCAGCAAGAAAAACTGCATATTTAAGAGGTGATCAACTTACATTAGATGGTGAAACACTTACCAAGACTAACATTCAAAACTTTAAAACTGCATATGGTTGGGGTGACCATTCAAGTGCTGGATACCTTACAGCTCACCCAAGCATTACAGCCGCTAGTTCTGTAAACAATTCTGGACGTACTTATATTCAAGACATTACGCTTGACTCTAACGGCCATGTAACAGCAATAACCTCCGCTACAGAAACGGTTACTAACTCAGACACAAACTATTACCTTAATGGTATTACAAGGTCTGGTAATACCCTTACGTTTGCCGTAAGCGGTGCTACTAATCAGACTTACACATTTGGATCTAATGCGTTTAATAGCACTACAATACCTACAAACAATAATCAGTTAACTAACGGTGCTGGATATATCACTGGATTGGGTTGGGCTGACCTTAGCGGTGATCAATCTGAAATACCAGTAGGTGGTTTTAATAATGATGCTGGTACTTAACAGCTCACCCTAACATTACCGCTGCAAGTAGTTCTAATAACTCTGGTCGTACATACATTCAAGACATTACTGTTGATTCCAATGGACACGTTACGGGTATTGCTACTGCTACTGAAACTGTAGTAAACACCAATACTACGTATTCAGCGGGTAGCGGATTAGACTTAAGTGGAACGACATTTAGTATTGAATCAGACTTAAGAGATGGTATTACTAAAATAGGTAAAGATACAAGTAACTACATTGCTATTGACGCTGACAACAACAACAGCATTGACTTCTATATTAGTGGTGTATGGGTTGCTCGAATTGAGGCAGATGGAGATTTACATATGAAGGGTGATGTAATTGCATTCTCAAACATATTTAATCCTTAATTATGGCATTACAAAGTAGTGGACAGATTAAAATGTCCGAATTAAATACAGAATTTGGACTACAGCCTGGAAGAGAAATTACTCTTAAAAGTGCTTCTGATGGAACTATAGCGGCTATTAATACAGCGAATGCAGCTGCTGATAGACCAGACGGAAGTGCGCCTCATGCTATAAGTGAATTTTACAGTTATAATCATACATTAAGCTCATGGAATAATGACTATGCCTTAGACTACGATGGTGTTAATGACTACGTTAGAGGCTCGCTAAGCTCTCACCCATCTCAAAAGTTTAGCATTAGTATGTGGGTAAGGAATGATGAAAGCTCAAAACGAAATATGGCCTTGTACTGTACGGTGCATACAGAAAACAATGCTATTAATGGTAGGTTTTTGTGGTTTTACAATGCTAGTTTTAACCGTTTGATAGTGCAGTTTTTGAAACGCATTAATGGCGTAAATAGAACATACCAAAGAGCATACCCCCTGCATGATAGTACCAATAGTACAACAAGTGGCGTGTCAAACTCAGGTACTGGATGGGTAAGCTCACAAAGAGGTAACACTGATAGTGATGGCTTTACGCATTTGATGGTGTGTATTGATCAAACCAAGAGCCTTAGTACCGATGGCATTAAAACATACTGGAACGGCACTGAGCTTACTTATAGTGTGGGTAATAACTCACACTTTACTACTGCGGAGGTAACTCACAATTACCTAGAGATAGGTGGTAACTATGGGAATACTGCGCCTAATACCATCTGGGATGGGGTTATAGATGAGGTGTACCTCTACGATGCTATGCTTTCCTCAAGCAATGTAAGTACGATCTATGGCTATGGTAGAGATAGTGAAAATGTATTTACTACCAATTTTGAGACTGCATGGCGCATGGAGAATGATGTTACTGATGAAAACAGCATTAGTAGCATGACTAACAACGGTGCAACCTTTATAACTAGTCCATAATGTATTACTTACTTACAAAAGAACAGCATAGTTTAATATCTGACTTATTGAGTCATTTACCAGCGTGGTCTTTAGATGGCAGCAAATGTATTGCTCATAACGATAACAACATTAATATTGAGTCTTACGAAATAGAATTTACTACCAAGGCAGAAGTCAAGAATTGGAAGTATTCAGAGGAAAATATTCGTGATTGGGAGTTGACAGATGAAGAACTTTTTTTAATCTGATAACTTTGAACTGCACCTTGCGGCAAATAATATTTTTTTATATATTTGATATCAAAGACAAAACATATATATTTGTATTAATTAATTAATTAAACGTCATGGCAAAAAAATCAACAAAGAAAGCAGCAGCTGAAAAAAAGATCACTGCTGAAGAGCTAGAACAATTACAAGGTTTGCAGCAAGCTATTGGCAATGCGGTCAATAATCTTGCAAACATTGAGATTGCAAAGTATGAACTATTAAATGATCATGCAGCAATGAGAGCTAGAATGCAAGAGTTTTCATTAAGTCTCCAAGAAAAGTATGGAGAAGTTAATATTTCACTTGCAGACGGCACAATTTCAGAAGTTGAAAAAACTGAAGAGCCCAAGCTAGAAGCTGTAGTTGATTAAATTTCAACTTAGGTTTCTTATAATCCTATTTTGCAACTTAATAGTAATTAAACTTCTTGTTTGATTACAAAAACTTTTGTATATTATAGTGTATACTAGTAAGTTTTATTAGTTGTAAAATAGGATTTTTTATGTTACCAATCAATAATGGGGAAACATCACCCTGCTCTAATATATCTTCAAACTGTGTTGTTTGGCAAGGACCAGACATTCCATGTATAAGCTTATGTAGCGGAGACACAGTTAGTGAAGTTGTTGCAAAGCTTGCAGAACAGCTTTGTGACATAGTAAGCCAAACAACAACAGCTGAACCAGATTTATCAGGTTTGGATTTATTGTGTGTTCTCCCAAGTGGACAAACTGCTCCAGATACAATTACAGATACTATCCAACTTATTATTGATTATGTATGTGATCTTAGTGTAGGTGGTGATTATACACTACCTGACATGAATGTACCTTCTTGTTTTGATCTTGAAGATTCTTTAGGCAATCCTATTACTACACTTCCTTTAGATCAATTTGCTACTATGTTAGCAAATAAGATTTGTGATATTCTTTCAAGTATTGAATTAATTAATTCTCAAATCTTAGATCATGAATCAAGAATTGTGATACTAGAAAACTGTGTACTACCATGTAGTAGCTCAGCTCAAGAAGTAAATGTTTTATCTTCTTGTATTTTTCAAGATCAAACGGTAGCTCATTCTGTATTAACACTTGCTTTAGAAACTAGATTCTGTGATTTAGAATCAGCAGTAGGTGTACCAGCATTGATTACTAATGCTATTAATGCTTCAAGCTGTATTACAGGGTCTACAACGGTATTATCAGGAACGGGTACATATGGTTCACTTACAAACTGGGTAAACAATCCTTCAACATTATCCCATGCCGTACAAAACGCATGGGTTGTTCTTTGTGATATGTATGCTGCTATTCAAACCATACAAACAGATTGTTGTCCTGGTGCTTGTGATTCTATTGTATATGCATTTACTGCTAGTTTAAATACAACTGGAGATAATATTCCAACTGGAATTACCGCTTTATTTACAGGTTCTTCTGTTCCTGCGTCATATAATGATTGTTCTGGGTCAAGTACTGTAACTATTACAGACGGTAATGGTGCATCTATTAGCAGTGTATTTAGTATAGCTTCTTTACAAAGCTCATCTAGTGGATTGTTCCTTGCTTTAACAGGATTGTATCTATATGATGACTTTACAGTAAGCGTAGATTTTTGTACAACAGATGGCGTAAACACTTGTAGTGAAACATTGTCAACCACAGTTGCTTCAGAAATACCATGTCCTGGAAGCATGACTCAAACAGCTACAACAACCACAATAGATGTTTCTTTCAATAACTGGATTGGATCTACCGCTATATATGTAGTAAGAGCAACTAATGTATCTACTGGATCTCTTACTGCATCTAATACTATTACTAATCCTGGAGTTTCTGTATCAACTACATTAACAGGTTTAACTGCAGGAACAACATATCTTGTTTCTATTGAAGTAGGTATTGGTGGTAGAACAAGAACATGTGACTTTTCTTCATCTATAACAACAGGTGAAGCAGCTGCAACTAATTATCGATTGCAATCATGTAATAATCCAGGAGATGTCCTTATTGGATCTTATTCAAGTGGTACATTAACTACAGCTCAATCTGTTAGGATATCTCATGATAGTGGTGCAGACTGTTGGGAAGTAATTGGAACAAGTACTGCGCCATCTACTACAACTATAAATACTGTTTATACAGACTGTATAGATTGTAGTACTCAGTGTCTATCATATAGAATAACAAGTAATGATGTGAATAATGATGGAGATGTAGAATATACAGATTGTTCAACTGGTTTGTCTGCTTCAACAGCTGTTGTTGGCGTAACAACATTTACAATTTGTTCAACTACTCAACCATACTTTACTGCAGTTTCGGGAAGTGCAACAATCACTCAACTTGGTATATGTAATTAATAAATAAAATAAGATGGCTTGTAATTGTAGTAAATGTAATTCAGATCCTTGTGGATGTAAGGACACTAGTTTAACAACACCATGTGCTTATACTGAGTGTGGTGTTGGTAATGAGCGTTGTAATGATGTTCAATGTACAGAGTGTGTTTCTTATTGTGGATCTACATTTAGAATTGAAACTCCTTCTGGTATATTGAAGGTTGAATCAGGAGAAAGGTTGGATCAAATTTTACAAAAATTTGCTTTGATGATTGCTAATGGAATTGACGTATGTACTGCAGATAATGTACACCATGCGCCTTATAATCTATACGCAGATAAAATTACAAGTACAACTATTGATATTGTTTGGGATGGCATTTCATCATTAAGTGAAAGCTTTGCTGTATTCTATGATACTGTAGATACACCATCTGGTTGGACTCAAGCAAACACAAACGCTTTGGCTACAGCAATTACTAATTATACCGTTAGTGAACTTAGCCCAGCAACAGAATATAAAATAAAAGTAGTATCAACTTTTGGATCTGCTACATGTGATTCAGTTGAGATTTTGGTAACTACTTTATCAGCATAACAACAAGAAGTGGTAGTTTGTTGGTTTTCTGTCACAGACGTTGGAGAGGGTCCCTACGGGGACCTTCTTTTTTTATTTAATTTTTTTTTATTAGATTTGGTAAACCTTTAATTTTTTATTATGGCTAATCTTAAACAAAGAGTAGCGGAATCTTTAAAATGGAAAAAGAACCCGTCATATTGTTCTGCAAAACTTGGTATTACTGAAAAGGAATATATCAAAGTAAAAAATCAAATACTATCTGAAAGAAGGGTAGATAGAAACAAACGCAAATTTTTTGGCATTGCATCTAAGAATGCAGAAATAGCAGAAGCTATTGACCTTGACAAAGGAGAAGGAAAGATTTCAGGGACATTTGATCATGAGCCCAAATCAGCTGAAGAAATAATTGATCTATTAAAAATAGACACATCCGTTTGGAAACTTTCTCAGTATTGGAATAAACAGATGGGAGACCACTGGAGAGTATCTGCACTTGTAAGCAGACTTAAAAATTCTGAAGAACAGTATCTTAAAGATCTTATAGATAACTGGACGCCTAAGAAGTTTAAAGTACAAAAGACTGATATAAAGCTTCTTAAGAAAGATAAGCAAGAAGTTTGTGGTATAATGTCACTACAAGATATTCACTTTGGTAAAGAAGGGAATGAAACAATAGATAAAGACTTTGAAGATACTCTAAAGAATCTTTTACCTAGAGCAAGTTCTGCTCACTATATAGAAACATTATACTTTGTTGTTGGTGGTGATTTAATTAACATGGACACATTTAATGGAACAACAACTAGCGGTACAGTATTAGATAATTGTAGTACAGCTACTGAAGCCTATATGCAAGCATTTGATGCTATGCATTGGGGTATAAACTATATCAAGCAATTCTGTAACAAACTTGTTGTGGTTTATATTCCAGGTAATCATGATAGATTATCATCATTTCATTTAGCACATGCATTATCTAAGTCCATTGAAGATGAAAACATCACGTGGGATATTGAATATGCAGAAAGAAAAGTACATGTTTGGGGTAAAAACTTTAACGCTTTTGAACATGGAGATGTACCTGCAAAAAATACACCTTTAGTTTACGCAACTGAGTATCCTTTGTTATGGGGTACAACTAAAAATAGAACTCTATTTACTGGCCATTTTCATGGCAATAAAAAAGTAGAATATATAACTACATCTGAGAATACTGGGTTTATTCATAAGACCTTACCGAGTCTTTGTAAAACTGATTATTACCACTATCACAATAAATATGTTGGTAATAGAAGATCAGGTAAAATAGAATTACAAGATTCTGAAATGGGTAATGTATGTGAACTAACGTATCAGGCAATCTAAAGAACAGCAATTTAAACTTTTATAAGTGCTGTTTTTTTTGTAAATTAATAATGTAAACTATGATTAGTAATTTCAAAAAGCCTGATCTAAAAGCTCCTAGATATAGGAGAAAAACGTTAGGCTTACTGAATAAAGAAACATTTAAGGAATTTAAAGACAAGAGACCACTATACTCTCATATAGACAATAATAAGCTAAGAGAGATTATAAAACTATATAATAGGGCACTGTGGGAAGGAGTCATAAAACATAGAGACGGTGTAGAGTTACCAGACTCATTAGGTTATTTGTTTATAGGAACCTGCCCTCCGGCAAAGAATGTAAACATTGATTACTCAAAGTCTAATGAATATGGGAAAGTGTTAAGAAATAAAAACTGGGATACGGACGGCAACATAGGTAAGATATTTTATACAAACTGGTCTACAAAGTATAGATTCAAAAACAGAGAGCTTTGGTCATTTGTAGCATGTAGAGATTTTAAGAGAACGGTTGCTAAAGAATATCCTCAGAACTGGACAAAGTACATAAAGATGCAGAACAAAATGAAAGTCTCTCATCTATATGATCCCAACGCTGATAATACTAACAAAACACTAAAGGACTATGATGAATTTGAAACATAAACATCATGACAACCATAGGATCAGTAATATCAAGAATCAGGGGTCAGGTAAAGGCAGAGGTACAAGATGCCTTTGTTACTGATAGATATATTTACAGTTTAATTCAAAAGTTTGCTCAGCTATTAATCAGAAGACAAGATAATGCTAACAAGCTAATGAAGTTTAATGCTATATGGAAGACTCTACCTTTCATAGAGCTTATTGAAGTAGACAAAGTAGAGGCAGAATGTACAGGAATTAAATCAGGCTGTACAATCAAAAGAACAAAACATAAGCTCCCAAATATGATGCAAGGTTATTGGGGGCCTCTAATTAGAACGGTGAGCTCCATAGATGGCTCTAGAGAGCTTAAAGCAACTCATCCGGGTACTTACACATCACTTACTAAAACAACGTCATTTAGGTACAATAATCAAAAGTACTTCTGGTACTTGAATGGTTACTTATACTTTCCTGATTTAGAATGGGACGCTGTAAAACTAGAAGGTGTATTTGATGATGATATATCTGATTGGTTGTGTGAAACCAAAGATCAATGTGTTGTAAGACATGAACAAGAGATAAATATTCCAGAAGCATTGTTTGCTGAAATAGAACAGCAAGTTCTTATTACTATGGGCACCGCTTTAAGAATACCACCTGAAGATTCTGATAATAAAATTAATATACATAGATAATGGCAGTATCACATAAATATAGAACGTTTGACAGTTTGATGGAAGATGTTTCCATTGACTTTGCTAGTTATGCTCTAGAGGGTATGATAGATCCTGCACAACTAATTAAAGTAGCAACAAGAGTTAATTATGATTTAGGTCTTAGAATTAACAGAACTAAACAAGTTGTTCTTGATATAGAACATAACAAGGCAAGATTGCCGCACGACTTTGCTTCTTTAAACTATGCTTTTATCTGCAGTGAATATACTATTGAACAAAAGATGCCATCTGGCACTCACATTGAAGATGTATCTGTAGACTATGTACCAGACCCTGGTATGAAAGGTTTGCAATCAGATCCAAATTGTGATAATGTTTGTGTTCTTACTAACTGTGATGATAATGTGGAGTATAAGCTTGTACAAAAAACAGGATCTTCTGAATACAGAACTTACACTGCGTTTGCTCCATTACGTATTACAACCGTTAATGATCAAACTTGTGATTGTCCTAACTTGAATGTTAGGTCTGATATGATTGCTGAAATCAAAGATGGATTTCTAAAAACCAATTTTAAGACTGGTAAAGTATATATTAATTACCAAGGCGCTATGGAAGATACTGAAGGTAATCTTTTAGTATTGGATCACCCATATTGCAATGAATATTATGAATATGCTCTTAAGCAACGCATACTAGAAAATATGTTATTTGCTGGAGAGCCCGTTGGTAATCAAATGGGATTAATAGAACAGAGACTCAGAGCTGCGAGAAACAATGCATTAAGTTTTATCAATACACCAGACTTTGAAGAATTGAGAAAAATGTGGGAAGTTAATAGAAAAGCGCAATACCACAAGTATTACAATATGTTTAAAAGCAGACCTACATTAGGATAAGACCATGGCAAAGAAAAGAAGAGCTACGTCACGAAAATCAAAACAACCACGCTTTCAAAACACTTCATCAACTGATGTAAGAATGTTTATTAAAGGGATGGTAAAGGATACTAATGCCTCTCTTCATACAAAAGAAAATTGGTTTCACGCCCGCAATGCCATTAATAATTCAGTTGATGGTGATTTAGCAACCATAGGAAATGAACCAGGAAATCTATTGTGTGCATCTGCTCCATACACAATTATAGGAGCAATACATAGATATGGAGACCAGTGGGTTATTTATAGTACAGATGACACTAATTCTGAGATTGGTTTATTTGATGATAGTAAGTGTGAGTATACAACTTTAGTAAATGATCCTTGTCTAGGCTTTAACAGAAAACACCTTATTACAGGTGCAGCAAAAGAAAATTTTGATTGTACTTGGCAAATATATTGGGATGATGGTCACAACCCATCAAGAACAATGAATATTGATAATGTTCCGTGGAAGCAAATTATTGTATCTGACCGTGGTGATGACTGTATTATATATGAAGACACTAACGAATTAGATTGTGAGAAATTAAGACTTGCTCCGTTATTAGATACACCTTGTGTTACGCTAGCAAAATCTGAAAGTGGTGGTCAATTGAGAAATGGTTCTTACCAAGCCTTTATTGCATATACAGTCAATGAGCAAAAAGTCACAGACTATATTGGTATTTCTAATGTTCAGTCATTATTTGATCATAATGGTACTTCTGGTTCTTTAAGAATAACTCTTAGTAATCTTGATAAAGAGTTTGAATACTACGAGCTAGTAATCTTAAGTAACAATCAAGAACAACAAGTAGCCAAAAAAATAGGTTTATACAGTACAGAGCAATCTGATATTGAAATTGATTACATAGATCAATCTTTGACCAGTGTGCCACTAAATGTTTTACCATTAAGATCTCCTGCTTATGAGAAGTCTGAAGCAATGTATGTTGTGAATGATTACTTAATTAGACAAGGACCGGTTGAACAATTTGATTTTAACTATCAACCTCTAGCCAATCAAATAAGATCTAGATGGGTTGTTGCAGAGTACGATTCTGAATACTACTATAAAGGTGGTAATAAAACAGGATTCATGCGTGATGAACAGTATGCATTTTTTATTAGATGGATATATAATACAGGTGAAAGATCTAGTTCATATCATATTCCGGGTAGACCACCTAAAACAAATGGTATAACTCCATGGGGTAATGTCATAAACGAAACAGCAACAAATCTTAGTGATAATGCATTAAGCTCAGATGAGCAAAATTTCCAAGTATATAATACAGCATCTATTACACAGCTTGGTTTAAATATACCAACTGGAGATGGAGGGACAATTATTGCAAAAGGTGAGATGGCTTATTGGCAATCAACAGAAAAATATCCAGCAACAGAACCTGAAATATGGGGTAATCTTTGTGGTAAATATATTAGACATCATAAGATGCCAACAGAAGAAGTTGGATCTCAATTAGAAATTTCTGCAGATAATGGTTCTAAAATTAGAATACTAGGTGTTGAATTTTATGATATTAAACCACCTGTAGACAATGATGGAAATCTTATTGAAAATATTGTAGGATACGAAATATTGAGAGGATCAAGGGAAGGTCATAAGTCTATTCTTGCTAAAGGTATATTTAGAAACATGCGTGTTTATGATATACCAGATGGTGGTCAGACTTTAGGTAATGATAAAGGTTTATATCCAAACTATCCTTACAATGATCTTAGAGCGGATGTATACTTCCATGACGGAGAAGCAGATCCAGATACACATAGAACAGATGGTTGTGATACTTTTACACAATCACTTAATGATTTTGAACCACTGAGAGGATACACAAAAGATTATTTTACATTCCATTCTCCTGAATTAATGTTTAGAAGACCATTCTTAAATGCATATGAAACTAGAATATATGGTGAACTTGATGGTCAATCTTTAGGGCATTTTATTGAATCAGAAAATCATCCTAAGCATAAACTACTAAGAAACTTTACTGCTTTTATTTCTAGCATTATTGGTGTTGGATATGCTATATCTAGAATTAGAGGTAATGAATCTAATGAACTTACAGGAACAAGTGTTAATATGAATCTTGTTGCTGAAAATTATGCTGAAGGTGGTGCATTGGGTACAGGTGTTGGTTCAAGCGTTCCACATCTTACCGGTGGTACATGGGCAACGCTGTATAGTTCGCTGGCAGGTATCGCTGGTTTTGGTGGTACCATAGGTGCTGCATTTGCTGGTGGTAGTATCTGGAATCTTATACAAAACTTTTTGCTTGATGATGCAGCTGCTTTAGGTGATCTTCTTGTTGGAAATGCTAGCACTAGGGCAAACATGGAGGCGGGTCAAAGAGCAAATAGAATTATAGCAAAAAGTTCTCCTGGTATTGATTCTGGTAAATTAATGACAAGATATAGTATTGAAGATCCTACTGGAGCTTTACCAAAGTTTATACAAGGTATCTTTGGTCTTATGATAGCCAGATACAACATTATACAAGGTGGTAATGAAATTGTTGACCTTATATATAATCTTGTAGATGAGGAGAACTTTGCATTTAAGCATAACTCGCATGGTTTTTATCAGAACTATAAAAAGAGATTATCTTCTCAATTATTCAGAACAAAGAATTTAAATTCTAACTATATAGGCAGCGCTTTTCAACAGTTTGAAGACTACAAGATTAATAACTTGTTTAGGCCAATGACTGTTGCATTAAGAACAGAAGAAGAATTAGACAATCCATCTGTCATAGATAAATCTAGATATACAATTGGTGGTGATGCTGGTGGTAGTTTTGGTAATAAATATTTATTAAGACCAGAACAACAGCAAGTAAAACCTATTTCTGCATTGTATGGTGCACTTAAGTTTGAGTTTGAAAATCAATATGGCCAACTTGATGGTATAAAGCAAGTTCAGATGAGAGGTTGTGTTGAGTTTGTTTCTCCAACCACACCAAATACAACATTTACTTCTAGTTCAATATTTGCTGGTGATACTTATATTAATAGGTATACAGAGAAAACTGTGATGCCAATATTCACCCGTTTCTTAAATGGTCAACCAGATGAATATGTTTTTGATTATTTGCAAAATATAAACATACCATATCCTAGATATTGGATGGATACTAGAAGATTTGATATGACAGAGTTAGCCACTCAAATAACTACGCTTGGGGCTAGCAATATATTATTTAATAATCCTCAGAATTCTATATTACCAAATGATTTATTCTATTTAGATAGAGGTAATAGTTCTTGTTATCCTACAGCAATTGGTATTCAGTCAATGAATATTGATGATAAAAATCCTTTATTTTCAATGAGGTATGCCTATATGTATACTCATGTCAATGGTATTCAAGATTTCTTTGTAGAATCAGAATACAACTTGGCTCAAAGAGATTGGGATGATAGTAATGATAAGCGTCACTATGATAAATACGAATACACAAATGTGGATGATATGTTCCATGCAGATATCATTAATGCAGGAAACTTCTACAAGTATGATCTGTCACTAAGCATATCTAAATTTGTGACACAGGTTTCTTCATTTGGTAGCGTACAACCAAGAGACTATGATCCTACAATAGCAGAAAACTGTTACCAAGAATATCCAAAACGCTTGATATACTCTTTACAGGCTCAGGAAGAAGGTAAGAAAGATTTTTGGAGAGTATTCCTACCGAATAACTATAGAGACTTCAAGAATAAGGTTAATGTGATTAAACCAATTAGCAAGAATGGAGCTTTGGTTTTCTTCCCTTATCAATCACCTCAAATGTTCCAAGGGGTGGATCAACTTCAAACTGATCTTGGTACTAAACTTACAATAGGTGATGGTGGTCTATTTAGTCAACCTTTCCAAAATATTGTTAACTCAGATTCATCTAATGAATATGGTTCATCCGAAAGTGCACGTGCTGTAGTAAATACACCATCTGGTATATTCTATATTTCTCAAGCACAGGGTAAGATATTCCACTACACAGGGAAGCTAGAAAACATTGCAAATAAAGGAATGAAGCAATGGTTTAATAAATACTTACCATCTGTTTTAGTACGTCAGTATCCAGAATTAGAAGGAAGTAAACTTTCAGATAATCCAGTTATTGGCATTGGTTGTCAGGCAATTTATGATCCTAATTTTGATATAGTATACTTTAGTAAGAAAGATTTTAAACTTAAAGATTTAATAAGAGGTACAGTATCATTTGAAAATGATGGATTTGTGTATAGAGCTAATCCAGAAGCCAGAGGTGTACAAATTGACATTGGTGATCCACGGTATTTTGAAAATGCCTCTTGGACAGTTTCGTATGATCCTAAGATTGGAGGATGGATTTCATTCCATGACTGGCACCCAGAATTAGTTATGGGTAGCATCAATCATTTCTTTACTACTAAGACAAGTGCAGATGCTGCAGATAAAGGAGGTATTTGGAGACACAATTATAGATGTGATTTGTATAGCAACTTCTATGGAAAAGATTATCCATGGGAAGTTGAGATTATAGAAAACACAGGGGCAAGTGTAACAACTCTTAGAAACTTAGAATATCAATTAGAGGCGTATGTATACAAAGGAGATTTAATTAATGGTTGTGCTGATGACAGATGGCATGATCTTGATTTTAACTTTGATGAAGCTATCGTATATAATTCAGAACAAATATCTGGTCTACTTAAGTTAGAGCTAAATCCAAAAGAAGATCCGTATGCAATGATCCAATATCCTATTGTAGGGCCAAATGATATTAGAATACTATACTCTAAAGAAGAACAGAAGTATAGATTTAATCAATTCTGGGACATTACTAAAGATAGAGGTGAGTTTAGCAATGCAGAGCAAAGTCAGTTTATTACACAAATAAATGGTTATATTAAAGACTTAAACCTTGCCAACTTAAATTACAATAAACAACAAATACAACATAAGAAATTTAGACATGCTTATAATAAAGTATTGTTGAGAAAAAATAAGTCTGGAGATAGAAAGATGCTGTTAAAGCTTATTGGAACCAAATTAAATATGTCAGTTAGATAATGAAAAAGAACATTACAAAAACAGGTAAGAAGTTTTCTACAGAGGGTTACAAAAGAAACTCTCCAGATGTAAACAACCCATATAATATTATTCCTTCGGGTAATATTACAATGAAGGGCGTAGACTTTCCTGTTATGGGGACAGATAACCTAGGCAACACCAAATTGATGATGCCGGGTTATGATTATGTATTCCCAGGTAATGCTGTATTTGAAGTGCCAATGGCTCAAGAAGGTAATGGTGAGATAGAACTTGTAGAACCAGGATCTCGTGAGTATAACGCCGCTAAGTATAGTGGTAATTTAGTTCATGTTGATCCGCAAACAGGCAACCCTTGGATTACTCTTCCCTCAGTTGAAATTGATGGTAGAGTTGATTATAATAAATATCCTTACTATAACGATTTAACTGAACAAGAAAAAGAGTGGTTTAATCAAACCGGACCAAATTACGGTGAGTTTTTTAGCAAGGATAGCTGGACTGCTCCCATTATGACTAGAGCTGCACGTAGAAAAGCTAGGATAGGTAAGGATAAAGTTACAATGGCTGATGAAGTTCACAGGATAGTTGATCCTGTTTTAGCTACTGTCATGACTATACCTGTTGCAGGAGTTGCTGGAAATATAGGTGGAGGTCTTGCTGCTGGCTATAGAGCAGCTACTCCAACTATGGTAAGAGCGGGCACTACAGCAAGTAATCTTTTGAACGCTCCACTTACTGTAGGATCAACAACAGTACCTGGTATAACTGCAAATACTTTATTGCGCGGCACTTTTGCTACAGACTTTGCATTAAATCGTGCTCCTGAGATACCAGGTCAGATTCAAAGAGGAGAATACGCGGATGCTGCATTTAATGCAGGTACGGGTTTATTAGATATTCTTGGTCTTAAATATATTAAACCACCAACTCAATTTATATCTGGGATAAACACTCAACTTGTTCCACGACCAACTCAACCTAGAATGGGTTTTGATGAATGGATGCAGAGGCAATCTGCTCTGGGAGATGCATGGCTTCTAGATTATAAAACAGGAATAAAAAGAGGGATTAAAGATATTAGATCAGGACGTCCATTTTTTGAGACTTTTCCTATTACAAAAAGTCAAAGATTAGCTATTGCAGCAAAACAAGATGAAATGGCTCGTATTGGTGATGATTTTGCAAAAGCTTATATGAGCGTTGATGGTGTTAACTTAAGACCAGGTCTTTTAAATAATGCAAGTAAGTGGTTTGATTTTCCAATACAACGTAGATTAACACCAGATGCAAAAAAAGCATTTTGGGAACAGCCTGTATTAACTGACTCAAGAGTTGGAAAAAGAAATTTTGATTTAACACCAGCACAACGAGAATCATTAAATTTTGATAGAGGTACTTATGCTGGTGTGGCTATAGATGGCGAGCGTCCTATGACTATGCGAAATTATGGTTTTTACTATAGAAAGCCTAAATCAATTGGAGAGACTATTGCACATGAATTTGGTCATAGTGGTCCACAAAAGACTATAATGTCTAATGATGGTAAAGGACTTGCTGGTGGAATAAGATGGAAGAATAGAATGATCACATATGATCCTGATTTAGATTATAATTATAATACGCATCCTTTTTATTCTCCATATTTTGCAAATAAAAATTTTGATTTTTCTCAAAGTGATGATATACAAAGCTTAATAAATTCGTATAACTGGAAAGGCTTGCGTAGAAACAAAGCTGCAAATCTAACTTTTAAAAATCTAAAAGAACCAATAAAATCTAAAAACCCAGGAAGATTTGACGATCAAACATGGTATGCAGCTCCTACAGAAGTACAATCAGAGAAAGTAAGTGCTGGGTTTGATAATTACTTTAGACTTAAAGAAAAATATCCTGATCTAACTTATAAGGAATATTTTGAATATGATGAATTAGCAAATAAACTTCCGCTTTTAGGAGCACCACCTAATGCTTCTACATTTACGGATGCGCAAATATCTCAGCTTAGAGGTTTGGATAATAAAACTAAAAATATTTTGAAGCAAATTCAAAATGGTTATGTCAGCAATTTAAGAAAACACTTTAAAGGATACGATGAAAGAGGTGTTGCTGGAGATGGTGCTATACCAGTACAAAATATTTGGGAAACCATACAGTTATTTAAAACAGGCGGTCAATTACCTAAAGCTCAGAGCGGCGGTAAAGGTCCAACCTGGACTCGTACCTGGACCGGTAATAATATGTTGTACAGCCATGGTGAAAAAGGTTTTGATGATTGGGATGAATATCAATATCGTAATGCTATGTTTAATGATAGTTTGGCGGCACATCAGGTGGGTGCTCAAAATCTTTATGACGTAATTCAAGCATTAGATGATCCAAGTCTTTATACTAAAGATATAACAGAATATTCTGATGGTCTACCGAGTCAAGGTAATACTGTACTTGATTGGGGTAAAGGGCACGATAGCGTATTTAATAATCCAGATGCTAACTTCGGGAAATCTTATAAAAGGGGGGACATTGTTCCTATGACGGGTACATTTGCATCAGATGTTATGGAGACTCCTTCATTTATTCATAAAGTTTCTGATATTGATATAGTAGAGAAAAATAGAATTCCCTTAAGTCTTAATGATTATCTTTTGATTAACAAAGATAATACTCCTATATCTTCAGTAACATTTTTTCCTCCACCGAGTGTACTTTCTAATTATGATTATTATGTAGGTGAAGGAGTAGCTCAAGGTACTAGAGGTAATTATATAGGAGGGAACGGTAATGTATATGCTTATGACTATTATCCCGAAGCAAATTGGGAGGCTGGAAATCCTATAACAGTATATCAATATGAACGTCCTACTGTAAAACCTGTATTTACAGGTACTAAACCTTCTGCAACTAAAACAGTAGCTCCTTTACCAACTAAACCTACATCTCAACCCAAACCTGTAGTAGAAAATACTCCAGTAAAAGAAGAGGTAACTAAAACTGTAAAAGCTACTCCAGTACCTACTATGGATATTTATAGTAGAATATTAAATCAACAAACTGGAGAATACATATATGAGACTTCAGAAGGAAACTTTAGAAAAAAAATAGGACCTGAAGATGCGGCTTTTGTTAAAGAGAACAGGCTCGCTATTGATAATTATAGAAAAGCAAGAGCAAATAAAAAATATGGCGGGTCACTACCCAAAGCTCAAGGTGGTAAATATTTACCACTTGCTGTAAGAGATATGTATCCAAAAGAAGATCCTATATACTATGATGGTATGCTAGCTGAAACTACAGTTACTGCTCCTAGGTATGAAGGTCCTCAAATGCGTAGAGCTTTTCCTGGTGAAATAGATCCTATTAATACAAATTTTGAATTTGCAGGTGTTGACAAAATTAGTGGTCTTAATGCTCTGAGAGGTTTAACTAAAGGAGTTAAAAATATGATAGGTCCTGCTATAAGTGCTGCTGGATTAGGAGCTTCTGCATTACAAGAACAAAAAGGTGGTAAATTACCTTCATATCAAAATAGAGGTGAGACATCTTGGCTTGATTATGCAAACCCAATGAACTGGGGTGTATATACATATGATGATGCCGGAACATTTGATCAAGCTTTTGCAGCAGCAAGAAAAGATGGTAAAGATCAGTTCATGTGGTACGGAGACAGATATACTACAGAAGTTGCACCTACTCCAGTTAAAAAAGAAAAACCTAAGAGTAATATATTAGATCTAAATAATACATTAGATTATCTAGTACAAACTCGTGGTGGCACAAGAGACATGTGGGGTGAGGCTGCTGATACTGTTGCTTATCATGAATCTTGGCATACAATGAATCCTAAAATGAAACAGGCCCAAGATGGTCCTGCTAGAGGAATGTTCCAGTTTGAAGGTCCTGCTTTTAAGACATTTAAAAATAGATATAAAACTGTAGCTGATTCTATGGGGCTTGAAGTGGATCCTGGTATTTTAAATGCAACTTCTGCAGATCAATTAACACCAGAGCAACAATACACAGCGTTCTTAGTAAATTTAATTCAATCAAAAGCAGTTCTTAAAGATTTTGCTGATGGTAAAATGTCTTTAGAAGATCTTTGGTTACAAGGTCATAAGAATGTTGAGAAGGCTGGTGATAGAGAAAGTTTCCGTGAAAGCACTAATAAATTAAAACGCGAAGGAATCTTTAACGGCTACAGAACTCTTCAAGATGGTGGTGAACAATATGATACTTACACCGTAAAATCCGGAGACACACTTGGTAAGATAGCTAAAAGATATGGATCTACTGTAAATGACATTGCTGCTTTGAATAGCATATCTAATCCTAATTTTATTAAGATTAATCAAAAGCTTCAGGTTCCAAAGATTGTAGAACAACAAGCTGCAGCTCAAGAAACACAAAAAGAATCTTCTAATGATTTTTATAGAGTTAAGTCTGGTGATACTTTAGGTAAGATTGCTAAAAAATATGGTACTAGTGTAGATGTTCTTACTAAGTTAAATAACATTAGTAATCCCAACTTAATTATTGTAAATCAAAAATTACAATTGCCTAGTAATTACATTGAAGAAAAATCATTAAAAGAAGAATCTTGGATTGATATAGATAAGCTTGAAGCAAATAGAGCTGATATTAACAGCACAACAGATGAGAATATAATCATCAAAGCTCAAGCATTGCAAAATCCTAATGAGCAGTATGTCGTAATTGATAAGAAAACACAACGGCTAAAATTATATCAAGGAGATACTCCTGTTATGGATTTTGAAGTACAAATGGGAGTTAATCCTGGAGATGCACAAACTACAACAAAAGCCGTTGATAAAAACAATGATGGTATTATCACAGATGCAGACAAAGTAAACGGTTCTTGGCAAACAGATTGGAGCAAAGGTAATCTTTCTACAGGTGCAGGTAGATATAAAATAGCATCATCAAGTCCAACAAGTGATGCATATTATAATAGTGCGCCATCATTTACATTAATGAATGAGCGCGGTGAAGTTGTTGGTACAGCACTACATGGAGCACCTGACTACAGAATTCCTTTTTTTGATAATGAAACTTTAGATGATAATAGAAGTTCTAACGGATGTATTAATGGTAAATGTACAGATATACAAGCATTATATAATATGGATCTTCCCATAGGAACTCCTGTATATATTTTACCAGAAGATGAAGGGAATTACTTTGAGCTTGTAGATGGAAAAGCTGTTTTAAGAGTGAGTGCAGATAACAGACAAAGTTATTTACAATACACAGATGAAAAAGGTAGAGAACAAAAAGGGCAAGGAGCTAACTACAGCACTAACACATTAACATATAAACCAATCAAAGCAAATTTTGATGAGTCATTATTTAGAGAGAACGTGTTTAATGAAACAGGAATAGGTGATTTGCTTACCTCAGATACAACAGATGAAGAAGAACTTACAAATACAACCAAACCTTTTATTAATGCTCTTGTAGATAATAAACAACGAATAATGAAGGTTGCCCAAATATCAAGTGATACTTATAATCAAATTGCAAGGATGGCATTCGGTATATATGGAACAGAATCCAACTTTGGTGATACACATTCTACAGGAGGTAATATTATGAGAGCAGCCGGTAAAGCGATGGACTCTAAAAATGCATCTTCTCCGGATGTTGTAAGTAAAGCAACCACATATGGAGCTAGTGAAGATTTTAGAAGTGTTGGTTATACTCAAATGCGTTGGAGTTATCTAAACGATAAAGAAAAAGAAGCATTAGCAGAGCTTGGTATAACATCTAATATGGATTTTTTAGATCCTGAAAAAGCTGCAATAGCAACTGCAACTGTTCTTGGTATTAGATACAATGAACAATTAACAACTTCTCAGAAGAAAGACATGTGGGCTTATCTTCCAACAAAATGGAATAAGAGAGATAATTATGCTTCAAGAGTAAAGAGTAATGCGCGTTTCTTAACCTTTGATCAATTTGATAGAATGGAACAAGGTGGTGAGATGGCTAATAATTTGCAGATTTATAAAGATTATATTGATGGGGTTTATGATGGAACTATCATGCAAAAACCTGCAAGCAAGCTATATGATAAGATTAATAGAAAGTATTATAGAGAAGCAAAGAATGCAAAAATGAGCATTCCTAATTACATAATGACCAACGTATTAAGTAAGATGAAAGACGCTGATAATTAGGCATTCTGCTGAATTATTTGTATATTAATAATATATTATGCAAGCAACAAATTCAAATAAAAAAAGTTTAAATACTCAAACTTCAGTGTCAGGAGATAGAGCCATGAGCCCAGAGGTTAGAGAAATCTTTAACCAGATTGAAGCAATGGCCTCAGAAGGTGCTGCCATAGAGGAGGTTATCTACAGAATCATGTCCCAAGGTGGTGTTCAACCTAATGATATGAGTAGTGCTCTTGAGCATCTAGGATTTACACCAGATGCTGTTGTAGAATTATTTCAAAAAGTTGAGCTTTTAGAAAAGGATATGGTTGCTCAGCAACAAGCGCAAGCTCAGCAACCACAACAAGCTATGATGCCACAAGCTCCAATGGGTCAACAACAAATGTCACCAGAGGAACTGGATATGATGGCAGAACAAGCTGGTCAACAATTGATGCAATCTGAAGCAATGCCGTCTATGGCTTATGGTGGGGTAAACAAAGGAACGGGTCCTCTTTTTGGTCAAGAAAATAATATACCGCATGCTTTGTATTTACCACCTACACCGAGAAGAGGTAATTTACTTGGCGCTGCATATTTACTTGATGATGCATATGGTAAGCTTTTTAGTAAACAAGATGCTAATGAAGATGGTCTAATGGATGGAACCTTTAGAGACTGGTCTGCTAAGAAGGCTAGATATAAGGGTAAGCAAAATTTAAATAAAACATTTGATGTTGATTATGGTAATCTTGATCCAAGCAATTATGTTGTTAATTTCAATGATTTTGCTGAAGGAAATATTAGAACAAGAGACCAGTACACAAATGATCTTTTACTAAACAGCAGGGTTGATTTTGATCCAGAAGCAAATGATTATAAATCTGCAATTGCATCCAATGATCTTGAAAGAAAGATGATTGGAAAAAACAATAGAGTTTCTGGTATATCATTGGCAAGATTCATGGAGAATATTGATAACATGGATCTAGAAGAAAAACAAATGTTGCTTGGCGCAAAAGACTACCCAAGCGGTACAGGCTTAATTAACACAGGGAATCAATACAGCAGCTATAATATAGCAGGAGACAAAGCATTGAGCGATATGTATAGACGCACAATGCTAGGTGAAACTGAGAATGATCAACCACTCCCTGCAATGATTTCTTCTAATACTCCTGAAAGAAGTGTTGTTCAGATTCCACCAGTAGATGATACGCAAGAGGGATCTAATGATGGATTTAAAGATTGGTATGTTGCCAATGCTACAAGCCCTAGACTAATGGGTTTAAATGAAGCTCAGCTAAGACAGATATACGAACAGGAATCTCAATTTAAATATGGAGGCTCTACATTACCCAAAGCTCAATATGGTCTTGTTGATTTATTAAATTGGGGTAATTCAGCTTTAGGAGGCTCGGACACTTATTGGAATGATGGTTGGCTTGATGGCAAAGAAGGTTTGATTCCTGATGAATTGACTTTTAATAAACCTACAAAAAGACAATTAGAAACTGCAGGTGCACTATTAACATCACCTAAGAATTGGGTATGGACAGATGATGATGGATATGAATCTCTTCCCAACTATAATCAATACGCTGATAAAGATGAAGCATTTGCTGCAGCTAGAAATGATTTGGGTAGAGGTGAATCTTTTCTTTATGGTGATACAAGATACACAACAAACTATAAAGATGAAGCACCAGATAATGAGACTGAAGAACTTTTAAAGCGTGCAACAAAAGGTCTTTCAGATGAAGAAGCAAAAAGATATAGAGAGGTTTGGCAAAGGGCAGGTCAACCACCTTTGACGCTTGGTTTAGATAATGAAAGGTTTTCTGTGCCTTTTTATGGTGATGCAGGATGGTTAGATGCAGCAACCGGATCTAATAGACGCAGAGCTCACGTTAATCCAATAAATAGAGACAATATAGTTTATTTAGGACGTGCAGGAATGACTGACGAGCAAATAAGAGAAAAGATAATTGATGAGCTAGCTCATAATTTGCAAATAAGAAGAGATGGCACATTAAACTCTCTTCTGCGTTTTGGAAAAGGAGCCTTTAGGGAATGGCGGGATCCAGCGCAAGAATATGATCCATATGATGATACTAATGCTTTTGAAGGTGAAGCTCATGAAGTAATTCAACCAAAATTAAGTGACTACGTATATAAAGGTGGTAGTTTTCCAGAATTAAAATACGGCTCTGAATTACCTAAAGCTCAATTTGGTCCTCCATACAATTGGTCAGGTGGATCTGGTATGGGTGGTGCTTACTTTGATCAGACAGCATTAGATGATGTAGCAGAAGAATTTGATAGACCACTTGCAATGCCTGTTGTTGGTTTAAATCCTAAAGAAGTTGATCTTTCATCATTAACTTCTGAAGCAGCAATGCCAGAATTAAGAAATATAGATTTATCTGCATACTCTGGAAATCAAACAACAGAACAACCTACTGTAACAAGAAGAAGACAGTTAAAAAACATACCAAAACAGATATCTACATTTATACAAGATAACCCATACATGCAAGCATATGGAGATGTTTCAAACTTTGCTGTAATGGGAGCAAACTTTGCTAATGAGTTTTTTGCAGAGCAAGATTACTTTAACTACAAAAATGAATTGAGAAACTCTACTATGGCTGATAGAATTTATAGAGCTGTAGAAAATCCTGCAAATAAGAGAGGAACATTTGACGTGAACACTGGATTAGCTGAACCAGACAATCTTGTTGATTATTATGCACCTGCTATGTACGGTAAAGAAATGTATAAAAAAGGCGGTGAGTTTGAACCACACATGATGTATGATCCTGAAAGCGGTAAAGGTTATAAAGCTAAAGTACCAGCTGATCATGAAAGAATGGCTAAGATGGGATATTTGCATAAAGAGGAAATGCAAAATGGTGGAGATCCTCCAGAAGAAAATTATTCTGATCTTAAATATGCATACAATAAAGGTAATCTTTTAGGATATTTAGAAGATCAAGTAGATAATTCTCTTGGTTCTATGCGTTATGACTTCCCATATACGAAGGAACAACAAATGATAATAGATGACATTGATGGCGCTCAAGACGAGTTATATAGATATGAAGACAGGTTAATGCGTATACATGACTATGATAAAAGCAAATTTACTGATGAAGAAATAGCAGAGTTGAATCGTTTAACAGAAATTTGGGAAACTAAAAAGAATTCTGATGCTTATAAGAGTCTTGAAGCTTTGATGGAGTTTAGAGATATAAACTCAGATCCATTAAGACATGGTTATTCATCAGCTGTTACTGCTCAAACAATAGCAGATAAAGCAGGAGCTTATATTCCTTTTTCAGATTATCTTCCTCATGATGAAATAATAGGTGCTATTGGTGCAAATATTTTGGGCGCCGGTCACGAAGCTTCCGCATTTGGTAAGGATGAAAGACCTTTTATGACAAAGGCTAAGGAATCTGGAATGGATATGTATAATAACTTTTTGGGTTCTATAATTGGTGCAACTACAAATACTCCAGAAGAAGCTGCGGCCTTAGTTACTGAGGCTGTTAGACAAGGTTATACATCTGCAGGAAAGATAGAACGTGAATATGGTGGAGAACTAGAAGTAGATAATGATACTCTTGCTGCATTAATAGCTGCTGGAGCAGACATAGAAATGTTATAATTATGGCAAAGATTAGATTAAAAAAATTACCTGATGGTTTTGAAATTAAAAACGGTAAGGTTACAAAAAAGATGAAACATGGCGGTATGATGACCGGAGATCAATCTGGTTATGGTCTTGTTACATCTCCTTATAATTTTGGTAATGACCAATTTAACAATACCAATGACGTAGATGTTAGATACTCTTTATCATCCGTACCTAGAGAAGTTGCTAATATAGAAGCAGAAGGTGGTGAGACTGTATTGACAGATCTTAATAATGATGGTAGATTTGGTTTGTATGACATTAAAGGTCCTAGACACAGTAGTGGTGGCGTACCAATGTATTTGCCAGAGCAATCATTTGTATTTTCTGATACAGCTAAAATGAAGTTTAATAGACAAGAGCTTGCAGAGTTTGGTATTGAATCAAGAAAGAAAATGACTCCAGCTAAGGTTTCTAAAAAATACCAGCTCAATGAATACATAGGAGCAATGGCAGATCCTTTTGCAGATAACATTACAACCAAAAGTGCTGAATTAATGATAGATAAAAATCAAATGAGTTTATCAAAATTAGCATTTGGACAAGAAGCAAAGAAACAATTTTCAGATGGTGTTCCAGCAACTGCTCATCCTTATTTGATTTCTCAAGGTATTAATCCTATTGAGTTTACTCAGAAAGTAGAGAATATCACAAGAGAGCAAGCTGCACAAAGAATGTTTGAAGGATTATCTCCAGAGCAACAAGCTCAGGTAATGGCATTAAGACAGATAATGGAACAAGCTGGTCAAATGTCACAACCTATGGCTGCTTATGGTATGGAATTACCAAGAGCCCAAAATGGTATTGAATATCAAAAAATGTCTAATGGTAGATATGGTATACCATTTACAGCAGATGCTCAAGAAGGTGTTTATTATTTTAATCCAGCAAACGGTACAGCATATCAATTTACAAACGGCAAGTATGTAGAAATAGGAAAACATGCGGTAGATACAGAGGGTAATCCTGTAGGAAGTCTTATTCCAACAGGAAATCCACATGCTGGTACTCAGTATAATACAACAATGGAAAATGCAGGCTGGGTTTGGAGTGGTGATGCACAAGCATATGTTAAAGCATCCGGTCCTCTTGATCCTACTCCTCCTGCTACAACTATTCCTGCTACAACTATTTCTGGTTCAGCTGCTGGAGCTTCTGCACCACCTTCTCCTACACCTTCTCCTGCTGCGGCACCTGCTGCGGCACCTGCTGCTTCAAGAAGAGGTGGTAGAACAACCTTAGATGTTTCAGAGATTGAAGGTGGTAGAGGGTTAGGTGATAACTATTCACAATATCAAGAACTAGAAAGACTATTTACTTCTGGTGATCCTATGTGGGAAACTACAATTGATAGAGCTTATGTTGCTTTTGTTGCTAACGCAAAGGCGCAAGGTATTCCTGAATCTGATATCCCATCTAAGGCTGAGATGGTTCAAACATTCCTAGACTACCAAAAGAATAACTATATGATTGCAGATCTTATGCCTGAAGACATGAGATATGCAAAAGAGTTAGATAGAGGTAGAGGAGATAGAAAAAATAAAAACACTCAAGCTTTATTTGATAGAGCAGCAGAACTTTATCCAGATCTTTATGGTGGTTATAACATTGATGACAAAACAACACAATTAAATCAATTATTCTTCCAAGCTGTTACTATAGCAGATAAGGATAATGCTGAGCCATACTTATCATATACAGCAACTGGACCAAATCAAAATACTAACTGGGCTGTAAATAAGAAGATTTCTAAGAAAGATGGATTCTACGGTAATAATACTTTGAATCAATTCTTACAAGTAGCAGAGCCAGAACCAGAAAAAGAAAAAGAAGAAGAAGGATGTCTTTGTCCCGATGGTACATATTCATTAGAATGCTGTGATGAACCAGGAGATATACAAACATATAGAGATCCTGATCTTGACTTCTACACACAAGATCTATATAAGGGAGCAGCAATTGCTCTTAGAGATAGAAATATGTACATGCCGTTCAGACAGCCTATTGAAAGACCAAGAATAGATTATGTACTAGAAGAACCTACAAGACAGCTTGCAGATGTAAATGAGAAATATAATATAGCTGCGCAGGCAGTAGGTGCTTTTGCGGGTCCTCAAAGCACAAGTGCTAGGTTAAGTAAAATGTCTGGTGATGCAATGACGCAAGCCGCTAACGCATTTGCAAGAGTTCATGGTAGAAATATTAATACAGTTAATTCTGGTTTAACACGTCAGGCTCAATTAGACTTTGCGGTTAACAGATTAAATGCTGAAAGAACTGATCAATTGTATGATGCAACACAAGCTACATTGCAAATGTATGATAATGAAAAGAATGCTGACATGAATGATTTCATGAACTGGCAGGCAGATGCTCTTACAAATGCAGTGGGCGCTTACAATTTAAGTAGTCTTTATGATCAATTTAATATTAATCCTGTAACAGGTGGTACCATTGATTTTGTAAATGGTAGAAGACCTATTCCAAGTAAGCAAGGAGATCCTAGAGTTGCTAAACAACAACGTATGCAAGATCTACAAGATTTGTATAACATGTTTGGTGAAGATGGTGTCAACAAAGCTATGATAGATTACTATACTTCAGGAACAACTCAAGCAGAGAATCCAATGCTTAGTGGGAATTATGCAGAAATGTATGGTCTTACACCAGAAGTACTTGCGACAATGAGTTTAGCAAATGGTCAAGGAAAAAAAGGAAAAGAAATTAAGAAGTTTGCAGTGCCTTTTTACACAGGAAAGATGGGTTCATAAACTTAAAGAGTGTAAGCATAAAGCTTTTAAAACTTAGAAAATTTTAGTAATTTAGATTTATGGCAACTTATATACCAGGAATAGATAGTTACATCCCCACGTATGAACCGTTTGAACCAGATTTTAAATTTGCTCAAGCGGTACTTTCTACACGTCAGGATAGATACGATACAAACTATAAAGCAATAAATGATTTGTATGGTAGTGTTGTCTATGCAGATTTATCAAGACAAGATACTCAACAAATTAGAGATCAATTTGCTCAGCAATTGGTTCCACGTATTAATCAAATAGCTGAATTAGATTTATCTATTGGTGCAAACGTAGATCAAGCACGTGGTGTCTTTAATCCATTTATAGAAAATAAACTAGTTCAACAGGATATCTATAGAACAGCAAGATATAAAGGAGAATTACAACGAGCTCAAAGCTTATTAAATGCTCCAAACTCAGATGCTAGTAATAAGTATTGGCAGACAGGTATTGATTACCTAAACTATCAAATGCAAGATTTTATAGAAGCATCTCCCGAAGACGCTGCAAATAAACCTCTACCTACTTATATACCTAATGTCAATCTATATGATATGGCATTAAACTATTTGGAAGAATCGGGTTTAGAAGTTGAGGATTTTTATTTTACAAAAGATAACAAGTTTATTATAAAACAAAAGAATGGTGAGCTTGTATATGATGCATCATTTGAAAGAGTCAGAAGAGCATTGGCTAATAATGCAAATGTTCAAAGAGCCTATTCTGCTGATGCATATGTAAAAGCAAGAAGACATGCTGAAGATGGTGTAGCTGCTGGTAAATATCAATCAATAAATGAAGGTAGAGTACAATGGGCACAAAGTTTAATAGCAGATATTAACTTTAAAGCAGCAGAATTAGAATTAACTCAACAAGGAAAATTAAAAGAGTTAAAAGAACTAAGAGAGAAGCATGAAGCAAAAATTACTGATGTTGGAGAAGATAGATTATCACCAGCTCAAAGATCTGCTTATGAGCAAGTTGTATTAGCTCTTGAAGAAATGGAGTTAGAAACAGAATCTAATAGAGCTTTATTGGGATCTGTTAGTCAACCTACCCCAGATGAAGAAGCATTGATTAACAAAGCTTATGCTATGTTAATGAACTGGAATATTAATGATGATCTAAGAGCAGCAGCTAGAAGTTATTCTATGCAAAGTGCTAGTAGAGATATTGAAATTAATGATTTTCAAAGAGACATAGAAAAGCACAAGCTTGATATGATCCGTGATGCAGCAGATAGAAAATTTAGAGCTGAACAAAATGCATTAAACAGAGCAAATGAGCTAGAAGCTGCAAGAATAAAAGCAGGTTTATTATCACCTGAAAGTAGATTAGGTAATGCTTTGGGTAAGCTTAGTACAGGTCAACAAGATGTATCGTATGTTGCAAATGCAGATGGCGAACCACAAGCTGATTTTGATGCTCTAAAATTAGCAGAAACAGAATTCAAAGATGCAGATGACAAAATCTATAATGAAACAGTTGGTGTAGTATTAGATTACTATCAAATTGACCAGGCAAGTAGAGGTCAAGCTGGTACTCCTGAAACTATAACTCTTCCAACTCAAGGTGGTGATAAAGTATTTACTTTAGATGAAGCTAGAGTAGAATTACAAAAACCTCAATATAAAGAGTGGGTTGCAAAAGAATATGAGAAAATTGATGAAGCTCTTGCAACTCAAGACTCTAGGACAGAGAAAGCACCAAATATTACAAACGCTCAAGCTACTTTGTTTAAAAATAGGATGAGCGATATGCAAGGTTTAGCAATGCGAACTGAGCGTGGTAGAGAGTTACTAGAAACAAAAGCAGTAGCTAACTGGGGACAGATACTTAACTTTAAAGACGCGGTTGGAGTAGAAGAAGTTCTTTATGATATGAGTTATGGTGCTCCATCCATTGTTCAAGATGGTAAGATTTTGTCTAAAGAAGAATTTATTGATGTAGCCATAGAAAAAGCAAGAAGAAGAGAATATACAGATTGGGTACGGCTTGATGAAGATTTCTATACAAAAGGTACGGAGCGTGTGGTTACACCTATGGGTACCTATGGATGGAGCGGCAATATGGAGGAAACCCTTGATGAAGACTGGGTTACAGAAGAAGCTACTAAAGCTTATGAAAAACAATATAACGTGCTAAATAGAACCTTAAATGGATACTATAACTATTATGCTACAACTGAAGCAGATACAGATGCTGGAGCAGAAAGACCATATGAAGTGTTTGATGTATATCAAGTTCTAAGAGGTGGTTCTGTAAAAAATATGTCAGATGGTTCTGCATTTATGTCTAACTCATATAACTCAGGGGTTATTGTTCCTAGTAACATTAATGGTTTAACTACAGAACAAGAAAATGTTCTTGTTGATTTAATTAATCAAGTTAGCACAGGTGGTGTTCAATATATCCCCGGTGATGTTAGAGAGTTTGAAAGTTCAGACGTTACCAAAAAAGTTGAAAAAGATGGTGATAAAGCAAGACGTGTTGTTGGGCAAGCGTTAATGGATCTTGATGCTGGTAGTCAAGGTTCTAGTATAAAAGATAAAGCTTTATTTAGTGTCAGCTATATAGATGCATATGGAGCAATAGACTCCCCTTCAAAAGATGGGGCATATGTAATTACATTTGATCAAGATTATTTAAAGAAATTAGCAACGGGTGATACAGATGATCCTGGTTATGGTATTCTTGAAAAAATAGAAAAAGATAAATTTTCTACAATTACACTTATGGTAAATCCAGATCAAGATATAAGTGGTTACTCACAAAGCAATTATAATTATTCTATGGTAGATACTGAAATTCAATTTGATGGTAAATACCACAGAGAAATTCCTGGCGCAGGAGAATTTAAAATTTGGAGAAATAATGGTGTATATTATACAACTTTAACAGAGAGATCATTTGATCCAACTGCAGGTACAGAAAATCATTACGTTGAAATAACACGCCCAATGGAAATGATAAGATATCCAATGGATCCATCTGTATACGGAGAATTAGCTGGTCAACCTGTTAAAGCAAATGGAATACAACAAATTGCTGACTATATTGAGTTTATAAAGATGCAGGAGATTTTAGAAAAAAATCAAGCTGCAGAAGCTTTATATAACAAGACACAAAAATAAAGAATATAATATCTAGGCATGGATAATAATTTAAACAAACCACTAGATCAACAGGGGTTTTCAAATTCATCACAAGCAAATAGAGAATATGAACCAGTTGATATTTTAGATTTAGGATATGATCCTGATTATCTACAAACTGTAGATGATGAGTATCTTAATATGGTTACTACCATAAGTCCTTATATCAATGGTGTTCCTGGATCTGCTCAAGGAGTTCCTCAACAAAAGCCTGTAGATTTTGCGAACACGTGGTTTGATGTTAAACAAACATTTTCTGAACCAACTAGTCAAAGAGATATTAAGCCAAGAACATCTTTTAGTATTAGAGAAACAAACTTTGATCATTTTTATGCTCATCCAAAATTTGCAGACTTAGGCTTTAATCCATATAGAGACAATGAGACTTATTACAATGAGAACTCTACATGGTATGATAACTTTAGTAGAGCAATGAGCCAATTTGGTGAAAACTTTTCACCCGGTTTTAGTTTCTTTGGTTTATCAGATGCACTGTTTGATAATAATAATCAAGGTGTATTTGATTTATTTGATGGAGATCCAGACACAGAATCTGCTGTAAAAATGGAAGAAGCCCTGAGAATTGGTAATGATACTCGTGAAGGATTTGGTGCAGCATTTAACAGATTTGCATTGAACTCCGCATATAGTATTAGTATTATGTCAAGCATTGCAGCAGAAGAAATTGCAATGTGGGCAGGAACGGCAGCACTAGCTGCTGCAACACCTGTAACAGGTGGCGCATCTGGTGTAGCAGCTGCAGGAGCAGCAGCAGCTTCAACTGCAAGAACTGCTTATAATATGGCCAGACTTACAAGGATGTTTAACAGAATGGGCGATGCATTTGCTATTGGTAGAGCTTTTAAAGGTGGGAGATCTATTGTTGGTGCTTTAAGAAATACTGATAAAGCCCGTGATTTTTGGACAGGAATTAAATCAGGAGAAAATCTAGCAGGAAGAATATTCTTACCTGAAACAATGCAAGCCCTAAGAAGCTTTGATAAAACAAAAGATGTAGGTACTGCAATACATAAACTTGGTAAAGGGTATGCTGCTTTTGGTGGTTTTTACAGAGATATCAGAATGATTGATCTAGCTCTTGATGAAAGCCGTCTTGAGTCTGGGTTTGTTTATAATACCATGATGTCTAATGGTATTCAAATTGAAAGAGATAGAACAGGTCAAAAAAATCTAACAGATGCTCAGCTTGCATCAATTCAAGAACAAGCGGTTAAAGCCAGTTCAACTACAACTTGGGCAAACGCTCCTGTAATTTATTTGACTAATAGAATTAGTTTAGGCGCTGTTGTTAGTCCTTTTAGTAGAGGATTGGCTAGAGCACTTGACAATAGTACTGGCAAACTCGGTAAAAAAATACTCCAAACTAAGAAAACAGTTGGTGTTGATGGTAAGATAGCAAGAAGTCCTTTTGAAGTAAAGAAAAGCATTTGGACCAAAGCTGGTAGACAACAAAGAAGAAATGCATATAGTTTTGGGGATTATGTGATGAAAGGTGCCCACGGTGCTTTAAGATTCTTTGCAGCTAATATTGCAGAAGGTGTTCAGGAACTTTACCAAGAAGGTTTACAAGTTGGTGTTGTAGATTACTATAGCGAACTGCTTAAGGATCCAGCAACAGACACTCGTGTTGCACTTAATGCTGCATTAAATAATGCTGTTGATAGTCAATACTCAGCTCAAGGTTTTGAGGTCTTTATGTCTGGGTTTGCTACCGGGGGTATCCTAGGTGGTGGATCTAAACTTATCTATAATACAGTACCAGATACGTATAATAGAATCTTTAATAAGGAGGAGTTCCAGAAGAACAAGCAGGATAGAGAAAATCTTTTAAACACTCTTGTAAAGACTGCAAATGAAAAATGGGATCAACAAGCAGAACTAAATTCTTTATTTGATACAGCAAACTTAAACTTTGTTAAGGTAAGACAAGCTGCTGCAGAACAACAAAGATCTGCATATGAGCAAGATCCTCTTGGTTTTAAAGATAACCAAGATTACTTAGAGTTTGCTCAATTAGAATCTTTGCTGCAGAATGATATGATTGAACCTTTTAGAAAACAACTAAAAGATTTAATGAACCTATCAGATGAAGAACTTGCTCAAGCTTTTCCTAATGCAGCTAAAGATGCAAAGAGTGGTAAGGTTAGAAAGAGATTGCAAGATTTCTTAGATAAATCATATAAGATAGAAGATAACTACAATGATCTTAATGATAAGTTCCCAAATCCATATGATGCAAATGCTTATAAGAAAGGATCTAGAGAGTATAATAATGAGTTATACAAACAAATAGCTTGGAATCATGCAAGATACCTAGCAATGTTTACTAGAACAGCATTTGAAGATTCTTTAAAAAGGATGCAAACAATTGCTAATGAACTATCATCAAGTGATTTAGTATATGTTCCTGGAACAGAGGGTGGTATTAATATATCTAAGTTAGGCGCAAGTGATCTAACAACTCTTCTGGATCCAGATACTATACAAAGAGAGATTTCTTTACTACAAGCGGAGATTATAGCATTAAAAGAATCTGAAGCTGATGCAGAGTTGTTGGCTAAAAAAGAAAAGAAACTTAAGCTCCTTAATAATTATCGTAAGGTATTAACAGATCCCAAGAATCAAATATCAACTAAAGGCAAAGACGGTGCAACTAGATTTGATAAAAGAAAGATTGGTAGTCTTACAACCATTGCAAGTGAGCTTGAAGAAGTTAATGGAGAAAAGATTCTTAAGTCAACTGAAACATCAACTTTAGAAAAAGCATTTGTTGCTTACATTGAATTCTTAGCAGAAGAAAATGGAGCTTATGCAAACAAAGCTAAAGTAAAAGAGGTCTTAAAGAAAATGGTTGACTATGGTGAGCTACAATATAGAACAAGAGCTTATGATAAAGCTGTTGAGTTTATGGCTAATCCTGGTAACTATGAATCAATTGTAGAAAGAGGCGCTGCTTTCTTTAAACAGCAGTATGAGCAAGACAGAAAAGCAGTAAGAGAAAGAATTGATGCTGCAATAAATAAGGAAGAAGCAGCACAAGTTTTAAAAGACTTAGATGAATTAGGTATTGTACCTGATCCAGCTGAAGCAGAATTATTCTTAGAAACCGGTAACCCAGAGTTTCTTCAAACTTTTTACACAGAAAACGGTCTTGTTGAAAAAACAGTTGATGCAGATAAAGTTATGGAGATTGAGAGAATCAAAAATAACTATATCAAATTAACTCAGCCAGAAGAAGTACAAGATACAGAAGATCTAGAAGAAGAACTTGATGAGGATGCACCTGACTCTGATAAAGCGGCAAAGGTCATCAACAATGACGAGTCTGTAAATGCTTTTGCAAAAGGTATACTTAGAAGAATACACAAAGGTGTAAACGCTGCAAGAACAGCAACTGGTAAGCAAAGATTATCTCTTGAACAATATAGTGCATCTAAAGAAGGACAGAAGGTTGCTTCTATTCTTACGGACTTAAAAGCATTATGGGTTGCTTCTTTAGATCAGAGTAAACCAAATATAGGTGATGTAATTAAAGAAGAGAGAGGATTCAAAGAATGGATCCAGGCTAATAAAGATAATGACCAAGTGCGTGAACTAGTTATAGATGCTGGTGAAAGCGTTGGTTTATCATTTGAAGTTCTTTCTGATCAAAAACAATCTACTCCTGCAAACAGCAAAGATAAAATTGTTGAAGAGCGTGCTGGAGTTAGAATTAGAAAAACTAAAGCTAAGGTAGAGGGTAAGCTTGTAGATCAATATATTGTTGAGCTTTCTAACGGTACAGAGATTTCTGATGAACTCTATGAAGCAGCTGGTATAGACAAAAGCAAAATTAGAGCATCATACTCTAAGATCTCAGATGCTAAAAAAGTTTGGAGATCATTATTAAGCACAGTACCAGAAACAGATCCTTTTGAGTTTGCGGGACAAACCCTTCACTATGGTGATATTGTAGTAGATAAGAAAGGTAAGAGATATGTTTCTTTAGGTACACCAGCTAAAGTAGAATCTAACGGCACCCTATTTATAGTACCAGAGGAAGATATAGAGAAATACAAAACAACCAAGCAAAGAGAGAAAGCTGCTATCAGAGTAACTGCTGATGAATTTAAGTCTAAATTCTCTGTATTGGAAGAGTCATTTGCTGACACCCTTGTTACTAAAGATATGCCAAGAGCTGGTGCTAAAAGCATCTTGGGTATATATCCAATGTCAGATACTCTTGATAGAGAACAAGGTGAGACAATACTATCTGTATTACTTCAAAATCTTTCTCAAGAAGATTTGCAAAACATTAGAGTAGTTGTTAGCGAAAATAAAAAATCTTCTAATCTATCTGACTTTAATGGTACCAATGGTACCAATGGTAAGACAAATCCATTAATTAAGTATACTGACGAATCTCACAGCTTTAGACTTGTTATAGCTGATCCTGAGCTTAGAAATAAAATAAATAAGATATTAAGAGATGCTGGGCAGGAGGGTTCCCTAGACTCTATAGATATTCAATTGCCTTCTGGTAATTTAAAGTTTTTTGCAGAAGATGGTTCAGAAGTAAATCCATTTACTCTTTCAAAAGAAGAGGCAAAAAAATATTTCTCAGATCCTGTTAAAGGTATTAGAGACTTAGCAACTCAGCAAATAATAAGAAAAAGAATTTTAGATAGAACAGATGACGTTGAAAACATGTTCTTATCTGATTTTGTAGAAATGCTGAGGTTTGGACAAGGATTCGGCAAGCTTTATAGTGATGTTCAAACCGCAGTAGAATCTTTACCATACAGTACTTATGATGGAGAATTTGTTGTAATTGATTATAGTTATAGATTAGATCCTCAAACTAAGAAAAGAAATAGAATTGTAGATGTTAAAACAAATTATCCCAAAGGTTCTAAAGAACACAAGGAATTAAGAAATAAAGTTTTAGCTGAACTTAATAATAAGACATTACAGAATGGTACATCATTATTAGATTTTCTTAAGAGTAAAAATGATAGATATAATGCTGTAATTAAAATGCCTAACGGCAATATTATATTTGCTCCATTAAAACCAACAGCTCTTGATCAAGAAAGCAAGGATGGACTTTTACAAGAGATGCTTGACCGGGCTGCTAAAACAGTTGAAGAAAACGTTGATATTGTAGAAGGTAAAAAAGTAGTTAAGTCTAAAGGATACAACGACACCTTTAATGATGAGTTCAATGATAAGTTTTATATTTCATTGAGATCTGGTTATGATGCTCAATTAAAGGTAAGTGCTCGTGGTGCCTTAGAGCTAGTACTTATTGATACAGTAAATGATAAAAAGCTATTCTCCGCATTTATAGACCCATCTACAACACAAGTTGATTCTTTTGATAAATTAATGAGTGCTTTAAATGCTGCAATGAATGCAGATGCAACTGTAAAAAGTCTGAAGTTAAAAGCAACCTCTGATTCATTTAGAAAGAATATACCTACCGAGATTTCAGCACAAGCAATTAGATACATTACAACCACTAATATTAATCCTGAAGCATTTTATGATGTATACTTAGATTACTCTGTAGATGACGCTTCTGTAGAAGAATATATTGGTGCTCAAAGAGCTCTAGATAGTGTAGCTGATGATGATGTTGCAGATAACTCAAATGCTCAACAAACATTAGACAACTTAAATAATCAATTGTCTGCAGCTACTGTTGATGAACTGAGTGAAGAAGAGTTTGAAGAACTTAGAGCAAACAACTTTGAAGGTATTGATTCTGAATTCTTAGATGCTATTGCTGCTAAGTATGCCGTTGGTGAAGCTCTTTCTGAAAGAGAGGGTGTAGTATATAATGTACTTACCAACATGATTGAGTTTAAAGCGTCTCAATTAAAGAGTCAGACTAAAGCAGATGATGATTATGTTCAAGCTAAGAATGAATATGATAAAGCTAAAGCTGCTAGAGAGGCTTACGTTGCTGATTTAAAAGCAAAAGTTGATGCTGGTAAACTAACAAATAAAGATTTAACCAACATTTTAGTTGGGGGTGTAGATCAAGCTTACAATGAACTTAATGAAGAGTTCAAGAAAAGAGAAAGAATCTTAAATAGCTTTGCTCCTAAGATTGTAGATGAAGACTTCTCAGCTGAAGATGTTGAAGATATTGATACATTTATTACCTGGGCTGCAGAAAATCTACCTGAGTTTGTACAGATTAGAGATATTAGTGAAGTAGCAGAAAGACTAAAAACTAATGGTGTACCTGTTGGTTTGTTTGCTATGCATCTTAGAAATCTTGCTGGTCAACTAGAAATAGGTGGTACTGTATATGTAGGTTCAAAAGGTTTTAGATACCATGAAGCTTTTCATGCAGTGTTTAGATTATTACTTAGCGAAGAAGAGCAAGCTAAATACTTGGCTATAGCGGCCGATGAAGTAAGAGCTAAGCTTAAAGCAGAAGGCAAAACCCTTGCAGAAGAACTACAGAAGTTCAAAAACTCTGCTGAGAAATATCAGAACATGTCCGAAAAGCAACTCAAGAAAGAGTACTATGAAGAATACATGGCTGATGAGTTTGAGAAGTTTAAAGCTAATCCTAAGTCAACACAAACTAGTTCTGTAATTAAGTCATTCTTTAATAGACTTATTGAGTGGATTAAGAATGTATTTGGTACATATAGCGTTAGTGAATTACAAAAGTTATTCAGAAACATTGATGCTGGTAAATATAAATCAGCCGGTGTACAGAATAATATGTTTACACAAGGTCTCAAGCCTGGTATTACATTAGAAGCATTTAAGGTTCTTGCTTATGATGAAATAGAATTAGAGAAAGGTGTTGCTAAAAAATATCTTGATCCTGATACAGCTGATACTTTAATCAGAACCATGACTGGTACATACTTGACAAGACTACAGGGTGGTGAAATAGAAGATCAAGAAACTAGACAAGAACTTGTTATGAGAGTCATTAAGGATTTTAGAGAACTCTATGATCCTATGGCAGATCACAATAGCAATAAGTCTGGAGATCAAATTGAAAAGATGATCAAAATTTACACTGCACTGGGTGGTGTGATTGGTGAAGAAACTGTAGAAAAGACAATTAAGAAAGCAGAGTATGAGAAAAATACATACGATGCAGTTGCTCAATATATTTCTTTATTTGATAGACAAATAAAAGATGAGGAGTACGCGAATGAGGAAATAGAATATGATCAAGGTTTAAGAGGTGTTGGTGATTGGAATACTGATCAATCAATGATTGGTGGTTTCTCTAGCTTGCCTGTTGCATTTAGAGCATTTATAGGCACAACCAAGATAGAAGCAGCTGATGAGTTTGGTAATGTAGAATTACTAGACGGCAAGGGTGCAATATTTATTCCTGTAGATTATCAGAGTGCTTATAATGGTCTTCTTAAGTCTGTGAAAAATCTAACAGATGAGATTAGTATTCTTAGAGCAATGCTTTCATTTTCTAAAGGTAACAGACAAACAGCAGCTGTTGTAGATAAGATCTTTAGAACATTGGGTACATCAGAAGAGATTGTATTAACTGGAACAAGAGAAGAAATACTTGATAGTATCACAAACCGTGTATTCTTTAATGAGTTGTATAAAGGTCTTGAAAACTTTAGAGTAGATTATTTATTTGCTCACGTTAATACAAAAAGAGGCGTTCAAGGTAGAAAACTATTGTTGTACAATGCAGCTAATAGAGACGATGCGGCTAATCAGATTGATATATGGAAACAGTCACATAATGAAAGATTTAAAGCTATCAAGGAAAGTGAAGTTGACATGCTCAATGCAGTAGATGCTCTTGAAAGCTTGTTACCTTACTTGGAAACCATGGAAGCAATGGAAGACTCTAAGCTTTCATCTGTTGCTGCTCAGATATCTAATGATATATATGAGACTGTAGGTATAAAACTATCCCCCGCTTACATTGAATTTACTATTGCTGAGAACATTCAAAACAGAACTCAGTATCAACAATCTTTAGTTGAAAGTAACAAACAAGCTGAGGGGATTAGTAGAGATACAATCATAGAGTTCACAAAACAACTACAGCTAAATAAAACATCAAGAAGAAAATCAGCTTACTTGTTTACAAGAAAAGGTGGTATTAAATCTAGATTGCAGTTGCTTGCAAAGAATAATGCCTTGTTTGATGAGACAATTGGACAAAGTGTATTCTTAAATGCAGAGGGTAATTTTGTTTATGCTCACCAAATGCCAACGTATCATCTAAAAATGGTACAACAATTAAATGATGCAACCTTCCTTGAAGATTTAAGACAAGGTCAGGAAGGATATAATCTAACTAATATTCTTTTGAACAGTCCTGCTTTCATGCAGTTGTCAGAAGAAGAAAGGTTAAGCGTTCTTAGAATTGCTGGTACAAAAGAAAGTGCATTAGGATCTACTGATGAAAATGCATTAGATGAAAATGGTGGGGTAGCTCTAGATAAAGATGGTAAAACATATGGTAGTCTAACTGGTGCAGAGTTTACTGCAACTTTAGTGAATTCCTATTTAGCTAATTACCAGGCATTTAAACAACAGAATAAAACTGTTGTATTTACAAATGAAGAAGGTGAGATTGTAGAAACTGCGTTGGCTCCTGTTCTTATTAGAGTTATTGAAGCATCTAATACTGGTGATTTACTTGGTTTACCTATTATTAAGACTGTTGAATTTGATGCAAGTGGTCAACCTACAATTACAGAACCTACTGTTGATTTATTCTTTGAAGAACTTAGAAGAGAGTTTTCAAGAATTCAAAGAGAATCAAGCAAAGCTGATGAAGATAAAGTACCAATAGAAGGATACAATGCTAAGAATGGTGTTCTCACTGATAATGAAGGTAGAGCTTACCAGTTTAATGACACAGCTTCTTTGCTTAAAACAACCAGAGAAGAAGAAACAAGAGTTGATGCTAAAGATCCTAAGTTTACTTCAGAAATTGGAAATAGAGTATTAGATGGTACACAAAAGACAGTATATGTAAGTGATGCTCAATCTAAAACAATAGGTTTAACGCTAAAAAATACAAGAGCAAATGTTACAGTTAGATCTGGAGAACAAGAAGGTGTTTTTGTTTTAAGAGCGTTGGGTCAAACAAAAGTTGATAATACCAATATATCTAACATTGTTAAATCAATGGGGGATGCAGTTCAACTAGAAAAGTCTAAGCAATTTAACTTTGCTGTAAATGTTGGTGACACTACACTATATGTTGAGACTAAAGTAATGAAGGATTTCTTGGAAGGGAAAAAGACCAGATTTGGTTATGAACTTGTTCCTATTGATGAATTTAAGGAAGAAATTGCCCTTCAAACAGAATTTGATTTTAAAGAAGAGTTAGAACAAATAGCAATAAATAATCCAGACATTTCTTTAGAACAAGCTGTTGGTATGCTTAATGAATCATCAATAACACTTACTAGTTTCAAAGAATTACTTAAAACTAGATTGATGTCAGAGTATGAAAGATTTGCTCAAGAACTGGATAACCTGCGTGTTAAAGATTTAATTTCTTCAGATATATTAAATGGTATTACTGATGACAATGGTGTAGCACAAGGTGATGCCGCAATGGAACAGTTAAATCTTGTTAGAGATAATGAAGATTATAACTTAATGCAGATCTTCTTTAATGATTGGTTAAATACAAAAGCAATTAATCAATTATTACTTGGTGATCAAGCTATATCTCTAAAAGATTCTGTTGATAAGGTTAAAAGAGCTAAGATGCAAAATGCATCATATAAGAGTGCTTACACACCTGTTATTGATGAAAGTCGTGGTGTTTATCATGCAACTGAAAATATATCTCTTGTTACATTTAGTGATACTTTATTTGATAGAAAGTATTCTGGTGGTCAAGGTGAGAGAACAGATGCTCAGGTTTATATTACTACCAAAGCATTGCGTCATATGCTATTTGGTTTTGCAGAGCTTACACAAGATAAAGCAGAACTATTAGATAAATTAGAAAGAGGTGAAAAGGTAACAGCAAAAGAATACTATGCCGCTGGTGGTCATATCAAACAAGGAAGTGTATTTAACTCACTAAAACTTGTTTATGGTGATGGTCAAACATTCCTTAAAATGTCTGCGGTTGTTTTAACTCCAGAACTTACGACAAGAAAAGATGGAACAGCCAAAGTTCAATATGAAGAGCTACATAACTTAAGGTTGAAGCTTGAAAAGATTGAAGCTGATGGAGATCAAACAATAGCAATGGCTGCACCAGCTAGTGCAAGTAAAATGATGAAACCAAATGTTGTTAGCAATGAAGCAGCATTTGGTCAGTTTAATTCTAATGCTCAAGCATTGCCACACACAATGCTTAATGCTAGATTTATGGGATTGCAATTGGTGAACCCTTCTAATAAGCAAAAGATTACAGATCCAACACAGCTAAGAAGTTTGATTACTTCAGAACAGGCAGATGACGTAGAGGTGATGATTAAAACTCTAGATGGTTATGTATCTAAAACTTTAGGTGAACTAAGAGAATTCTATAATAGAGGAACAGCTGCTAGACTAAATCTTAAATATCATAATAAGGTGAATCTTATTGCTGATTTCAGTTTAGAAACTGCAATGAGATCATTAGGTGATAGTAAAAAGCTGGGGTCTTTGACAATAGAGTTAAGAGACTTTTTACAATTTGCTCAAGAAGGTCTTAAAGCAAGTCAAGCGTCTAGTAATGTTATTGAGTTCTTTGATCCAAGCGGTCAATATGATTTGAATAACCCTATGGTGATTGATAAGTTTGAGCAACTATTCTTATCATACTTTACCAAAGAAACAATGTCAGAAAAAGTAGCCGGAGATGCTTTAGCTCTTATGTCTGATAGTGGTGTGAAGGTTGTAAGACGTGTTTTCTCTGTAGATGAAAACGGTGTTCCAGATAAGTTTGAAGTCATTAGAGATAAAGTTTATAACAGCAATCCATTACCAATAGAAATTGACATAGACTCTGAGGGTAATCTTGTAGGATTAGCAGATGCAATTGAAAGATCAAATGGTAAAGGTGTTATTGTTAGAGATGAACTAAGACACAATCTTAAAGAGTATGATCAAGATGGAAACTTTACTGGGGTAAGATACACGGAATCTATAATGCCTGCGTTCTCTGAAGAAATTATGGAGATGATAGAGGAAACAGCCAAGGCTATGCCAGACGTATTTGCTAAAATGTTTGCTGTACGTATTCCTTCACAGGATAAGCACTCTGCATTGGCTACAAAGGTGGTTGACTTCTTACCATCATCTTATGGTTCCACTGCAATATTCTCAAAAGAACTTATTGAAATATCAGGAGCTGACTTTGATATTGATAAGGTATACACTCAAATGAAAGAGTGGTATATTAAAAATGGTAAGTTCATTGAGTATGGTGATACCACAAGAACTGATCAAGAACAGTTTGATGACTACATACACTATGTTGGAAAAGAAATAAACTCTCCATCATCTGTATATGCAAAAGCTCTTGAAAAAGGTAAAAGAAGATTAAGAGAGCAAGGGCGTTTTACAGACGAAGAAGCAAAACGTATTGGCAAAGGAATTACCACTGCATTAAAAGTTTTAGGCTTACCAACAACAGTAGAAGAGTTTGTTGCTTATAGAGATGAGTTTGGTTATCCATATGAAGCAGCATTAAACAATCAATTATTAGATTATAAGTTTGCTTTGTGGGGTAATGAAGGTAATACGGTTGCAAGAAAAGATGGAGAAAATCCTATTGCTTATGATCCTGCTGTACTTACACCATTAACTGATGTATGGGAGGATATTCAAAAAGAATTGCCAGAACTAGCTCAATTGGTTGAAGAAGAAGGCATAGACGTAGACAACCTATTTGGTAAAGGAAGAGCATTTAAGAATAATAAAGAAGGTGCCGGTGCAATTGGTGCTGCCGTACTACCAAACTTATACTTAAACCTATTAGGAGAATTTGATATTGAAATCCGTAGTAAAGTTGTTGGTGGTCAAACAATTCCTCAAATTGAATTTAATGGTATTAGATACAATAAGTTTAATGAGCAATATGAAAGACTAGCCAAAGATGGTAAAGAAACGCAAGGGAATAGAACTCAGTTTATTATTTCAGCATTGATTACAGCAATGACGGATAACGCTAAAGAACGTCTTGCAGCTAAGCTTGGTTTGAATAGAGATGCTCTTGCTGTAGTTACCACTCTTACTAAATTAGGTGTACCAATTAAGACTTCTATTCTTTTGGTTAATCATCCTATAATTAGAGAAGAATACTTTGCTGCTAATAACAAAAGAAGAGCAACAGATCCTGGTATTGCTACAAGAATTCAATCTATAATTAAAACTTTAGAATTGGATTTTGCAGATAATGGAATTAGAACAAATACAGTACAGGTTTCAGATGAATTGCTAAAAGAACAAATTAGAAAGGGAGACGATTTAGTAGTTAACCCAGAAATGGATTTTGAAGAAGCTTCTGCTATATACTCTATACTCAAACAATTTATGGCTGCTCATAACGTGAAGAGCTTCTTATCTAATATGAGTAGTGTCATGAATATCAGTAAGGGACCAGGTAGAACTTTTGCAGACGTAAATCAAAAACTTACAGAGATAAAAAATCTAGGTGTTGGATTGTCTGATAAAGAGTTTGCAGATCTAGAGTTTAAGGGTGCACCTGTACCTATAGATGTTAGACCTATATTCAAATCAGATGCATGGCAAGCAAACATGGTTAAAGTACTAAATCACTTTAGTAATGTTATTCTTCCTAATGTATTTGTTTCTAAGACTCCTGCATTTGATAGATTGCTTTCTGCTACTCTACGTAACTTAACTAGCAATGATTATGTACTAGACGCAGAACAAAAAGATAAGATTGGTAAAGACTTGCTTTCTTACTTAACTATTAAAGCATATATGCATTCTTTAGATAAGAAGGGATCACAAATGTCTCTTGGTTCTTTGAATAATGCGTTTATTTATCCTCAATCTGGAGCTGCGTTAAATATAAACGGATTGGTAGATCAGTTAAGAGAGATTTATCCTGATAACTTCTTCTTAAATGAGTTTATTTTTAATGAGAATGCTAGAGATCTTGACAATAAGTCTGGTATTCATAAGGCAGAATCAAACACGTTTGGTAAGAGAAGTGATATTGATAAGCTTAGAATTCAGAATTCATTTATTGAAATCTTTTCTAATAATAGACTAGAGGCAACACACCTTATCCATTACATGATGGTTAAAGATGGTTTGCAGTTTGGTGCGGGTTCTTTACTTGAAGCTGTTACCCCAGCATTGCTTGATACATTTAGTACAAGTATTGAGGATATCCATGATATGATGAAAAAGGATAGACTAGATTTGTTTGAGTCTAAGTTTGGTATGAGCTATCGTGAACTATTAAATGACTTTGTCCTTGGATACTTGCAGTCAAACAAGAATAATATACTTCTTAATAGAGTAAGCAATATACCTTTCTACAAACAAGTATTTGAAGAAACAGAAGTTCTTCGTGGTCAGGTTAATAAAAAGATTGTAGAAGCAAATCCTGATAAGGTATATGTTTATGTTGATAACGCAAAACAATTGGGTACAGTTGGATCTTCTACTGTTAGAGGAATGGAAAATGCATTACCATTAACTTTAATGTATGATCTTACTACAATGTTTGATAGTGAAGATCTTGATTCATTTGTTGAGCGTTTTGATACAGAGGTTAATGATATCTTAGAGTCAGGTAAACCGATTGTATTCCCTAAACAACTATTGGACAAAAAGCAACGTAAGAAACTAAAGTCCGCAAGCAAAGATATTTACAATTATATTGAGCAAAAATTACGTCAAGAGTTTGGTTACTCTCTTACAAAAGGGGTGCTTACCGAAACGGGTAGTACAACACAAAGAGCAATCAACGTAGCTCCTATTGCAATGAGCTTGACAAATGAAGAAAACGTATTTATTGTTGATATATATAAAGGTGTAAAACCATTTAAGAGAAGTGGAAATACTCAAAACACCAGAAAGTTTGGTGACAGATTTAATGAAAATCAATTTAAGAAACTTGCAAAAAACATAAGCCAACTAGAAAGAAAAGGCTTTGTAATTAAAAAAGATATAATCATAAATGGTAAGCGCACCTTTGTGGTAGAATTACCTGCAGTTCTTAAAGTTGTTACCGGCAAGAAAAATAAAACGGTTAGATATTTTAGACTTAAAGAAACCTATACACCTGTTACGGTAACAGAGGATAATATTATTAACTCTTCAGAGGGTGTGTCTATTGGTAATGCTGGTGTATATGAAGAGATTAAGATGAAAGGTTCTAACTACCAAAATGGTATTGGTTTTATGTTTGATGGTGGTGGATTTGAACGTCCTGCTTATACTGATATCCGTACCTTTGTTGAAAAGTTAGAAAAAGAAGGTGGTTTTGAAGAAGGGTTCTTACCTGTATCAGAACAAGCTGCTTTATCTCAAGCAAAAATTATGGGTTATGATATTGATTACATAGGCAATACTGTATACGTTGATCTTAATTCATTTGCTCCAGCAGGCGTTGGAAAAAACTTAGTTAAGGTATCTGATCTAACAATGGAGATGCTTGAGGAAAATGATTTAGGTCTTACTGCAGAAGACTTTGACGAATATGCTCCAGGTGGTGGAGGTGGAGTTGAAGCCGATGTAACTTCTCAAGAGGTTGATGCTTCTGAGGCACCTGCAGTAAGTTTAAGTTTGTTTGATCAACTTGAAGAAACAAACTTAGAAGAAGAGTATCCAGCTCTTGTTGATTTCTGGGATGAGAATGTACAAACAAATCCAGAAGCTAGAGAAAAACTACGTGATCAAAACATAAATGACCTTGAAGACTTTATTGCCCAAAGAAATGATCCAGATCTGAACTATAATAGTGACGAAGACTTCTTAGATAATATTAAATCTTGTATATTGTAATTATGGCTAAGTGTCCAAATAGAAATACAGCAGAATATAAAGCTCTACAAGCAGAGTTTGGTACAAATATTAAAACAGATAACATTATAAATGTTTATCAGGAGATTAATAATACAGAGGATATACCGACTGTTGCTCAAGCTAAAACCTATCTGAAAGATCAGAAGGCTGCTTTGTCTGCAAAGAAATTAGATTTTAGAGAAGCTCTTGAAAAGAATATTATTGGTACAAGACGAGCTAGTAGATACAATGATGTTATCTATGTAAACAATACAGCAAAGGGTACTAGAATATCAAACAAAAAGATTGCTCAGAATAATATTCAGAGAATCCAAGCTTTCCTTGATCAGAATAATATTTCTTATGGTCCAAGGCAGATGGTTGAATTTGTAGAAACAGATAATACATATAAGATTGTAATCAATGAAGACTTGTTTACAATGAGAGATGTTATTCCTGAAGCACGTGAAGATGTCAAAGGTCCTGTTAGAGCAATTCTAAATCATTTGAATAGAATGTTTCCTCAAGTTACAATTAACAATGTAACTAGAGCAGAGGCACAGAAAATATATAATAGCTTACCAGCAAACCAAAAAGCTAAGATTCCTTTTTCTCAAGTAAAATCTTTTTATGCAAATGGTCAAGCATATATCATTGGTCAAAGAATTAATGGTGATGTAGCAATAGAAGAAGTGTTGCACCCATTTACAGATGCATTGTATAAAGAGAATAAACCTTTGTTTGATGGTTTATTGAGGGAAGCCAAAGAAACCTTTGGTGAGTTAAGACAACAAATTAATCAGGCTTATAGTGATGATAGAGGTTTTAATCAGATGCACAGAGACCTTGAATTAGTTACTCAAGCATTAACAAGACACTTTAGACAAGAATACGAAACTCAACCAACAAAGAGTTTCTTGCAAAAGGTTAAAGAGTTTTTACAATGGTTCTCTAATATTCTAAAAGACTTACATAAGTTTATTACAAACAGAGATCTTGCAATTAAGACAAGTGATATCAAAGAGACATCAAGTCTTTCTGATGTTGCAAAGCTTTTAAACACAGATGATATTAAATTTAAGTTTGAGTTTAAAGCAGATAGGCAAGTAAGATACTCTCTTGATGACAAAACCAAAGTAGCAATGGATGTTGCAATGGATCAAGCAATAACAGATGTTCAAAAAGATCTTATTGCTAAACTTCTTAATGTAGCTAAAGAAACTGAGAAAAAAATAACCGGTTTTAGTGTAGGCAAAAATCCTGAGCTTTTTGATTCTGCAAGCCTGGTTGTACTGAATGAAGAAGATCACACCTACTATGACATAGAAACAGCTGAAGAGTTTTATTCTACAACCAGAGCAATCAAAGGAGAGCTGCTCAATAAAGAAGATCGTGAAATTAACCTTGCTGTGGGTAATGACTTTGATGCAATCTTAAATGCTGTTGTATCAAAGACTCTAGTGGAGGATATAGAAGGCATAACTAAACTCTCTGAAGAGGAGGTTGAACAAGTGTATGTTGATCTACAATCTCACTTAGATTCTCTTACTTCTGATGGCTCTGTTGCTATACCGCAGGTTGTCTTGTTTGATAACCAAACAATTGAAATTAATGGTAAAACTTATGGTGGTATAGCTGGTACTGCAGATATGATTTTAATTACACCTGCCGGTGAGATTAAAGTTCTTGACCTAAAGACCAGTCAAAACTATCTAAAGACAGATCCTGATAGATATGAGAAACCTCATCCTTTGCAAGATGATTCTTTGGTAAAACAAAAAACAGATAAAAAAGCACTTAGCACAAAAGCACAACACAATCTACAGATAGCAATCTATAGAAGAATGTTACAGAACATGGGTTACACTGTAGCCGATGGTCCTAATGCAATAAGCACTTTCCATATTAAAGTTAATATTGAGGAAGATGCAAAAGGTAAGAAAGTTTGGAAAGGTGGTTATCAGATAGAAGGTATTTACCGCCATAGTGTTTCTCAAATGGAAGAGGTTGTTGACAAGATTATTCCAGAGAACCTTGATCAAGAACAACAAGATAGAATTAATGAGGCTAGAAAAACTTCTCCTGACTACAATATAGCAGAAGAAGAACTAAGCGGAGATGAAGCTCAATCTGAAAATAATAATAATTCTAATGCTGAGGTCAATTATTACCTTGGTGCTTTAGAAGAATACTCAGCTGGTCTTGTAAAAAGGAGAGACGCTTTAAGAAAACTAAAAGGTGGTCTTGTACTTGACATGACTAAAGAAGGTACAATATCTGCAATCAATGATACCATTGCTAGTATAGAAGTTGCAGTTACTCAAGGACCACAAGCAATTAGAGCAGAGTATACCCGTGTAATTAGACAGGGTATCAAAGACTTGCAACAGTTTACGGATTACATACTAGATTCAGAGAATGTAAGCAAGCCTGAATACATCAATTATGTATTAAATTTTGACAGATATGCTCAAACCTTTAATGGTTTGATTGAACTATCAACTATAGACAATACACCTTTATCTAAAACACAAGCCAACTTAGTTCTTCAACTTCAAGCCAAACTGCAAAAACTAAGAGGTAGTCAAACAGAAACTGGCTTGGTTGATACGGCAATTTTCAACTTTGTTAAAGAAACAGTTAGAGTTGCGTCATCAGCAGAATTTTCAGATGCAGACCTGGATGAAATATTAACATCTGTTAGAGATATCAATGCTATTGAATACCAAAGTGGGGATATGGCTACAAATAGAGACACCCTACTTGCTGTATTAGATAAGATATATAAAGCTAAAGAGCAAGAATACTTAGATAAAGCACAAGCAAGAGAAAATAAAATTAGAGCTGTTGCTGGTAAGCTTGCTAAGTTAGATCCAAGTACAAAACCGGAAGATCTTTATAACTTTATGTTAGAGTTTGATGAGGCTGGTTTACCAACTGGATATATTGTTCAGAGATTGGGTCCTCAATACTATAATAAGATCAAAGAACTTAGAGACTTACTGTTTGATGAAGATGGTAATAGAATGGAATACATTGAAAAGTTCAATGAGGATGAAGCTACGCCAGAAGAGTTAGCATATAATAAGAAGCTTTATGAGCTAAAACAAGAAAATGCTAGATTCTGGAGAGCAGAGAGAGGTACTAGCGAAGGTGATATTGTAGATGGAAATTATCATGCATACACAGAAGAGTTTAAAACTTTAAGAGCAAAGTATGAAAGACCTGAAATAACAGCAAGTGGTTTTGTTATTTGGAAAAAGAAACGATCTGTAGATGCCAAATCTTGGAGAAAGTTTAGACAAACCTATGGTGAGTACAAAGAAACTTTCTTTATGGATAAGAAAAATGGTGAACCTACAGGAACTTTATCACCAGGTCAAATTTGGGTACCCCACAATAAATATAGATATGCAAAAGCTCAGGCTACTGTAAATGGTAAAAAGGTCAGCATGCTTAATGAAAAGTATGATGCTATAATGAATCCTGCAGTAGAAGATGAGTTATCTATTGCAAGAAGAGAGTTCTATCAATTCTATGTTGAGACAATGGAGGAGCTAACTAAAAAACTTCCACCTAATGTAATGGAACAAATGGCTGGTAGAATACCAACAATTCTTGCAAACAAAATCAAAAGAGAAGGTCCTGTTGTAGCTAAGATGTTTGCTAAGATGAAGAGAAATGTTGGTGACTTCTTTAAGGAAACAGGTAGTTATAGAAGAGTTGTGGTAAATGAGAAAGGTGAAATTGTAAATACTCTTCCTATTTATTACACAGGCAATTTAGCTACAGAAAAAGATCTTGAAAAGATTGAAGAGAAGAGAACTTTACTAAAAACCAGATTAGATTCTAAAGCTATATCTAAAACAGAATATAGAAATAAGATGGATATTTTAGATGTAGAGGAAAAAAGACTAAGAAAAAAACCTACAAGAGAAACACTAAACACTGATCTTGGAACAAGTCTTCTTAAGTTTAATACGATGGCTGAAAACTTTGAAGTCATGTCTACAATTGAAGATATTGTTACTTCTTTTATTAAGGTGTCTGATAAAAGAGAAGTTCTTGCTCCAGAAGCAAAATCAGATAATGTTGTTAGCGTTGTGGGAGATGCAATTGTTTCTGGTGCAAGTAAGGTTAGAAAGATGGTTCCTGTTGGTAATAGAGAAAACGATCTTGAAAGCAATATTCAAAAGAGAATAAAAAAATGGGCTAGAATGGTTTTCTATGACAATGAAAATCTTACTCAGACTGCATTAGAAAAAATGTCTGGTCTATTAATGGGTTACTCTTCCTTTGCATATGTAGCAACAAACCCTTTGGGTAACATTAATAACCTTACAATTGGTTTATTAAATAACACAATTGAAGTCATGGGTGGTAGGTTCTTTAAAAGGAGAGCATACCTTCAGATGAAAAAAGAATTTAATGTTGAGCAGGTGCTAGCAAAATCAGTTAGAAGAACTGGGTATATACTTGATGGTAAGAAAGGTTACTATGATCCTAAAAAACCCATGACTAAATGGGAGGGTTGGGTTGATGTACTCCGTATGATGGATAGCAAAACAGAGATCAGAGAAACGGATCAAGATAGCTACTTTCAAAAGGCTGGTAGCTGGTTCTATTTGCTTAATGATAGTTTTGAATATAATGTTCAAACTAAAATTGGTATGGCAATCGTAGCCTCACATAAAGCAGTGGATGAAAACGGAAATGAAGTAAACCTTTATGAAGCATCTACATGGGACAGTAAAAATCAAACAATTGTCATAGATCCAAAATATAAAATCTATGATATGAATGGTAATGAGGTTGAGTGGAATGATCAATATAGATATAAGCTACGCAATCAAATTAGAGAGGTTAATAAAAGAATTCATGGTAGCTATGCACGAGCAGATAGAATGGTTATGCAATCACATTTTCTTGGTAAGCTTGCCGTACAGTTTAAAAAATGGGTTGCTCCTTCAATCAAATCTAGAATGAGAAGAGAGCAATACGATGAGAACTTAGGTTGGGTAGAGGGACGTTATAGATCTTTTACCAGTTTCTTTGCGTTTGCGTTTAAAAATCTATCAGATATCAAAAACTTAAATAAGGTTTATGCTGAAAAACTTGCAGAAGATTTTGCAAGAGAAGAGGGTATAAACTATGGTCACGTGGAGCAACGTATCAAAAATAAAATTACAGGTGCTTATACTACAATGGGAGAAATTGGTTTAGTATTAACTATATGGGCATTAACTGAGCTCTTAGGTGGTGTACTTGCAACCGATGATGATGATGGTGAAATTGAAAAGAGATTGAAAAACCTTTTAAAGTACAATGCAGATAGAGCATCAAAAGAACTTTATGCTTTCTGGCCAGTTGTTGGTTGGCCACAGGCTTATCAATTAATTAAGAATCCAATTGCATCAGCTAACGTTCTTGGTCAGTTCTCAGAAGCTGTATATTCAACAGGACAAACTGCGATATATGGTTTGTTCTTAGATGATAAAGAGTTTAGAAAAAATAAAGAGGTTGTCTATCAAAGAGGTAAAAGAAAAGGCGATCTTAAAATGTCTAAAGAATGGAATGACGTATTACCTTTCTTGTACACAATACAGAGATGGCAGAACTTTGATCAAGAAAGAGAGTTTTATGTTAAATAATCACCTATAGACGGTGATTTGTTTGAGCTGGGTTGTAGAGGGAGTGATAAGCCAAGTGGGTTGAAGCCCCAACCTCTAGCAACCTAGCCGTTACTTTCCTATTTTCCAGTAAAGCTTTCCGGATACTACAGGCTGAAGATCTTGGTTTATGCCTACACCAAGACCATATGCTTGTTTCTTTTTGTTCCTATATAGTAATTCACCACCAACATAGTTAAGTTGATCAGTTCTACCTTGCATTCCTATCCCCCAGTAAAACTCTCTTTGATTTAGATAGATTTCTTTTGTGATTGTAGTTGTTGGATAGATAAGATCATACTGTATAGTGCGTGCAAAAATTTTATTTTGTGATACTGAATCAATTATAGTTAAGGTAAGACTATCAAGTTCCTGATTGTCTTGGTATACATAAGTAGCAAAGTAATCTTTTAGTATAGATGCAGTATCAATGGGCGTGCTATCCACAATAGTGTCATGAATGTATTCTATTTTCTGTACGTATTTAGGTACGTAAACAGGTACTTCTTTAGTGATTGTATCAAAGACGGTTTCAACCTTTGTAATAATTATAGGCTCTACAGGATCTTGCTTATCACAAGATCTCATAAGTAATATGACAATAATCAATACAGCTATTGCTACAGATTGTATACTATTAAAATACTTTTTCATTTTTCCTCCGATTTTTCAGTTGCATACTTTACACCCATTATAGTACCTACAATAGAAAATGCATTAGTTAAGAGTATACCAAACATATTAGACCAAGTGCTTCCAATTATCTGAGTATCAGTGCCTGACACCAAAGCAAGGCCATACATTACAGTAGTAAGAACACCCACACCTACAATTATAACAAGTGCTACTCTTACAATAGTACCTATAAGTTCAAACTGACTACGTTTTTGCATCAAGTCTAAATCTTGTAAAGCTTTGTCCATGCTTTGTTCTGCTTGAGCTCTGAGTTCATTAGATTCTTCTAATGCATCTTTGAGATCAGCCATAAGCTTTTCATTCTCTGCAGCAGCTGCTTCTAATTCTTTATTTTGAGATTGAACTTGTTTGGTTACTTGTAATCTTTTTTTACGAGCTTCAGTATCTTTCTTTTTACATAAAGCAAGATATTCTGCAAACTCCTTATCATCTTTAGGTGCACGTAATAGTTTTAGAAAGCTGCCTTCTACATAGATTTTTTTCTTCTTAGCAACTTCTAATAAAATGTTTCTTGTATGTTCTGTAATCTCTATCACCTATATATTTTAAACGGAGCGGTCTTATTTAGATAACCATCATAGTCTTTCATAAATTCTTCAAGACGTGGTTCAATGTCATCAGACTTTATAATCCAAAACTGCGCTCCAACAGCTTTAGCTTTGTCTATTTCTTCTGTATCAGATGAGCTTGATATAATACCAATAACACATCCATTGCCATATTCATAATTTACTTTACGAATCATTTCAATGCCATCATAAGAAGATCCAATGATATTAAGGTCTACAAATACACATTCTGGTCTCTCATGATCTGGATCATCAGGAAACCATTTTTTAAATTTAGCATCAGCTTCATCAGAGCTATCCAATGCTTCTATAGATAGGGCCATATCCAACAATGAGCAAGCATCTTCAAACACCAAGTGGAAGAGGTTCTCATCATCAATTAACATAAGTGTATTAATCATAATTCAATTTTTATTTTGGTTCCGGTTTCTTTTTCTTTCTTTTCTGCGGATATTTTAAATCCGTGTTCTTTTAATATTTCAATACATATGTTTAGACCTAATCCAGTACCTTGTTCTTTTTGACCTTCTTTTCTGGAATAAGGCTTGCTTAATTCTATAAATTCTTCTTGTGTGATACCACGCCCATTATCTTCTACTACAATAAAAGATCCTTTGTGGTACGACCCTTCATGATAAATCTTAACCCATTTAGTAGGACTATCATTATATTTTAATCCATTACGGATTAAGTTATCTATGGCTGTACAGAACAAAGCTTCATTTAATTCCAGCCGTTCTGGTACAGAGTCATCAATTATTACTTGATTTTTATATGCTGTCAGCTTTAAATAATCTTCTAAAATCTCTTTAGGATTACAAGGCTTTGTGTTTAAAACAGCGTTCTCTTTTACCAGATTGGTAAACTCATATACACCAGCATACACTTTTTGAGCATGGTGTAGACCATCTCTTATTAACTGCAATGGTGCTTTAATTCTGAGTTCTTCAATACTTTCTTCAGTAAGTCTGCGGTTAAGGGACTTGATCCCTCTCGGTAAGTAAGTATTGATACCACTGTGCATATCATGTCTAATGATTTTTGCGGCATGTTCTAGGTATATGTTCTTCTGAGATAGGCTATCTTTAATCTGTTCTTTGTTTTGCAGAAACTCACGAACTACAACAAAGAAAGGAGGCATGAAAGCAATAACAGATAACCACTCAAAGTAATGAGTGAATGTGCTATGATGTATATATCTAAATACTACTAATGTTTTGAAGACAAAGAATGTCAACATAATCAGTGTAGCACAGAGCAGACATATTCTACTTCTTATAGATATTCCATCCAATACACTCATTACAAATCACTCTTACGGAATCCTAGTTTTTCAAAGAGCCATTTGCTAGGACAGAATTTTGTCCATACACCTACTTGTAGCATAACAACTACAAATAATATTACATACCAGTTTTTAAATAAAAAACCAGCTAATAAAACAAGAGACATTAATAAATATACTGCTCTTACAGAGGTAATCTTTTTCATAACATTTGTATAGTTTCAAAGAATGCCACCTGTAAGCGTAGCCATATTCTTTTAGGCCAACTTAAAGATTTAAATTCTTCAGTTTTAAAAAATTTGTGTGCATCCATATAATAATATACAAATTTTATACCTCTAAAACAAGAAGGGCCAGCCACTTATGCGACTGACCCCTTGATGTTTTGTGCATCATTAAGATTTAATGATATATTTATCCTTCACAACTAGCACACTCAAGAATATTTCTAGAGAATGCTTGAGCAGAACTTTGACTAAACTGATAGTATAAAGTCTTCACACCTTCTTCATGAGCGTACAGATATAATTGATTTATATCTTTAGCAGATACACTAGGGTGAATCATTAGATTTAATGACTGTGCCTGATCAATATACTTTTGTCTTTGAGCTGCCTGCAGAACAAGTTCTTTTGGACTAATCTCAATAAAAGATTTAAATACAGCTTTGGTTGGAAAATCTAAATGCTGAACAGATCCATCTTTCTTTAAGATATCTTCCCAAACTTCTTCTGTATTTAGATCATACTTCTCAAGTTCAGCTTCTAAGAAAGGATTCTTATATACTGTTTTACTCTTAGCTAAATCTTTAATAAAGTAATTAGACTTGATGGGTTCAATACCCATAGATACTTGACCATGAATAAAACTACTTGATTTTGTAGGAGCAATGGCTAACAATGTTGTATTAGCAAATCCTTCTCTTAAACATTGATATCCTTTGAATTGATGCAACCATTGAGATGCTTCTTCACTTCTTTTCTTTAGTGTACTGAAAATCTGATTGTTAAGCATCTTAGCTTCAAGAGATTCAAACTCAATTAGCTTAGATTGAAAGTATGAGTGGTATCCCAATACACCTAAGCCAATAGCTCTATGTTGACTTGCAAATCTATGAGCTCTTTTTAAGCCGGGTAAAGTAGAAGACTTAGTAATAAACTCATCCATTACTGCGTTAAGAAACAGAACGTATGTTTCAATTGCGTCTGTTTCTTTGATCTCATCCCAATGCAATAAGTTCATAGAACCAAGACAACAAACAAAAGAGTTATAACTATCTGTTGGAAGTTGTATTTCAGAACAAAGGTTTGATGCTGTAATCTCTAGACCTAACTCTTTGTAAGGAGAGTTGTTATTAGAGTTATCTTTAAACATAATATAAGGGAAGCCAAACTCATTACGTCTTTGAATGATCTTTGCCCATATCTTACGTTTATCAGCGTCTCCATCTTTCATTTCTTGCAACCAGGCATCAGTTACTGTAATACCATATTGAAGATTTTGAATTGGATTTCCTTCACTGCCAATATCTAAGAACTCTATGATATCAGGATGTTCTACTGGTAACCAAGCAGCACAAGCACCACGTCTTGCTTCTGATTGTTTGCAGACATCAACAACTGTATCATACATTCTTGCATAGTGAACTGGTCCATCTGCAGTACCACCGGTTGATATAGTAGCACCACGCTCTCTAATGTTACCTAGATAAACACTAGTACCACCACCATACTTAGACATCATGCCAATCTCACGACCAGCGTTGAGGATACTATCTAGAGTATCATCTACATTAGAACCATAACAACTAATAGGTAAACCTTTCTGCTTACCAAAGTTAATCCACACAGGAGTAGACAAAGAGTAAAAACCCCTTGCCATATACTCCTCAAACTTTTGTGCAAACCCATCTATTTTTAAATACTTTTCTGCAGTATTTGCAATGTCTTTAATTCTTTGCTCAGGGCTTTCATTTATATAACCTCTTGATAAAAAGGTGCGGCTGTCTTCATTCAGCCAATAGTATTTTTTATAGCTCATCTTTTTAGAATAGATCATCAACTGTTATACTTTTACTTTTCTTGTTGTAATCAATTTGCTTCTTATAAAAGAAGTCTCCTTCTTTAGTAGCTGTAATTTCAACATCAAACCATTTTGTTGAAGCTAACAAAGCATTGTCAACTTCAAAATGTTTATTCATTCCAATCTTTTGTAGTGAATTGTTAAAGCGGTTCATGATGAAATGTTTAATTGTATCTTTTGGTAAGAACTCTAGTTCACCTTTTTCAAAGATCCAATCTAAGATCCCACACTCAGCAACATATGCTTTATTGCAAGCAGAGTAAATTAAATCTTCAAACTCTTTATCAAACCAATCAGGATTTTCTTGTTTGATGATATTAATAATCTCTACACCAAAGTTACCGTGGATATCTTCTTCTTTGCTTGTTGCTTCAACAACGTTAGAAATACCCTTAAAGATATTTTTTTCTTTGTTGAAAGACATCATGATCAAGAACTGGCTAAATAAACTTACATGTTCAATGAATAAAGAAAATAATAAAACTGATTTAGTATACATCTTATTATCTCTACTACGAGATCCATCTAAGTATTTCTTTAAATACTTAATTCTATTCTTGATGGCTGGGATTTCTACTACAGTTTTAAACTCTTCTTCAAGACCTAAGATTCTAAGTAGTCTTGCATATGCATCTTTATGCCTTACTTCTGATTCTGCAAAAGTCATCCCAACATCACCAATTTCTGTTATAGGCATTCTTTTATAAAGATCAGCCCAGAAGGTTTTTACATTTACTTCTATTTGTGCAATGGCTAGCATGGTTCTTTTAATAACTTCACGCTCTTCATCAGACACATTAACATGGAAGTCATTAATGTCAGTTGTAAAGTTATATTCAGTATCAATCCAGTAAGAATGTCTAATGGCATCTTTGTATTCCAATAAAGATGGATATTCATAAGGAAGGATGTTTTCCCTTGGCATAAAAATGTTTCTTGTCATAATGTTCTTATTTAAAATCAGTTAGAGAAAAAAAAGCTATGCAGACTACAAGTAATGTCTTCTGCATAGCGGTTGAATGTATAATCAATTTACGAAAAATTGAGAAGCCTTCCTAAAGGAAATGGATTTATTTCCAAATAATATGAGCGTATTCAAACTTGATAAAGAACAAGCCAATGACAATTCCATACATACGTCTCCACTGATCATCTTCACAAAGAACTTCATTGTTGATCAACTGAAATCCAAGCATAGGTTGACCGGGTAGAATAGTCCACATTGTTTTGTGGTTAAATGATACGTTTGTTGGTTTCATATTTAAAATTTAAAGATTACAGATTTAAAGTTTCAAAATCTCAGACAGATTTTGTATATTATATATAGATAGTGTACAAATATAAATGATTTGAACCAGCTATCCTTTTTTATTTATAAGCATTTGACAAATGGATTTTACGGAAATAATTATCACGGTCATAACTGTTGCAGGATCAGCTAGTGTGTGGCAATTTATATCCACAAGATATAAAGAGAAGAAAGAAAAAGAAAAATTTGACCATATAAATAGTGACGGTGTGCAATACAGAGATGATTTAAAACACAGAGTCCGCAATCTTGAAGAGCTCTTGTCTAAGTCTTCAGAAGAGAAAGATGAGATGAGAGAACAAGTATTAGCGTTGACTGCAGAAGTTCATGCCTTACGGGTTAAGGTGGAATTTCTTGAGAAAGAAAACGAAAGACTTAAAAACCTCTAACTCTATGATTTTGAATTAATTTAATTATTCATTATATTAATAGAGTAACCATTAAGATACAAAAATGATTAAGCAAGTATTAACAAAAATCTGGAATTTTTCTCTAAAGCAAGGCTGGGACTGGCTTTGGTCTAAAACTGAGATTGATGAGAAGGCAATTGAAGTAGTTAAAGAAACAAAGCGCAGAGCCAAAAGAGTTAAGGAAGAGCTCCAAGATGTAAAAAAAGAAATGAAAGATGTAGCAGAACAAGCTAAAGATGTTGTTGCTGCAGCTAAAGGCGGTAAGCGTAGAGGTAGACCAAAGAAAAAATAATACAATGAAAAAGATTATTAGTTGGTTAAGCGGTTTACTAAAAGATGAAAAGGGTACACCATCATCTAAACGATTTATTGGTATCCTTGCGGGGGTATCTTTGTGTATAACATTATTTGCAAATCAATTTACAGAAGAACATATAGCTCCATCACCAGTTTTAATTAATGCTGTTGCAGCATTGGCATTTGGTGCATTGGGTCTTGCTTCTGTAGATAAGATTTGGGGTAACAAAAAAGACCAAGAGTAATGGCAAAATTAGTGGGTGGGGTTTATGAAAGAAAACCCAAAACCAAACGACCAGGTGTTCACTCTAAAACTAAATCAAGTAAGAGCAAGAGCAGCACTAATTATAAAAAAAGATATAGAGGTCAAGGCAAATGAGAAATTGGCAATTAGAAGTGGCACTTCATTGGCCTCATAATAGATTAGCTGTGGGTTGGGACTATATAGAACCAACACAAGAATTTAATTATACAACAATTAAGTTGTATTTATTTATTTTGACATTAACATTAGATATAGAATAAAATGGGAAATATGAAAAAAGTACCAGCAGGTAAAAAATACAATGGCCTAAGAGGTCTCCCAACTGCGGTACGTAACAAAATGGGTTATATGAGAGCCGGTGGTGAAAAACTACTTATGAAAGCCGGTGGCATGTTGGATCTTGTAGAGATGGCTGCAGATAAAATGAGATACGGTGCTGAAAAGTACGGTTATGGTAAAGAAAAAATGATGTATGGTGGCTCTAAGCAAAAAATGAAAATGGGTGGTACATCTGGTAGAAGCACATACTCAGGACCTAAAAAGAAAAAAGCAAAAAAGAAATAAATGCAAATACTTACTGACATATTAAGTCTCTTTAAGAGAAAACAATTTGTAACTGATGCAACACCAGATGATCTTGTTGTGCTTGGTAGACATGAAGAACCTGATATGTTAGGTATTGCATCTCCTATTCCTTATAAAAGTGTTAAACTAATTAAGGTTAAAGATTTAATATCTGAAAGCACATGTGCATACACAAACCTTGATAATGGAACAGGAACAAATCCAGTTGGAATTTTTGCAAGCAAGACAACAGATCCGTCTTGCTCTATTAATTTAAGGAGCATATGTGGAACAGGTAATAATATTTCTGTTATCAAAAATGCTAATGAAATAGAGATCTCCACAACAGGTGAACCAAACAATGGTGTAAACATTGGCTTAGGATCAAGAGTATTTGAAAATAAAGTTGGTGAGAATCTTAGGTTTAGAACATTAACTTCATCTGATAACTCGGTTACTATAACAGAAGGGGATCAAGAAATAGATATAGTATGCTCTAGTCAGTCTAGTGGTTCTGCAATTAACTGGGCCCGTTACAATGGTGCATCATCTTTTGATGGTGATGCTTTTGTAACTATAACCGATGGTGCTTTTGTTCAACCAATGACTAGTCCGACTGTTGTAAGTCAAGGAACTACTCCAAATTTTAATCAAGCAATTGGTAAGTTTGAGTTTACTAACTCAGATTTAAATCATGTATATACATTTACTGTAGTATTTAAGTCATCTGCAGCAAATGCAAATCAAACTCATGTTGATATAGCATTTACAGCTCAAGGTGATTATGCTCGTTTAGGAAAGAGTATAGGCTTCTATAAAGGGAATGAGACTATTCAAAACTTTCATGAGATGTTCCAATTCTATGTAGATGAAGATCTAGTTTCAGATGGATTGCAAGTTAATATTGGAGCAGACGGTGGTGATATTAAAATAGGAGATGTAATCTTCTTTATAAATAAATTATAATTATGCCTGCAAAGAAAAAAACAACCAAAAAGAAAAGTACTGTTAACGCATCAGGTAATTATACAAAACCTGGAATGCGTAAAGCTTTGTTTGAAAGAATTAAAGCTGGTAGTAAAGGTGGGCGTCCTGGTCAGTGGTCAGCACGTAAGGCTCAAATGCTTGCTAAACAGTACAAAGCAAAAGGTGGGGGCTATAAAAGTAAAAAGTAATGGCTAAAACCAAGAGACAAAAAAGTTTAGATAGATGGACTAAACAGAAGTGGAGAACCCCTTCTGGTAAAAAGTCATCTGAAACAGGTGAAGTATATGCTCCATCTAAAACAATATCTAAACTTAAGAGTACTGCAGCAGGTAGAAAAAAATTAGCAGCAGCTAATAAAAAGAAAAGAGCTGCAACTAAAAAAGGTAAACAACATGCTAAGCATGGATTACATAAAGGCAAAAAACGATAATATAAACTAGATAATTATGAATTTTATACAAGAAGTCTTGAGTTTGCTTGAAAGAAAGCAAAACAAAAAGACATTAGACCTCAAAAGAGACTGGTTTGAGTTCGGTAGAACTAAACCTAGCAGTGTGGGTAATCCACTTTATTCACCTAAAATGACACCTCATGCTATTAGATTTGATGATTTAAAGTGTGAGATTATTACTGGCCTAGTACAAGGGACGGGTACGAGATATACATTGCCAATGTGGGATGAAACAGATCCAACAAACTGTAATGTTCAAACTATGGTTGATTCGATCTTTAGTCAAGACGCAGGAGCAACTGAAGGTTTGGTAAGTGGTGACTTTAGAGTTAGTGGTAACACCGTGCTTGAAGGTGACTTATTAGTATTAGGTACTCAAACTATTGTTGAGTCAACTGTAGTACAGGTAGCTGATAATATTTTCCGTATTAACTCTACTGGTGCTCCTCTTGATTCTGGTATTGAAGTAGTTGTTCCTGCCGGTATTAAAACTTGGGCATGGAATGATGCACGCGGTTTGTGGTCAACTTTTGGTGAAGATATGGCTACACGAGATGCCAATATTTCTGGTGCACTTAGAATGGATGGTGAAAACCTAGTGAATGTTGTTAATGAAGCTGAAGGTTTATTATCACAAGATAATGATGAATCTTTAGCAACCGTAGCTGCAATTATTGACTATGTAAATAATTCAACTGGTGGTGGTTCTGGCACTGGTGTAAACGGTGTAGATAAAGCAGAATATGAAGTAATTTATACAACAGATCCAGGTTTAACACAGGCAGGAGCTGGTCAATTAATATTTAACCAAGCTACTGATGAAATATACATGAGTTGGCTTGACCTTAACAATAATAATAGAAGATACGCCTTAGAAACAATTTTATATTCACCTGGTAAAAAACCATTTGGTTTATTTACTGCAGATAAAGCTGATCCTTGGATTAACTATAATGCTCAGTATTTTAATCCTTGTAATATTGAATTTTTAGGAGTTAATTGCCTTCCTTGGGATGGAACAACACCTAATTTAAATCCTACACAAGGATCTACTGGTGATGATGGTGGTCCTGGTGTTCCTATACAAATAGTATGGAGCTCATCTTCAGATGCAATTAAACAAGGTGGACAAGGAGCTGTGTATGCAACTGTATATGTTCACCCCGATGTAGTTGGTCAAACAATTCAAACACCTGTTATGTCAGGTTCTGGTTTGAGTTTTGCAAATGAGCCAATTGATGATCCTAAAGCTTTAGCAACAGCATTTAGTAATCCAGGATACGTTACATTTAATCCACCTTTAGCTGATCCATTTACAATTTATCTTAACTCATCTATGACAACAATAGCCGGTGGTGGTTATTACATGGAAAGAACTGAGTTTGATAATTTACCTTCTGGTTCATTTGGTTACATTTCAAATTGGGATGATGCTTCACAAAGCTGGAATAAAGATATTGTAAGCTTTACTAATCCTGCAGCTGCACCAGCAACAGGTGATCCAGATCTTATTTGTACCATTGATAGCAGAAGTTTAGAAGTTAGAATGCAAGGTGCAGATCAATTTGTAATTCCTTGGATTGAAGGTCAGCAAAAAGGTACTGGTTGGGCTCCTCAATCGGCACAAGCAATTGTTACTTTAGACATGGCAGGTAAAGAAGAATGTCTTGTTGATGCAAGTGGTAATAGTATTGGATTTGATGAAACAATTACTGATGTTGCATATAACCCTGATCAAAATATTTTAGGTCATGTTGATGAGGAAGGTATTATTAGTATTATGCCTCTTGCTGGTGCTGATGGCTATATTAGTCAAGTAGCTTTAAATGGTACTGACTTAGAATTTACAGGTACAGTTGACGCATTTACAGGAACTATTGATCTAAGTTCATTGTTGGATGATACAAACTTAGCAAGAATTATAAGTGGTGCACTGTCTGGTACAGAGCTAATCTTAACTAGAGATGATGCAAGCACTATTAGTATTGATTTATCAAGTCTTGCCGATACAGATACAAATGATATTGATTACGTTTCTGATGTACAACTTTCAGGAACTGATCTTCAGTTTACTGGAGTAGGTAATGGATTCTCTGGAACAGTAGATCTTTCAGCACTAGGTGGTAGCGGCGGTATGGCACTATCTGATATTGTTGCTGGTGATAAAATGCTTGTAAGCGTTAATGGTGTTGCGGGAACAGTTACTATATCTCACCAAACAACTACAACTACACCAGCTACAAGTTCTACTATTTTATCACACAGTGGTACATTTGATGCTATTGTTGATATTACCCACGATGCTTATGGTCATATCACTGGTTATGACACAAAAACATTTACAATGCCTGCCAGTGGTTCCGCAGTTTATACAGCAGGAGATGGTTTAGATCTTAATACTAATGAGTTTAGTTTAACAGATGTTACAAGAACTAATAGTTCTAGTACAGCAACTCCAAGTCATACGGATTCATTTACTGTAATTGATGATATTACCACAAACAGTAAAGGTCAAGTAACTAATGTAAACGTTAAGACTGTTACTCTTCCTGCTTCAGGAACTGGTGCTGATGGTGTTATTACAAATGTAACTTTTGATTCTAATACTAGTGTATTAGACTTTACTGGATCTAATGGTGGTTTTAATGGTAGTATTAACCTTGCTGCTTTAGCAGATACAGAAACAGTTACATCATTATCAAGAAGTGGTGATTTGCTTCTTTATTCAGATGAGAACGGTAGTGTAACTAATGTTGATTTATCTGACTATGATAATCCAGATCAAAACTTATGGGCTAATATTGCTGTTGCAGGTCAACAAACAATTACAGCTAACACTACAACAGATACATTAGAATTTGTTGCGGGTGCTGGAATTCAATTGCAAACAAATACTCTTCAGAAAAAAGTATTTATTACTAACACTGTAACTGATACTAATGACATTGACTACATCAGTAATGTGGTCTTAAATGCTAATAGTTTAGACTTTACTGGCATTGGTAATGCTTTTACTGGTAGCATTGATTTATCTACTTACGCTAATGTTCCAGAAACAGTAACAAGTCTAAGTATTAATGCAAATGTTCTTACTTACACTGACGAAAATGGTGCTGATACTGACATTGATTTAAGTCTTTACTTAGATGATACGAATCTTGCTAGATTAGTTAGTGGTACATTAAATGGAAGCACAGGTATTGCTACATTCACAAGAGATGATGCTACTACATTTGATTTGGATTTATCAGATTTACTTGATACAGATACTACTTATGTTGCAGGTTCAGCACAAAATGGTAATGATGTTGATATTACATTAGATGGATCAGATGGTACAGCAACTGGTTTCACATTAGTTGCAGGTACTAATATTACATTAAGTGATAATGGTTCTAATCAAGTTACAATTGATGCCACAGGTGGTATAGATACTAACACTACATATGACTTAGGTGCTGCTGAACTTCCAGGTACAGGTAACATTGCTATTGCTTTGGGTGGTTCAGATTCTACTAATGATGTAGTAACAGTACAAGCTGGTACCAATATTACGTTAACTGATAATGGATCAAATGTATTTACAATTGATGCCGCAGGTGGTGGTTCTTCATATACCTTTGGTACTTATTTAACTGAAGCAGGTGGTACTGTAAATCATGATTCTACTACAAGAAGTGATAGTACTTCTAGTGCAGCACCTGCTCATGCAGGAACATTTACTGCTGTAGATAGTGTAACAACTAATGCAACTGGTCACGTTACAGGTGTTAATGTAAAAACTGTTACTTTACCTGATTCTGGTGAAGCATGTATGTTTGGTGTGAATTTCCAACCGAATGGTGCACAAACTTTACAAAGTGGGTTTTTTGTAATTGGTCAAGGAACACCTAATTTCCCATTAGGATTTAGAAATAATTCCAATGAAGACAGAAGATATGTATTAACATGGACTGTTCAATTATCTGATAATGGTACAAATGGTACTGGTGTAAAAGGGTTTGATTATAGAGTTGTTCAAAACTCTCAATCAGCACCTGCTGGTTTAATAGAATGGAATGATTCTCAGTATAGTGTTAGTGAGCTTGATTTTAGTCGTACTTATACATATACTACTGGGCCTATTCCACATGGAAATACACTTGAAATTCAGGTATCTGGTAATTCAGCTCTTGAAATTGTAAAAGCTCATTTGAGTGTTGTTGATGTAACTTGTGATTCATTAGACGCTGATGATGTACGATTATTAGATCCAAGAAACTAATAAATGGCTCAAAAGAAAAAAGATAGTAGATTAACAAGAGCAGGGGTCTCTGGGTATAATAAACCTAAGAGAACCCCTTCTCACCCTACTAAGTCACATATTGTTGTGGCTAAGGAAGGTGATAAGGTTAAGACTATACGTTTTGGTCAGCAAGGTGTTAAGACTAATCAAACTGTAGGACAGCGCAAAGCTTTTAAAAGCAGACATGCTAAGAACATTAAAAAGGGTAAAATGTCTGCAGCTTATTGGGCTGACAAAGTAAAATGGTCTCCTAGTAAAACAAAGTCTAAGAGTACTAAATGGAAAAAAGGATGAACTTATGAATATATTACAAGACTTATTAGGTTTATTTAAAAGAAAAAAATTTGCTACACCAAAAGGAAAAGATATGATTCCTATTGGTGTAGATAAATCAAACACGGCAATAGGAGAACCTGATGCTATTGAGATGAAACTTGTTAGAGTTTCTGATCTTGCTGCTTTTATAGGTGGTGGATCAAGTTATGGAGACACGGATGTTGCTTCATATCTTAATAGTAATCTAAACACAGCTATTATACCTGATACAAATTCTACATATGATCTTGGTAGTGCTGAATATAAATTTAGAGATTTATATTTATCATCTAATACTATTTATTTGGGTGATGCAACTATTAGTTCTGAAGGTAATGTGATTAAAACACAAGAACTTCAAACAGGTGATTTACATTTAAGTAATATTAATAAATCAGCAAATAGTGTAGATGGTACAAGAGGTTCTTGGACATTCCAAGAAGGAGATGAAAATTTATTCTTAATTAATAATACTTCAGGAAAAAAATATAAATTTAATTTGATAGAGGTTTAATCTTAATAAGAGTTATCTAGTTTGAAGAGGGGAGTGTAATTACTCCCCTTTCTTATTCCATATAATACCAATGCCCCATTTTAACCAGACGAGGTCTATACTATTATATCCGTGCCAATCAAAGTCATTATAATGTACGATTGCGGGTGTTATGTACCAACGATCCATACTGTATACTTCTACTTTCATTACGTTTATTGATTAACGATTACTTAGCCCACTTTCCACGATGAACTAAGATAGAGATGATTGAGTAGTTTGATAGGTCAGTCCACGAATCTTCAAGACTCTCATTATTAGGTTCAACTTGGTTGTTGACGATATTCAAGATGCGTTGGATCTTGTCATTCATTCTAAACCACAAACCCATTAGACTCAACTTACGGTTCTCAGCTTTCTCTGTGTCTTTACCAAGAGTTATATTCTCCGGACCATAGTCTAGTTGTTTCTTACAGAACAATTCATACTGTGCCTGCTGAATCTTTTTAAACTCGGCAGTTGTCTCAGGATACTTTGCTTCACAGATGGCGACAGGGTCTCCGTATTGAGGGCTCTGCTCATCTCTCACTGAATCTACAGAAGATGGATTATCTTCAAAGTGATTTCCAAAGGGATCGTAATTATTCATACTAATACTTATTTATTTGTTTTCTTAATTTATCTAGCAACTCCTCATCTTTAGTTAGTGGAACAAACTCCTGGAGCAATGCTTTCATAAAAGCTTTAGATTTATCCTTTGATAGTTTACTATTTATTCTTTCCACCTGATATAGATGGTACGCCTCCTCTGACGTATTCTTTAGTTTTTTGTAATACTTATCAATACGCTGATCTATCTTTCTAGATCTTTCTAAGTTTGTTATAGTGGGTAGTGCTTTATGTAGTTCATCTAATCGTCCTTTTAGATACTGCACTTCCATTAGCTTATGTATTTCCTGTTCGGTCATCTTTAATCATTTTATAAGTTAGATAGCCAAAGAATGCTACGGTGATTGTTATAACAATAAACCAATCAATCATTTTTTAGGTCTTTTAATTAAACACTCAGGACAAATTTTAGTCATTCTTAGTCCCGGCGGTATAGGTTTACCACAAGAGTTACATTTATTCCAATTCGTTTTGTCCATACTTATCCTTTACTCTCTGTGATATGGGGACAGGATCCCCGTTCTCATCTATTCTTACAAATCTAATATTAGTTTGTAATACTACAGTCTGGTTACCAGAATACACATTATGTGCCCTAGCTTCTAAATAGAATGTAATAGATGTATTACCTACATGAACAACCTTACCATATATCTTTATGAGCTGACCTTCTTTGGCTGGCTTCTTAAAGATACACTTATCTATCATTACTGTTACCATGCGAGGAGTATCACATACTTCCATAGCATAAGCAGCGCCTGCAGCGTCTAACCAAGCAAGCAACTTACCCCCAAAGAGATTAGCGTGGAAGCCAAGGTCTGACTTTTTGATCGGGTGTGTTGTTATTAACTGCATTATAAAGCTTCAATCTTGGGAATTGTTGATATTTCCACAGTGCACTCATTAAAAGATATTTTCTTTAATAATACACTTAGACTAAATGCTTCATGATAATCCATTCTTTTTTTGATTTTTTGATCAAACTTAAAACCATCACCATTGTCTAATACAGAATATAAAAGTTCTCCTCTATGTTCTTCAGACCATTCTTCACTATGACTTCTTGATAAAGTATGCAATATGCCTTGAGATGTTGTTACTTCTTCATAATCATAATCATGTTTGCCTTCTACAAATATTTGACGTTTCATATAATTTTGTTTTTAAAAAAGAAGAAGGGCCCACAGAAAATGCAAAAACTGTGGGGTTGGTTCCCTTCTTATACTAATTGTTTACGGCTAGGCTTATTAAAACTAGTCCTAATATGAGTATTAAAACCGTTTTAATCATAGCAAGTCTTTACCATTTTTAGTTAGTGTAAATAGTATAGACGGCGGCCAATCTCTATCATCATCCCAATCGTAATCAGATATAGATAGTAAATGAGCACTATATATATCATCATTGTCTACTATCTTAATAGGAAATAAATCTTTTATCTGATTCTTTTGAAATCTAGATAAGTAGTCTGAGTACTTAACTTTAAAGTATAAACCCTTTATACCATTTACTAAAGATGACCCAACAGAAGGCATCTCTGTGCTTCCTAATGATGTTTTTATTGCTATTCCATTATTCTCAAATGTAGATCTTAACTCTTTTAATAGAGTCTCGTTCTCTTTCATAAATGATGCAACGTCTATCATATAGTAAAGGTATACTTTGATTCTTCAATTTCTTCTATATCTTTATCAAACAAGTCTAGTTGATTTTCAACAATCTCTTCTACTTGATCTTTGGTATTAAGACCCATTTGACCAAGTAGGTCTGCAACAATAAAGTCATGGAACTTTTGAGAATCACTTAACCAAGAACGTGGATGTGACTTTTTAAGTGCATGTGTGACATGATTGTAAAAAGCCCAAGCATTTTCCTGGTCAGCTTCATAATCATAAGAAGGTTTAGCCATTTCTTCTTTCACAGTAACAATCTGAGACACATCAAGAATTTCTTCTTGTGCATATAGACGACCAAGTAACTCTGCTTGCTCCTTCATTGATAAACTAACAGTTCTAAGATTGTTTTTATCATCAATGATTTTTCTATAATGTTTCTCAGCATTCTTGATTTGATTAGAAATTTGCATTCTAATTTCATAATCAGCTGATCCTGTGTGCTTTCTGGCAAAAGACATCATATCACCTGCCACCATACCATTATGACATACCATAACGTAACCACCAATAGCACATTGGAAGCGCGTGCTTTTATCATATGAGTTAGTCCAGGCAAACATCATCCCTAATTCATTTTCCGTTTTGATTTTATCATCAATAGGATTGCTAGGTTTAATATGATATATACCTTGAGCAACATTAGCATTAACATTTGCTCTGTATAATTGTCTAATAACATTAAAACCGCTGGCATTCAGCATGTTAAGTGTATTTTCTATAACATCTCTGTGTGGAATTACAGTATATGTATCTCCATGAGATGGTAGTGGAGCGTTCTCCAAATAGTGTCTGGTAGACTCTTTAATTAACTTTGGCATATGTAAATTTTATAAGTGTAAATATAATTAATCTAGCTTAAGAAACCAAATTAACTTAATAAATCCTTCACTTCCTTTAGGGCAGTGAGCACACATTGCGGACAGTTATCCTTTTTGGCTAACCACATTAAATAGCCAAGAGGTACTTCACGAGGTTCTTTACCTTTATATTTACCAAATGGCATTGTTGATTTTCTTTTAAATACTTTTGTGCCACCATCAGAATAGCTTTTCTGCACAAACAAATACTTTCGTATTACTGGTTCTCTGTTGGGGATATCATGTCTATATTGAACTTGAACATTTCCTGTAATACTTTTATTAACCAGCCAAAGAGGTATTCTAAAATACTCAGAAGCAAGTTTCTTTGATTCAAACTGTTGACCTGAGTTTCTTTCTACTACTGTTATCATAATTAAAAAATGTATCTAATTGTATTAAGATCAAAGTACTTAGCATAAATAGACTTAAACTCATTAAGTAATCTTGTCTTGTGTGCTAAGGGATATCTTAGTACTCCACTTTTGTTTTTCACTTCTGAACTATACTTCATAAGCTCTTGAGCCTCAGCAGATGATCTAACCATTTGAAATCTATGATTAGTAAGTGCTATGACTTCACACTTATTCTCACCGGCTATCTCTTTAACCTTTCTAAACAAATAATTATACTCTTCTTTCCAACCTGGATAAAAGATCAGAGGACTATAATTTATATGTACTTCCCATCCTAGTTGCTTTAGTCTATTTATATCATAAATTCTATGTCTTACTAATTGCATTTTAGGTTCAAGAATTTTAGAATACTTCTGAGGCATTAGACTTACACGTACTCTAGGTTTCTTATTAAAATGATTAACATCTAATTTTAACAAGTTAGGATATTTAGTAGCCATAGTACTGTTTAGCTGTGGGTGATCATCATACCTTTTAAGATAATCCATCAATGGTTCTGGTAAATGTTTCTGCATCAAGACTAAATCTGTATTACATGCAATATCTACCATAGTGTATATAGGGTCTTGTTGATCTGGTACTTTAACATAGGTCTTTTCCCATTCAACAACGGACTGAAATATGTCATCTACGTTTGTATTCACGTAAACTCTCTTGTCATTATACCTAGACATATAACAATAAGTGCTAACACATCCTCCAAAGCAACCATAAATTAGGTTAGGAGCAATGCAGTTAGCACTATTGTTATTGTCTTTAGTAACAAGAGTTTTAGTCTCTTGCTGTTTTACCATTCTAATTCAAAATAATTCATGTTATCTACCTGGTATGTTTTTAATGTTGTCTTGTTTATTGATCCTATGAAGACCAAGTTCTCTGTTTAAGGGAAGCACATATTCCTTACAGTAAATCCAGTCAGTAAAAAACGTGTGATTTACATCATCATCTGTCATATCCTTCCATGCTATTCTTGCTACCCAATGATTCTCCATATTAAAATAGAGTTAGTTGATTGCTACTCACATTCATAATATTATCTATCTCCTGTTCTATAGCATCTAGATAATATGACTTATTGATATTATAGCTCTCCCACTTTGGCTCTATTTTCATTTTATTAAAAATAGTTTGAAGCCATTGTCCGGATTCTAACTGTATTTCTCTGCCGTCTTTCTTATTTACTTTAATAATCTTCACGCCAGATTTAGAGATATAATATCTATTGATCTTCTGAAGTTTCTCTTCAGCATACTGCTTGTCTTTAATATATCTTGCAACCTGTTGCCAGTCTCCTTTTGACTTACCACCTATGCAATAATCTAAAATATTTCTATTCTCTTCAAGATAGTCGTGAGGCATCTTATCATGAATGAAATAATTAAAGATTGCTTTAGGTACAATCAATTTGGATTTATTCTTATGCAACTGAAGACCAAAGAAATCAAATCTACCTTTTAGTTTTACAGGTGCATAGTAGAACTTGTCATTCTGTACCTTAAACTTATAGTGTGGATTCTTTCTTTTAATCTCTCTCCAGGTTGTTATATCAACTTCTCTATCATTATTTAGACCTATGTAGTTGTTACAACCTGCAGATACAAGTTTCTGATATTCATCATGTTCTAACTGTAGATTAGTTAGGCCTTCCCATTCTTTACATATAGACATATATTCATCTACATATTCTCTTGGGATTTTTGTCTCTAGACCATCTGTGTTATGCATAATTGCCATAGCATTTGGTATACGCTCCATAATCATTTCATAAAGCATCATAAGACTAAGCTGACCGTTAATTGTAATTCTCATAGTTAGCTCAGGATCATAGAAGAAACTATTTCTATCATTGCTGAGACCGAAAGTTGAATTAAGAATAATCTTATAGACATAGTTCATAGGATTACTCTTAGGTATCTTCTTTCTTTCTTCAAAGAACCACTCATATTGATCACAGAATTCTTCTGCTGGAAAATGACCAGGTGCCCACTTGTTTCTAATTACAAGATTAGGATAGAAACTAGTAACATCTGATGACATGATAACTGAGTCTTCATCAGATTCATATATGCCGTTTACATTGGCACCATGAACACCACCTACACCAAAGTCTGTTTTCACACCTTTATATGTAACAGAGTACTTAAAAGCGCCCTTCAGGTTTTCAGGATTTAACTCAACAGCTTTAAATCTATTAAGCAACTGGTTGAACTCCGGAGATACAAACTTAATGTAAGGTAGTATGATATCAGCAAACTTAATTACATTCCTGTGAGTTCTCATTTGTTTGAGGTCTCGTTTTGGAATGTTTAGTTTTTCTGACATATAGTAAGCAAACAGTTCTTTACTGATACGTGGCTCACTAGCACTATAAAGATTAATTTTATAAGTATTTGTAAGCTGCTTTCTAAGAGCAATGAGATCCTTAGATCTTTCAAATATTGCTTTAGTAGAACGCACATCATTGATATTGTAATTAAGTACTGTATCAATCTGCTCTAGTGTAGTTATTTCAACACTGTGATGGATCGGCATGTCAAGCATGTTATCCCAATCCATACTATATTGTATCCACTTTAAACTAGATCTCTTTGCAGGGTTATCCCAGTGATGCATTTTGAATAGATCAATTTGACCTATACACATTTTCCATTGAGGATAATCCTGAAAGTCTTTAGCATCACTGCGGGCTATGCATTTATTAGCATACTGATATATAATACCGGCTATTTCACCAGCACTTAGATTCTCCCAGAGTTGATAGTTTTCTATGATATAGTGTGTGATTTGTGCATCAAACGCTAAACCATTATAAGAGATATGCCACTCTCGGTTATCTGTATTTTGTTTTAAGAAATCTATGAAATCATCAAAGTCATTACGTAAGTCATGAACAACAAAGACTTTTGTTTCTTGAGTCTTGTAATGTTCAAACACTGCGGTAAAGCAATTTGATAATGTTTCATAGTCCATTACCCAGTGATTCATAATTGCATTTTAATAGTGCCAAAAAAAGCCCACAAGGGGCTTTCTTTGTTAGGGTGAGTGTAAGCTTACTGACCCGGCATTATAATATTAGAAACTTTTGTTTCTTCAACTTTTACTTCTAAAAATTCTTTATAGTCAAATGATGAAGCGTTAATTGCAAACAGTTCAATAAATGTTTCAATGTCTGCTTTATCATTGATATAGTACTCCTGGAATGTGTTAAGACTAACACGTTGTTCCTTTACAGTTTTACCTGTAGCATTATTTGGTACTTTAAGTTTTTGTGGTTGTCCATTGTCATCAAGGCGTGGCATCATATGAAATGATTCCTTTCTCTCTTTACCAATGATTGCTAAGATGCTTGATGCTGGATCAAACATTGCTTCCACATATGGTGAGTCATTGCTCACTGGAATTAAACTAAACGATCTTGCTCCTCTAAATACAGAGTTTACAAGCATCATGTTGTTACCTAAATTTGTTGCCATTGATTTTAAAGTTTATCCAAAGATATTGAATTGTTGTTAAAAAGTTCAATCTCTTGTGGGATATTTTCAAATATAGTTTCTTTTTCTAAGTTTGGCGGTGAGCATAATTCATATACATCTTCAATTACATTTAAGTCTACACCAAGTGAATCAGCATATAGCTCATGGTAGTCATCCGGATATAAAAAACTCATTACATATTCAGATATATTACCTACTGTTCCAAAGAAATCTTGTATGATCTCTTTAGATTTAATGCTAAACTTGGAATACTTTCCTTCTAAAAAGGCTTTATGATCGTATTTATACTGTGAAAAGTCAAATACATATACATGCCTATCATCATCTAATACAAAGTGTGCTTCTAAGAGTGGGTGTGATTTTAAATACTTATGTTCAAATTTTAAATATTTGGTAGACGCTTCTGCATTGTATAAACACATAAACTTCATATCTTCAGGTAAGTAAAGCTTGTCCCACAACACATAAGTTTGCGCGGGGACAAAGTCAATACCCTTCTTTAATTTTAAAAGGGGATATAGAAATACTTTACTCTTCTGAAAATATTGTGTGTATATACCTGCCATATTACAAGATAACCTTTTCTACTAAAAATTCATAAGGCAAGGTATACTCTCTTTTACTATAGTGGTATTCTGCGATCTTGATTGTTTCTTCCAACCCTTGCGTCCAGATTGACAGAGTTTCTGGTGATACATCAAAGACATATACCTGCTTCTGACTGTCAATGACAACAAATTTATAAATAAAATTGTAATCTTGCTGAGACTCATCTAAATTCTCAAAGACCAACTTACAATATATAGCTGCTTGAAGCCAGTAATTGTAGTAATCTATAGTCTCTTTAAAATCAGATAAAGATTTACTGGTTGTCTTCAAGTCACATACAGTAACAAGCTTCTCATCATCATCTACTTTGTAGAAGTCAATGATACCTTTTAAGCCAAATGGTTTATCCTTTAAACCACATTCCAAAGGTTGTTCTGCATATGTTTGAATAGGATCAAGATCAAAATCTGTTTGTTGCCCTGCAAACAAATCAGTGACATCTTTATTTGATTTAATAATCTCAGCGTAATCTGTACATTTAGCCAGAGTATCTTGATCAATTACATCTACATTGCTATTAGATAAGAACTCCCAATAAGGTTCATAATCATCTACTTTAATTTTAGCAATTCTAGATTCGTCTGCTTTTAAAGATTGATAAAGATTAAACTCCTTGAGTGAATCAAGTATAAGTTCATCTTCTATACCTTTAATAGTATCTGAATCTGTATAAAGAGTTAGGTTTTGCAGGACCTTTCTTACATTATCTGTTGGAGTTTTGCCAGGAACAATCTTAAACTTTTCTTTTAGATTTTCTGGTTCAAATATTAGACAGTGTACAAGCTTACCTTCTATAAGATATTTATCTGTCTTTATTTCTCTATCTCCTAGTATATAATCCTTATAAAATAAGGACGGTGAAAACAATAATTTGTTTAATGATGAGTAGCTAAATGAGAATGGTTTCTCATAAAACTTCATTTCTTTTTGTTTATCTATCATAATATAAATAAAATAAGGAGGGGGACTCCGAAGAGCCCCCACAATTATGGCAAATTTCTCCTTAAAAGTTTAATACGGCTTCATCTATATTTGATAAAAGAAACTCAGGTTCTGCTTTAATTTTATCAATGTATTTTGGATTGATTTTAATTGCTTCTAAATCAACCGTAAATACACTTTCATTATGCATACCCAATGATCTTTTAACTACATTATGAAATACATATCTAGCACATTCCTTAAATGCAAATTCTGTTAAATGATTTGCCTTTAAAAGGTTTTTTAAATAGTTATCATAATAATGACCATAAGCAGAATTACTCATAGGTGTAAAATTAAATAATGCACTCCTAAGTGTTTTAACATTAATGTTATTCCAATTCTTACAATCTTTTAAGTAATCATAATAAAAGTAGAATAATAAAGAAACATAATCAAATGATTTATTCAAATTACAATTAGCCATCATTTCTAGTGCTATTGCTCTATTGTCTAGATCATCTGATTTTAGCATGCTTCTACAGCTATTATACTCTTCTTTGGTTAACACATGCAGATCCTCGTAGATAAAATCATTTAGACTTTCATCTGTAACTAAATTAGTACTATTCAATAGATCAATGTAATCAGAAACACAAGAGTCTTTAATATAAGTGTAACTACCATGTGCTCTATCTATTACATCAGCTATACGTTGTATATTACCGTAATAATAATTTTGAAATTGAAATGATATGAAATCATCATAATTCATATGTTCCATATCATTTCTTAATAACTCTTTCATACCATCGTTAAAGAGATTACTAGTATTCAAAAATTTCTTGATTGTATCTACATGATAAATATCATCCCAACTATACTCTGAAAAAGAATTAATATATTTTTTAGAAATAATACTATAATCAGCATTATCTATTAACCTTGTGATTTTAATGTTATAATTTTCTTTTAGTATATCTACTTTCATTCTGGGTAGATTTAGCTTAGGATATCTATAAAAACAAGCATCTTGTAATTTACTCTTATCTAAATCCACTAATTGAAGAGATTGATATATACTATCTGATGTCGTAGTACCTCCGTATAAGAAAACTCTTTCACCTAGATTACGTACAGTAGTATAACTACCATTCTTATTATGGTCAAAGTTACAATCAAGTTTATATCTATGTACTTTTCTCATTATGATTTACTTTTTTTTAAATATTTTCTGTATTCTGGTTTAACCTCAACTTTAAATACATATAGGTCTCTATTGTAAATAGTAATTTGTTTTCTTACAATAGGTTCTAAATATCTAAAGTTTTCAGTACTCAATAGTTCATTTTCCTCCAGCCATTTAATCATTTGTTCCGCAGTCATATTCCCAAATTTGTGAAGATTAGATGCGGACAACCAATATTGTACATCTTTATTTCTATTAAACTTGTACATTTTATGATGACATTCTTGAGCAAATTCCCACAACAAATGATGATTAGTTGAATAATCAATAGTAGGAATAACCATTCCTGCTAAAGCATGATCATCTTCATTGTATGAGTCGATCTGAGATATCAATGTTTGCATTAAATCTTTTGTAAACTGTTGTTTATTTGCAGATTCTGATACTACAACTTCAACATCTATTACATCAACCTCTCCCGTATCAATCTTATAACCAAGATTAAGAGCCATACCGGTGATCATCCAAGAATCATATAAAGCCTCACCATTAGTACAGCTCCATCTATTTATATATTCTTCTGCTCTCTCATCAATTATAACGTCATTGCCGGATGTTTCAACGTATTCATCTACAAAGTTTTTTGATCCGGTTCCACTATCAACCGCAGTATGATAGTTCCAAAACTTACCCATCATTATTGTTGATTTGATGGTTTCACCATGATCAAATCTTTGTGAGAAATTACTGTGAGATATAATTAAATCAGCTGCCTCATAATCATTTGTCAATGTAATCTTATGCTCTTTACATGCAGCTTTCACTCTATCTATAGATACAGGACTTTTAGGTAGCAAAAATGCTTTCTTCTTATTTTTAAAAGTATTACCTGTTAAAGTATTAGTTTTAAGTAAGTCCTTAATTTTATCATATGTTGTTTCTGAATCTGTAAACAATACTGTGTCCACACCACTGGACGAGACAACCCCATAATATGAGGCTGTCTCTAATCCAAAGTGGTCTAGTGCATCAGTATTATACTCTTGGTATACTGATTTACTTGCCATTATTTCATTGTCATTTTGATGATTTCTGGATTCATCATCATTTTATTAAACTTCTGTTTGTTACCGTTGAAGATTGTACGTACAATTAGATACTTCAAGTCATTAGTAAAGTAATCTTTAGTACACAATGCAATCAAACGATCTGTAAGCTTCTGAGTAATTGTATTCTCTTTAGAGTATACTACTGAGAAATTAGCCAAACGAGTTGCAAGAGTAGATGCAATATCTGCACGGTACGCATCATCTTTACCAATACAACCTCTAAGCTCACCTAAGATGTATGATTCATTTTCATGAGTCAATAAATCTTTAGGAGTGACAAGCTTGTCAAGTTTGTTATTAATAAAGGTGGTAAACATACTAGCAAACGCATCACCAACAGAACCCTCACCAATCATTTGGATTAGTGTAAGGTTATCTTCAAAGCTATCAAAGCTAGAGATAGCATTAAAGAATGTGGTAATAGATCTTGCATTTGTTTCTTGTGTTACAAGCTCTGGGTGGAGAAGCAAAAAGTTGATACAGCGAGTATCAATTCCTGCTTCTTCTGCCCAGCGTGCCCATACATTCACATCAAACTTTAGATTAGCGGTAATATATCTGGTCTTCTGTGCAGCATCCACAGAGTTAACCATATAATCACCGTTATCAGGATTTGATGTTAGAATGATGTGCCAATCTTTAGGTAAAGTCCAAGAGATGTAAGTCTGACGGTCAATCAATTCCATAACTGCTTGAATGAAACGCACATCAGCACGATTCCAGTCATCTAGCAATAGAATACCACCATCTTTCTTATCAGCAATCCATTCTGGTGCACAGTAAGACATTCTATTCTTACCAGTCATCTTATAACCATTCTTCAGATACTCACTTACTGCAAGTTCATCAACCCACTGACCAACTTTCTTCGTTACTGTGCCAGCCATTGATGCAAGATCACCAGCTGCTGCAGATCTTTGAGCAGCTGTATAATTAAGATCATCTACTTTCTTAATTGTTTTCTCCTTGTACATCTGAAACTGACGTACAGGGAAACCAACCAAGTCACCAAGCTCTTCTATCTGAGCAAGGTTAAGCTTAACAAAATTTAAATTGTTTTCCTTAGCAAGTTCTACAACTGTAGATGTCTTACCGATACCTGATTCACCTACAACCTCAATTGCTACTGGTGGTTTACCTTGCTCTTGCAGGAATCTGTTGTTATTGATGATGTGGTTTACAAAATCTTTTACTTCATCAATGTTTAAATTTACTTGTGCCATAATTGTTTAGTTTAACTGTATTACTTTTCCTGGTAATTCATTATTCATGTGCGATCTGCTGCTCAATACCCATAAAGTATTAGCAGGACAGTTCTCTGGATTATATGCTTCACCGTCTGTTAAATATATTAGAGCTGTATAATGCCCCTTCTTTTCATTAAAATGGTCAACTACAGGTTGAAATGATGTACCACCTCTACCTTTAATTTCAAGATCTTTTCTTGGATTAAATTCTTCTACTGAATTTAGATTAGTATCACACTGAGCTATAGTAATCTTATGTCCGGTCTTATGCATATGCACAAGTTCATTCATAAACTCCTTTAGTTCATCTCTTGATACAGAACCAGATGTGTCTATACCAACAAGTATATGATTCTTGAATTTAATCTTGAGACCTGGATTCTCTATGTAACGCTTATTGTATTTTCTTCTAAGCTTCTTAGTATAGATAATAGAAGAATTCCCAACAAATCGTCTGAGATAACCTTTCCAATCAAACTTTGGTGGTTCTACATGTCTAAGTCTAGAGATAAGATCAGCTAATTCTCCAGGAATATTACCGCATCTTTTCTCTGTTTGATCTGCAACTTCTTTTAGTTGATGTTCTATTTGTTTCTGAATTAATTTTTTATCTGCTTCAGATAATTCATCAAGTTCATCCCAAGTTGTATGATCATAAGGACTATCACCATCCATTTGATTTAATAAATTATCAAGTGATGGAGATTTACCCTCATCCTTTGCTTCCTGCAATAAATCATAATACTCTTTAGTACCTGCTTTTACTGGTAGGTTTAGCTCAGGAAAAGTATCTAACGTTAAACCACCTTCTGGTAAGTAATCAGCATCTATATATTGATTAATCTCCAGATCTGCAGCAATGTTAAATAACTTTTTATCTGCGTATAGATCCCTAACAACTAAGTGTCCAAAACTAATGTGAAGTAACTCATGCTTTAGTAGTCCAATTCTATGTTCAAGAGATAGACCCTCAAAAAATTCTGGATTAACTGCCAGCTGTACTCCAATGCCATGTTTACTTACACCTGCTGTTGGGATATCATTTCTAAATGTTTTGTTTAGACCAACTAAAAAGAGCCCGTAAAAGGGCTCGTCTAGTATTAGTGTCTTACTTGCCTTAGCAAGTTGTTCAGTAACGTTTATTACCATTTGACTTTAATATTAATATCATCTAAAAAAGAATAATTAATTGCAGTAAGTATATCAGACTTTAACTCATTTGTAAATTGTAATTCAAATACTTGTCTTAAAGAAATATCATTTGAAAAGTTATTAGAAATGCATTTATGTATATTATCATAGCTAAGATCATGTACTTGCATATCTCCTCCCCAATATCTACTAACTGTTTTTACAAATGATGTATAAGGATCACCAATAAATATATCTTTAAATTCCTCTAGCATTTCATTTCTCACAGAAACACCAGATGCTTTAGCCAATAATAAAATATAGATTCCTTCTAATTCAAGGTTCTTTATATTCTCAATAGCAATGCTATAATCTTCCGTTGTAGAGTTTAGCATTCTTTTTAGATTCATGAAATCTGGAACTGATAATTGAGTTGTTGTTTCCATTAGTCTTCTATCTTTAAAGTTTTAATCATCCAATGTGGTTTGTTTTCTTTGTTCATATGAACCAACCACTCTTTTGCTGTAGGGATATACCCATTGCAATCTTCCTTTACATGTTGTTCTCCAACATATCTTGTATATACAGTTTTACCATCTGAATTAGTAAAACTCTTACCAAATATTTTTTCTGCTTGAAAAATTCCTTCAGAATGATGACGGAACATTCTATGAATACTATGACCTACCCAACTCTTGGTTTCATCAAACCAATCATGAATAGCTGAATAGTCTTCAACTTGTCCTCCCCATTTTCTAACTGAACTTTTAGAGTGAACTTCTGGATGAGCCATTATACAAAAAGCATTTCATCAGACCAATCATAATCTTCTGTTGTACGTTGATGATAGTTTAATGTATAGTTTTTATCATAGACATCTATCATAATAGTACCATAACCGCCTTCATTGTTAACCCAATCACCTACTGTATTTACTTTCCTTCCAATAATATCATAGGCCCAATCAGCTAATGCATTTTCTATAGGCTTAAAATTCTCTATAGAATTGGTAATATCTTCAGATTCTTTTACTAGACATAGTACTTCATCTATGTCACCGCTATCACCAGATCCAGAGAAATTAATCTCAACTCTTTCTACCCCCAGATCCTTTAGTTTTGTTAGTGTTAGGACCCGTCTTAGACTTTGCTGTGCTTCGCTTTTGTGTTCCATTTTTCTTTTTGTTTTCTTTTAAAATCTCTATATAAACACCAGGATTGCCTTTGTCATATTCATACTGATTAAATACAGGTATTATATTTTCAGCATTGTCATCAACAATCCACTCATGTTTAACCATATCATCTTGCACAGTTTGTGCTGGATTGATATAATCAAACTTATGACGGGTTCCCCTAATAAATGTAAAGCCAATCTTGACAGGAAGTTTATACTTCTTAAGTTCCTTTTGAAACTCAGGAGCATATTTCTGATAATACTCTTTTGTATTCTTACGGTAGTTTACAACAGTCTTACTTGCTATAAAATACTTACCTGTCCATCTGCGCCCATTTTTTGAGCTTGGTACATTGCCGGGTATAAACCACTTCATATTACTTATTTAATGTTTCCCTTAGTAAGGGTTTTAGTTCCTTATGAACTGTTTCAAAGCCGTGAGTTTGCACTGCATCTGATATGTCTTTGCATATAGATAGGGCACATCCTTGAATATTATATGTGTTTGCATATCTTTCAATGGCTTTGTTACCAGCTTCATCATTATCAAATAGAGTTATGATCTTTTTGTATTTACTCTTTAAGTTGTTAATGATGTAAGGTTTGATTAATGTATTCTCACTACTTGGAGCTAAGACTTCTATATTATAACCAAATCCTTTCAGGCACATTGCGTCTTTAAGTGAGGAGCAAATTACCAGATAGGGTTGATTATATTGTAATTGGTCATAGCCCTGAAGATAGCTGGTGATATTATAAAACTTATGTTTATCATCATGTGGCTGGTACATTTTAATGACGTCTCCATCTTTATTAAAGTAACCATACGCCATAGGTTTCCTAAACTTAGCTTTATTTATCTGACCATCTTCATCTTTAATCATAGTGAAATAGTCAATTGGCTTTACATTATACTCATTAAGCATACTGGAACCAATTCTAAATGACAACCAATACTGTGCATCTGAGTTATTCCACTCTCTTGTTTGAACATGATCAATGGACCACTTAGCACTTGGTTTTAATGTAATAAGTTCAACCTCACCATTCTTAACATATTCATTGTAGTCTTCAATGATTTTATTTATGGCCTGAGTATAATTAAGATTATACATCTTTTGTATAAGGTCAACCTTACTACCAGATACCCCAGTAGAAAAATCTTTAAATTTATATTGCTTTATTCTTGTATCTACATAAATAACAAAGCTTGGAGTTCTCTCTGTGGGATTAAAGATTGATTTAATTTTTACATCTTGTCCAGTTAGCTTTTCTGGTAAGTCCAAATAATATTGGAACACCCAGTAACTTGGTATATCATCTATTTTTATTACAAAATTCTTAGTACTGAACATAATAAAAGGGGAGAGCCATAGCCCTCCCCATATTTAATTAAAGATCAAAATCATCTCCAGAAACTGTACCCGCTACAGGCTCAAAGCTTCCGTTGCTGCTTGGTGCAGCTTGTGTTCTATTCTTTACAGGGATGATATGCTCATCTCTATTGAATGTAACCATATTAGAGTTTTCTACATCTACTCTTTCAAATGGAACACCTGCTCCAGTACGCTTAGGTAAGAACAATTGTAGGTTAATGTAACCATCTTTGTTTTCCCACTCACGTCCTGCAATACAGAAGTTGTAATATGTATCACCACTCAAGATAGCACTTGCAGATGATACAAACTCTTCAATTGTTTGAGCTTGAATAGAATCTAGTTCACTACGCTTATTTTGTTGTTCTGCCAAGAAAATCAAAGATTTCATGATCTCTGCATCACGGTTAATTTCTCTACCACTTGGTAATGTGGTATCAGCAAAAGCATAACGTTGGAAAGATACTCTACCTACTTGACCTTCATAACGTGGTCCATTAGGATTATTCATGTCATGAAGAAAACCTTCAAACTCTCCACCAACCGGCTTAGATTCTACGTTCAAGTGTAGATCATAAGCATTTTGATCATAAGGAGGAGTGTGTAATGTAATAGAGTTAATCTTTAGTTCTTGATTACCTGCATCAATAACTGGTTTTACTTTGCCGCTACCGGCTGACATGTCTTTAGTACTTAACATTTCTTGTTGATTTTAAATTAGACTTATTATTCATTTTCGTATGCATAGATTGCATCTTTGACATATTGCAGATCATTTGGTATAAATTCACTGTCAAACATATCCATTGGTGACTTACAAGTATTCTCACCATTGTTTTGTGTTTCAAAACCATAGTGTAGACTACCATCATCTTCTTTACGGACTTTACCAAATAGTACAATTGAGAATAGTCCTTCTAGAGTAAGAGCATTATCAATCATCTTACCCACTGTTTTAGCTTTAATCTTACGATGACCATTGATATCTGTAGATTCTTCTGAGTGTGTCAAGAAGAAAACATAAAGATCATCTCTCAGGTCTTTAGGAAGCTTAGCAACCTGAGCAAGATTAGCAGCTATCTGTGTAAATTTATCATAGCCTTTCTCAGTAGCTTTATCAAAGTACTCAAAGCTTGACATGTATTGCCAATCATCAATAACTAAGTTCTTGATATGCGGCATCTTTTCACTTACATGCTGCATGGCTTTATAAACTCCTGGACCACTTGATACACTGATCAAATTACCACCTGGATTTGCTTTATCCAAAGGAGTGTATTTGCTTTTCCAACCTCTAAAAGGTAAAGGTTTATTAGCAATATTAATGATTACTGTCTCTTTAGGATCAAGATTCCTAATGGACGTTGATTTACCTGAGCCTGACTCAGCAATTACTAAAACACTTTGTGCCATCTACTTTAATTTATTTTCTATTTTTTCTAATACGTCTGCTATTCTATTAAGTGCTTCTACCATACCTCTTGGTGAAAAGGTTTCATCAGGGTTTGGAAGATTTGCAATATCATCTAAGCTTTCAAAAATAGTATTTTTCCCATGTCTTGCTACTGCATCACTTACAACTTTAAGTTCTGATACAGGAACAAGGTGTCTTTGAAAACCACTACTACTTTCAACTAACTCATACTCATCTTTCCAATGCGGGTTATATCTATAAAGATACAGAGTTCTTTTAGGATCTTCAGCATTATAGTCAATGCTTACAAATTCTGTGTAGATGTCTCCATTTCTTTCTAGCTCACTTGGGAAAAAACTAATATGCAAATCATCTTTACCTGGTGGTCTATACGCCATCTTAGGTATATAAGCAGCATCAGACAACTCATTAGAATTAAAATAATCCTCATGCTGTTGTCTCAACTCATTTACTTTCTTTTTTCTTTCTTCGGGAGTCATTTTAAAAGATTTTACTTCATAATGTTTTGTTGTTATCATCTTGGTGCTTCTGTTGCTGGAGTATTCATCTCCATAATTTCCATACGCTCAAACATAGCTTTAAAGAAACTCATTCTTGTATCACCATTACGAGCTTTAAGGAAGTGCAATACTAATGTTCTATCATCTTCTATGATGTATCTATCTGGACCGTATAGTCTAATCTTCTGCTTTGCTGGCCTGTTAATACCTATTAGAGTATCAGCATGTTGCAACATTGCATCTGATCCAAATATATCTGATTCAAGAATATAGTTACCGTACTTACCTTGTTGTGCACGTTCTGGATTATCAATATTTCTATTAAGCTGTGATAATGCTATAAACATGCAAGGGTAATCCCTTTTACATTGTGTAAAGAATTCACCTAATTCAAATAACATATCTAATGTATTATTTTGGTAAGGCGCTCTCTTAACAAGCATCGTATGATCCAGTGTGATAATAGTCTTTTTACCTTTATGCAAGTCCATATACTTATCAATCTGCTCACGCATTTGATTAACAGTCATAGGTCTTGATATGATATCAACTGGATACTTTACACGTTCTTTAGCATACTGGTGACATGTATTTAATACATCAGTAGTTAACACACTACCTGCACTACATAATTCTTTATAGGTTTTACCTGTGATAGATGAGAACTCACGCAATGCTGAGGTTCTACCAACCATCTCAAATTGAAACTCAAGGACTCTAAAGTCATCATTAGGATTAAGAGTAAATGATTCTCTAATAATTTGATCTTTAATCAAAGTCTTACCAGAACCAGGTCTTCCACCAATAACAGTAAGTGTATTCCATTCTAAACCATCAGTACATGCATCATTAAACTTAGGCCATGGTGTATAGATTGACTTTTCTTCACCATTGGCGCGTTTAACCATGTATTTAAGGGCATCATTAAAGGCAGCATACTGCCCAACCCATGCTTCTTCTGATTTACTCATACAACTTTCTCTTTAAAGTGATGGGTTTCTGTTTGAACACCATCTTTAATCATGTCACAATAATCTGCAAGCCCACTGTGTTTCACTTTGTTCTTATCTTGTTTTGAGATAAAGTATTGACTTGTCATCATATATAAATAATCTTTAGCTCTATACTCATTCACATACATCTTGGTTGCTTTAATAATAGTTTCCCAATCATGATCATAAGTCTCAAAGAACCATCTAAATGATTCACCCAATGCTTTTACATTTTGTCTTGCAGGTTTTCCTGACGGTAATTTACCAGCAGGAAATATAGTTCTATACTGATCAACCATTTGGCTGTAATCTTTACCCATCAATTGAATGTTGGTTTTCTTTTTAGCCTTAACAAAATAGTTATCCAGTTTAGTGATAAGCTTCTTTGCCTTATCAGTTAATGTATATGTAGATTCACTCTTTGTAAGGAATCCTTCTGTTACTAAACTAGGTATTTCAAGATCAGTCTTTAGTATGGGTACTGAAGTCTTCTCTTTCATGCTGTACAACAACAGCATCTGATTCGGAGTTATTTTCTCCTGCGTTATCTTTTGAAATATTTCCCACATATTTTTGTAGTTCTTGTTTAACGCTCATCATAGTATCCATAAACTCTCTATGATTTTGGAACATATAGTTATTGCAAGCTTTTATAGAGTGAATAACAGTAGCATGATCTCTTAACATATATCTTCCTGTCTCTGATTTACCATAAGAGTATTCATTTACAGCAATATAACAAAAGATTTGTCTAAGCATTACAAACTGCCTTACCCTTGTTCTACCTGATATAGTATCTACATTATCAAGCAACGGAAATGATTTATTAAATACTCTAACACAAGCTGCTTCTATTGCTTCTAAAGATAATCTTTCTGTGTCATTTTTTATAAATACATGGATATCTATACCGTACTTGTTATTCAACTTCATCTTGAAGTTTCTTACCTCTTGTAGTATATCAAGTTCTTGATTATCAGTCATTTATTTCTTATTGAATATTAACAAAGATAATTAATTTCTACCAGTTAATCAAGGATTTATTTTGCTCTTTGAGCATGTCATTGATTCTGATAAATAAGTTTTGATCATTCCATACACCACCTTTATAAGCAGCTGCTGCTGGATGCTCAACTTCTATTATAGTGTGATTTGTAAGGAACTTAGCCCATTGTTGTGCTTTCTTACCAAGTAATACAACAATCAAATTATCTTTATTGTTATTTAAGGAGTTTAATAATCCCTTAGTGAAGGTATCCCATAAAGAATAATGCGATCCAATCTTGTTTATTTCTACAGTTAGTGCAGTATTAAGCATAAGAACACCTTGTTCTGACCATCTAGTGAGATCTGGATTACGTTCATATCCTGGATACTGCTTCTCTAACGAATTGAAGATATGTCTAAGAGATGGTTGTTCTTTCATTGTGTAACTACAACTAAAGGAGACACCATCAGCAACATCAATTTGTGGATATGGATCTTGTCCAATAAACACAACATTAAGTTTATCATAGGGACAAACTTCAAATGTTCTAAACCAATCTTTCATCTTTGGTGTAAATCTTTGTCCATCCTGAACAAAATCTACTAGCTTTTTTAGTGTGTTGTAAAAGCTTTCTGAATCTAAATATGGATATATAGTAGGTTCCCATCCTGTACCTTTTAATTTTTCTTTTAAGGCTTCTATTTTATCCGGTATAATGACTGTTTTCATTAATGATACAATTTTTATTATATTTGTTTATTAAATGATACGTTATGGCTGATTACTTAGAAGCAACACACACTTATGATCTAACCAAGAACATCAAAGATATTGAAATCAATACTAGTTTTATACTTGGTCTAGATGCAATTTTAATGTATTATGTTGCTAATATTGTTGAGGATCCTTCTACACTACCTGTTACCTTTAAAAAATTTGAGGGTATCATAAAGGGAGAAGACACTGAAGAAAATCCAATTGAATTAGATTACATAGAGAGACAACTCTATACATTGTTTGCTCTTCAGCAATTGCTAAAAGCAAAAGCAAGAGAACAAAACCTTGAGATTCCAGTTGAATCTAAAGTAACAAAAGAAGATGTTACTGCATATATGAAGGCAGTCATGAATGATGACTCTTCTGCTGAAGAAAAACTGAAAAAAATAGAATCTCTTATGACACCTAAATCATCTTAGGTTCATATTACTAAAGTCTCCTATTTCTATACATGCTTGTATAGCAAGATTTAACTCTGCCCTGTCACATGCAGCAAAAGACTTGCAGTACTCTGAATTATTTTTCATAAAACAGAGTCCTGCTTGTCTTTTAACTTGGAGTTTTACCTCCTCAAATGTATAACCTAACTCATTTGCAATCTCCCTGCACATAGCATGAATTCTTGCCAGCTGAGCATTGCTACCTTTCTTTTCATCAGATATACTGATAAACATCTCAACTTTTGCACCTTCTGGTGCATTAGCTAAGAAGTTTTTTAATCTAGATTCATTAGCCTTTATAGGGTAACTGAACGTACCATCTTTAATTACTGCGTCTAGATGTATATGATTTTTCATATAGCTTAATGAATTCTGTACTGTCTAGTAGAATTACTATGGTGCTATCACCCCAATATCCACTCGTCCAGTTATTATATAATTGTTTACCAAGTTCTGTTTCCTGTATAAAAACAATGGTCTCATCCCATGATGATATAGCAATATCAGATTGCTGTACATAAGTACTACTAACGCAACTGCTTAGTAAAACCAAAAACAAAAGTTTAATCTTGTTCAATACCATAATCTTCTAAATCTCTTTTACAAAGTTGTATTATGTCTTTCATTATAATCCTTTTTCATTCTAATAAGTGTTCTACTACTAATACCCAAAGCATCTGCAGCTTCTTCTTGTGTCTTATACCTTTTCAAAGCACAAAGCATTAGCTTCTCATGCCACCAGGCTATGTTGAGGTTTTCACTCATTCTCTTTTCCAGTTAGGTAGATAAACAATACACTAACTACAAGAGTTAGTATCACTATCATCCATTTAAACTCTATCATTTTTCTTTGGTGTTAAGGGTTATGTTGTAGTAATTATCAAATCGTGGTTGAGGTAATGATTCCCAATCTCCGCCTTCCATATATGCATCCATAATCTGCTTTTTCTCTTTCTCAAGTAGTGATTCTGCCAACTCAATTATCCTATCATTGTACATAAAAGGCATTGCATCATCATCTTCTTGACGCTTCTTGATTATCTCAATCAACTCTTGCATTGGTGTTTTCATTTCTCTTTGGTGTTAAAGGTTTGTCCATTTATATCCAAAACACAATCTCATCATAGTACGATGAAACCAATTAGGTTTGTAGGTTAAATTAAATTGA